TTTGTGAACCCGCTGGCCTCGGCATAACGCCCGAAGAGTTGACTGGCTTGGCCGGACATGACTTGGCCCGCCTCCCACACGTTGGCGGGGGGCGTATCGCAGACAACAACGACCTCGGCGAGAGGGCTGCCCATGATGTTGAGATTATCGGTGACTGATTTTGGAAGCTCGGTTGTGCTCATAGGTTGCTGGTTTAGTGGTTGTTCTCTTTCCAAGTGCCTCTCTGCACTATTGCAAGGACGGATGATCGGTTGATGCCATATTGGCGTCCTAGTTCGGCAAGCAGACCGTATTTCCTGCCCGACGCCCGACCGGCGGCATAGGTAGATCGTATGGCGGCAACTTGGTCGTAGGTTAATTTTGTCTGTGGGTGACGGGGATTACCGGGAAAACATCCCCTCCCTCGGGCATCCCTCTCCTTCATATTTTCGGCATCCGTCCCAAGGTGAAGGTGCTTTGGGTTCACACAGCAAGGGTTGTCACAGGAATGGAGAATATGCAGCCCTTTTGGAAGTGGGCCTATAAATAGGCGAAAGCTGGCTCTGTGCGCCCTTTCTGATAGTCCGGTTGCACTAACAAACTGGCCATAACCTTTTGAGGACCTCCTACCTTGCCATTCCCAGCAAGCCATAGTGTCCTCTGGTTGTGGCCCCGCTTTTTGTAGAAAGCGGTCTAACTCGGCAATCGCAGGTTTACTCATGCCGGAAGGGTAATGGAATGTTGCATAGTGGGCAATAAATAACCTTATGTATTCCCGCCCATCCAACTCACATCGGTTGGTCCTTGGGGGGCCGCCCCTTCTATTGGCTCAACATAGGGAATCTCGTTGAAATCCATCGGGGTAAATTGGAAGTTGCAAGCGAAGGATTTGGTTTCGCCTTCGCGGTTTTTCATAATCTCAAGGATGCGCTGGACGTTTTGGTGCGGGCTTGGCCCCCGCTTTGCGCCAATAACCACGCTCGAATCCTGCGGGATGCTATCGGACCCGCCGATGTCGCCCATGTCAAGCTCGCGGGTTGCGTTGCTTTTGAGGTTGCGGTTGAACTGAACCGTAATGATGATTGGCCGGTTCCATTTGACGGCCAACTGCTTCAACTCCTTGATGACCATGGAGATTTGCTCCCACTTGGCAACATAACCGCCCCCGGCCCGGATGCTTGGGGAAAGGAGGTAGGCCGCATCAATGTAAATCGCGCTCGGGTTGGTTTCCTCCACCATCGCCTCAATCCCCGCGATGTTCTTTTCCATGTCCCCCGCTAGGAAGTGGCATGGTGCGGAGCCCTCTAATATGGCCGAAACCTTGTGCCGCAGGGTGCTTTCCGCCCACGGTGATAGAGCGCCTTGCTGGATGAATCGAGGGTTGATGCCGGTTTCCATGGCAATCCACCGCCGGGCAATTTGCATCAAGCTCATCTCCATTGAAACGAAGGCTATGCTATGCCCCGCCAGCCATGCCGCTCGGGCCGCCTTGAGCAAGAGGTATGACTTACCCATGCTTGGCCGCCCGGCAATGACAATCAAGTCGCCCGGCTGCGCTCCGAGGGTTGCATGGTCAAGGGTGTCCCAACCGAGCGGGATTCCCCGCAAACCGGGGTGCTCCCTCGCATAATCAAAGTCCTCCAAAACGAGCCCGAGTTGCTGGTTGAGATTGGAAACGGAGTTGGGGTTTAGCGAGTGTCCAACCGCCGCGAGCATCTCCCGGATGGTTGCCAAGGCGACCTCCGGTTGGTAGTTGCGCATCGCGTTTGTGAGGTTGGGGTGCCGCTCGCTAATCTGTTGGTAGGCAAACCGCTTCCGAATCTCGTTGACATAATAGGCCGGGGTTTCCAAGGCCAACTGCATTTGGTGCCCATTGGCCCCAAGCGTTTCAACCGTGGGGAGGACCCCGTATTGTCGGTAATGGTTTTGGGCAAAGGTCCAAACGGCTGCCTCCTCCTCCAAAACCTGTGGGGCTGCAATGTCCCGGAAAATAGAGGGCGAGCCCGCCATAATCCCCGCCCGCAATAGTTGGTGGATGAGGCTCATAAAACGGTGATCTCCATAGTTTTCCGCTGCAACCGGGCAATAAATAAGGGGGTCCACCAATGGCAGTTTATCAGGGGGTCCGTGGTTAGGAGGAACAACCGGCCACCCTTTTTGGTGAACCATTGGAACAACCATTCCAACTGCGAAATCTTCTCGTTGTTGTAGGGCGCTGGGCCGGTTTTGTAATGGTCGGAGTAGAATCCCTCAATAAAGAGGCAATCAAGCTCGGCGAGGGCTTCGTAGGCTTCCTTGGCTTCGAGGAAGTCAACGAGGCGGGGCATGGATAGGACGCGGACGTTTTGGTGGAACCCAAGGAGCAAGCCCCGCGCAATGAGGTGGAACCCAAGGTAAGCGTTTGCATTCTTCCCCACAACCGCCACGCCCTTGCCATCCGTTATGTCCTGCGATGCCTGAGTCATTAACCAGTTGTAGGCGGTTTTGCCTCCTTCACCGAGGGGGCCGAAGCCTATGTTGCGGTCATAGCAATCGCGGTCGATGCCCGCTTCAAACATTGCCTTCTGATTTTGTTGTTGGTCTGTCATTTTGGAAAGGAGGGGGAAACTATTAACGGTGCTCCGGGGAAATATAAGGGCCAAAGCCCGGTTCTATCGAGGCAAACTCAGCAGCAATTTCTTCCGGCTTGCGGAGCTTGGTTGGCGGTGGGGTTGGGGCCTTGACAAACCCTTTCCGGGCGAGTGCCAAATTCTCTTCCCGTTGGCGGGTGCGCTCAAAGTTGAGGGTTGCAACCTTGATGTCTGCAAGGACCTTTTGATTCTTGCGCAGGTCGTTGGTTACCCCGGAACGGGCGTCAACCTCTTGCTCGGCGATGTTAAGGGGCATACGGCCTTCCACAAGGTGTTTAATGGCTCTATCCCGCGACGGCATCACCACCTCCTTGGCCAATTCGTCCCAACGGTTGGCAACCCCAAGGAAGGTGGCCTCAAACGCAATGAGGAACCGCATAACGGGGAACTCCTCCCGGCTTGCCATGCGGCGGAACTTAGACTCCAAAACGTAACGCCACGACCTAACTGCCCAATCAATAAAAGCCCCGAAGGTCATTTTATGGATTCCATTACCGTAACGCCGACAAAACTGGTTGACCCGCACAATCTCCTTCTTGGTCCAGACCATTACATCGGCATTAGGGAATGTCTCGGCTAGAGCGGCATTCCATATCCCCTGAACCTCGGCCCCGCTGGGCCGTGCCTTGGTCATGGCATCCACCACCTTCTTGTGCAATAGGGAGTGAGTTTTCAAGGAGGACTCATGGGCCTTTGCTTCTACTCGCTCCTTTGCGCTGCCGGGTTCCTCTCCCGGCTCCCTTTTTAATTCAGTTCCTATTTTCTTCCCTTCATCTTCTGACTGGCACGGCGTGCTAGGGGGGGTGGCACCGTGTGCTAGGGGGGACTGGCACGGCGTGCTAGGGGTCACCGTGTAATTTCGGCTTAATTCCCTGCAACTTGTTGCAGTTTCCTCCTTCTTGGCCCGGAGGGCGGGGTCCCGTTTGATTGCATTTTTAGGTAAGCGGAGCATAAGAGTGTCAGGGTCGATGTTGAGGCCATAGGCCGGGGCTCCATATTTGCCAAAGGAGCCAATGGTGGTTAGGAGGATTTCATTGGCCACAAGGCACCGGAGCGTTGTATATGCCTTGCGGAGCGACATGGGGGTGGGCGATGCAATCCAAGTCCCCTGCTTGCTGACCATGCCATCCACGATGTTGTTGGCCGATAGGGTTTCAAAGAGCTTTCCCCAACCGATGGTCCGATCAAAAACGAATTGAACCACGGCCCGCTCATGCAGGTCCAGCAAGGGGAATAATGCCCGGTTCAGTTGCCTCCCGATGTGGCAGTAATCGGAGGGAAGGATTTTGCTAGTTGGGGGCATGCTCGGGGAATTGGGGGGCCATATTATTCCAAGTGAAGAAGGGGAACTGGAAACCGGATAGTGCCAAGAGGTATTCGGCGTCGTCCCGCTTCTCTATATCACAAAGCAAGGCTATGCTTGCCGGGGTGCATAACCGCAGTTCAAAGTATTGGGGCAAGGAGTGGAGCTTAACCAAAACCGCCGTCTGCTTCGTGGTTGCCCAATGGTCAAAGTCGGACACCCGGATGCTTATCTCCCGCCGGATTTTGATGCGCTTGGGGCCAACATCCAACTGCCGAACCATGGCAATGGAGCCGAACTTTGGGAAGGTTTGTCCCTGCCACTTCCGGCAACTAATTACGGCGGGTTGGTCGTCCAGATGGCAGATGCCTTGGGACAACTTCAACCCCCTCCACAATAGAGGGAGACTCTTAGAGGCATCCGGCGGTGGTTGCATGGCCATTAGAGGCAAAGTCCCTGTTCCCGCAGCCCTTGGATAACCGCAACCTCGGCGGCAACCGCGTCCTCATAGTCGGGGAAGTAAAGCGTGTTGGCGGGTGCCCCTATGAAGTAGGTCAACTTGGAAAGGTCGGCCTTGCTTTGGGCGACGTTGAAGAGGGTCATGTTGCCTTGCATACCGGGTAGTGCAACATATTGCACCAACCATTGCTGCCGCTCCTCGGCAAAGGTAACCTCGGAGACGCGCTCCGTTTGGGCCTTGCCTAGCTTGCGGAGGTCCAAGCCCGCCCGCTTGAAATCAAGGCCGGTAATGGAGCCGTCCGGTCGGATTGTAATGAGTTGGTTCATAGGAAAAGGGCGGACGGGGTTCAGGTCGCTCACCGGCAGGGGTCGATTCCTGCTCTTTACCCCATTCTTAGGGAGTGCCCTCAATGCCCCGCCCGCAAAGGGTTACATCGTCAAATGTTCGTGCTGCTCGCCTTCGATTTCAATATAGCCCATCTCGGGCTTTTCAACCGTTTCCCCGGCCCCGCCAAAGGCGGCCAGCAGGTTCTTGGTTGCCTCCTTGCAGGTGCCCCCGGTAAAGCCAATGGCCTCAATTTTCGGTCTTCCGACACTATCTATGGTTACGAGTATAGAACGCTGATCTTGCATATATTTATTCCTTCCAAGTTTTTTGGTTGAGTAGTGGGTTAAGGGTTCCTTGCGTTATACCAAAGCGTTGGCACAACTGCTTTTGTTTATATACCCCCGTTTTGTGCAACGCCCGAATCTCTCGGGCAAGGGGCCAAGTAAGTTTAGCTGAACCATTCTTGATACCCCGTGCTTGCCTTCCTTTTGCTACCATATCAGCAACATTATCCGCGTGGGTGCCAATGAATAGGTGGTTAGGGTTTACGCATTTTGGGTTGTCACAGGTGTGGCAAACCTCAAGGCCCTCTATGGTTTCAAGGGTAACCCCATGCCATAAGGCAAAGCCAATGCGGCTTGCTCGGGTGTTGAGGCCAAGGCGACCACCAACTTGGGTAACGCCATACCCACGATCATTTAACTGGCCGAGCCAAGCCCAACATTTATCAGGGGCCTCGGTGGCCACCCTTGGCCAAAAGGACTGTGCAAGGTTCGCCGGGGTCTTCATGGTGTTGCCTTGTCAATCGTAATGAGAATTGCTCGGTCGTTCATAATGTTTCCTCCTAGCAGTTGGTGAGGCGAAGTTGGATGTTGCCCAACTCGTCTTCGGTGCAGCTTTCAATGATAAAGCCATCGGCGGTGGCCGACTCAATGGCCGTGTATTTGCTATAACCCTGCAAGAGCCGTCCAATGCTGTGGAGGGTTTGCTCGGTTTCGGCCCGGTTGCCGGACCAATGCTCGACCTTGCCTTTGTAGGCGGCCCCAAGCACCGCTTTGATGGCCTTGCCGCCGGAGCTTGGCACCCAATCGTCGAAGACCGGAGTTAGTGCCCCATCCTCGGCTTGGATGAAAGCAACATCATAAGCGCAATCATCGAGGTGGAGGACCAGCGGGCAAACCTCACTGGCTTGGCCAAGATGCCGCTGCATCTGGTCCTTGTAATACATGCGGGGTTTGGCATCCGTTAGGAGGGAGCATTTGACCCCCTTGAGTTGCAGTTCATTGACCGCCGCTTGCAATGCGGAGCGGCTTTTGATTGGGACCGTCTTTACGGAAGTGGTGTGGCTGATGGTAGTATCCTCTTCTTTCTTTTAAGGTTTGAAAATCGTTTTAACGTGGGTATGATTGCCAATGGTTCGGTTAAAGGCAACAGACAAATGAGAGTTTTTTTGGCGGGGGATTGAACCCCGCCGGGTTGGACTACATTTCGATTGATCGGCCCTTGCGCGGGGCTTGGAACACTCGGCGCTCCCCGGTTTCGGAGTGGATGATTTTTTGCTCCACGATGACCTTTGCTTTGATCTCCGGTTCCCGGACCTCAAACTCAAAGAGGCCGGTTGCCATGGCGGGGGTAAATAGGCCGTAGAATTGTGGCATGACCGTGCAACCCAAACCGATGGCATCGTTGAGGGAGATAATGTCAAACCGGCCAGCGATCTCCGCAAAGGGCATCCGGGTCCGACCGCTGATATTGAGCAGCTTGACCCGCATAACCCGGAAGGCGGCATCCGGGCGGATTTGGAGGAACACACAAGCCGTCTTGATGACCTCGTTCCACCGCTCCTTTTTGGATGCAAATACCTTGAGGATTTCCCCATCCCGCATCTCAAAGGTTTGGGTAGACCACTTGCCCCCGATCTCCGAGATGTAGCCAACCACGGCGTCCATTTGCGTGGGGCTCCCAATCTTGCGGACGATCTCCGGGTTGGTCCGGGCAACCGCCGAGAGGTAAGTTTCCTTCATGCCCCATTCCTCGCGGTTGGGGCTGTGGAAAACGTGAACCTTGGCGGTGGCTTGTGCGACCGTCTCATTTCCGGTTGTGACTTTGATTGCAACGCCCATGGTAATGTCTCCTTAGTTGAGTTCAACCTTGCGGCCACCCGTCCCGGCCCGGCTGCGCTCGCGGGGGCGGGATGCTTGCTCGGCGCTCGGGCTGCTTGCCGGTTTGGCATTAGCCTCGGCCCATGCCCGCATCTTCTCGAAATCCTCGGGGAAGGCAACGCTTAGGGGCTTCATGTTAAAGAGGTGCGTGGCAATAGCGGCCCCGGTCACCGCCGAACAATTGGCATGGTAAGAATCCACGATGGCCTCCTTAACCGCTGCCTCCAACTCGGCGCTCACAAACCCGTTGCTGGCATCCACGGCCAATGCGAGGTCCGTTATGGCATCCGGGTCCTGCTTGCGGTTGCGGAGGTGGATGCGGAGCACTTCCAGCCGTTCGATGTTGTTAGGGGGCAAGACCGCAAACACTTCGTCGAGGCGGCCCTTGCGGAGCATCTCGGGGGGCAGGGAGTCCACCCGGTTGGCAGTCATAATCCAAAAGATGTCCGCTTGGCTTTCTTGCATGAAGGTCAATAGAGCGCCCATAACGCGCTGACCAACCCCGCTATCACCCCCGCCCTTGCGAGGATCAATGCCCGCCTTGTCAACCTCATCCACGAAGGCCACGCATGGGCTCATCGCTTCCATAAGTTTAAGGGCCGAGCGCACGCGGCTTTCCGATTCGCCGACCAAGGAATTGAAGACCTTGCCAACGTCAAAACGAATGAGCGGGATGCCCAATAGAGCGGCAATGGCCTTTGCTGAAACACTCTTGCCGGTTCCGGGAGGCCCAATCAGCGCGATGCCCTTTGGCTTATCAACGCCGAACGCCTTGGCGTCCTTGGAAAAGCAAACCCGCCGCTTGGCCACCCAACCTTTGAGGATGTCCAAACCACCAACATCTTCCATCCGGCCCGCGCTCATCAACTCCAAAACCTCGGAGCGGCGAACAACCTCCGTCTTGCTCTCCCGGACAACCCGGCAGAAATCTTGGAGGGGGATGTTGGGGAAGGTTGCCTTATTGGAAACCATGGCCCGACCCACCGCCGTCTCAAACTCCATCTCGGTCATACCGGAGCCGATGGAAATAATGCTCTCAACTTCGCCCGGAGGGAAAAGCTCTTTTTGCATTTGGTTATCGCCAAAGGATGCGTCGGCAATCCGGCGGTAGATGTCGGAAAGTTCGGTGCGGCTTGGGAGGTCCAAGTCCATCATTACGATGTCATTCTCAAGCTCCTTCGGGAGTTGGAACCCCTCCGGCACAACCAAAACGAGCCGCTGCTTGGTTTCGCTGAAATCCCGAACATAGGATTTGAGGCATTGGATGAAAACCGGCGACTTGGGAAGCACCCAATGGGGATACTGCATCACAAAAACACCCTCGCGCCACGCCTCTTTCCCCTCCCCCGGAACATCATTGATGCGGAGCAGGGCAGATGTGGCTTCCACGATCTTCTCCGACTTGGGTTTGTCATTGGGGTTGTCAGTATAGAGCGACCAGCCCCGGACGCAATCCCATTCGCGGTAAGACCGCTCCTTCATAAACGCCCATTCGCGGAGGGCCTCGCATACGCGGTGTGGCTCCCTTGCATGGGTTAAAACTACCCCAACGCCCGCGCTGGCCAGAATGTCAAAGCTGGAAATAAACCGCCCTTTGCTTCGTGGAAGTGTGGAGTTGGACTGTGCTGTTGGCTGTGCTGCAATGGTTCTCATTTGTGTTGTTGCCCCTTTTATCTTTGGGCGGGTTTCAATATGGGGTTTAACCGAATAATTGGCAAGGACTTTGCACAAAAAAAGAGTCCGGTGCAACAAGTTGCAGCGAACTCAAAGGGAGCCCCATGCCGGGAGGGTAGCGAAGCCCCCGGCACAGGTTCCTAGTCCCCGTAGGAAAGTTATGGGTCCCAAGGCAGGGCAATGCCCCGCTCGGCGGCCCGTTTCAAGATGGCGGCGGCACCAACTTGCTTATCAACCGCGAAGCGATCAAACCGGCCATCCTCAACATACTTGCCCCGGAGGTAAACCGTTGTCCCGGCCCATAGGTAGGGCGAGGGCACGTCCGGGTGGTAGCGTTGGTAGCCGGTGCCATTGAACGCCTCTATGGCTTGCAGGGCTGCCGGGAGCTTGTGCCATGGCACCAAATCCAAGTGGTCGCAGACATAGTAGGCATCCTCGGCGGATTGCTCCCATGAATAGGGGGGGTTCGGGCTTGGCAACCGGCCCTTCGGAACGTCTCGGGTGCGGTGCATCAAAGGGCTCCCCTCATGTGGATGCCGGGCAAAGCTCCCATCCGACTCCCTTTGGTGGAGGCAGAAGAGGACAATCGCCGGGGCACCATTGCTACGCAGGGCGGTAATGGCCTCATACCGGCCATGGATGCGCCCATAAAGCCAAAGGGACTTGTCTATGCTGGACTGGTTCTCATGGCGAACCTTGGCCGAATCCCACCGGGCTGCTTGGTCCGGGACGCCCGCGTGGCCAACGAAGGCGGTGAGGAGGATAAGCACCCCAAGCAGGACGGTCATAAAGGCGAGCCGGGTATTGCGGGTGGGGTTGTGCATATCAAAGGGATGCGGCTATATGGCAGAGGCCAAGGAATAGAACGGCCATGATGGCGAGGTTGGCAAACACGCGGTCCCTTGGGGCCAATGCTTTCCACCATGTAACGAAATCCCCGTTATCAACATCGAGTTCCAGCGTTTGCCGGAAGAACAGATGCCGAATGAGCAGGGCGACGATGATTGCCCCCAACCCGCGAGCGGGGAGGAACACGAACATGCCCGCAAGTTTGAACGGGAGGTCGGTTAGGCAAAGGACAAGGGCGAGCGCCAACATGACCAAGAGCAGCCAGTAGCGTTTGAGGAACGATAGGATTGGAATATTCATAAGCTAAAAGGGTAGCTTGGATTTCATGGCAATGTAAAGCCCCGCGCCAAGGGTTAAGGATAGGACGCCAAGCCCGGTGGCAACCTTGCGCCAACGTGTGGCGGCATCGGCCTCAAGGATGGCGGTCTTTTCAACTGCCGCCCTATTGGCCACGGACTGGTTGATGGCAGCCACACTTTGGACAAGCTCCCTGCTTTGCTGATCGACTTGGGAGGTTAGGACGGCAACTTGGGATTCACTCTCGGCAATATCCACCTGCGCTTGTTGCAGTTGCCCGGTAACATCGGATAACTGGACTTTAACCTCGGCGGCCTTGGCAACCATGGCGGTGGCTTCCTCGCTATTGGCAATGACCCCCACGGTGGCAATATGCTGGGCCATGGTCTGAACCTCATCGGCCCGTTGCGTGGCTTGCTGGGCAGCCGTGGCAGCCTTGGCAACCGTTGCGCGGGTTTTGGCCACGGCTTGTTTAACCGGGGCGGTCTGCGGGGCAATAGAAACAACTTGCCGGGCAGAGGTCAAAGGCTGGCGAGTGGCACAGCCCGATAGAAGGGTTAGGGCAAGGCCCAAAACTAAAAGGTTCTTCATGGGGTTTTGATGGTTTTGTCCCGGAAGGCCCGCAGGGATGAAATCTCATAATCGCGGGCATCATCCACATCCTTGCGGAGCCTTGTAAGCTCCCGCTCGGAGGATTGCTTTGTGGCTTCATCGGCTGCCGTGTGGGCCGTTATGGCCAGCCGGTTGGTGGTGCCCGCAACTTCAACCTCTTTGATCTTGAGGAGGTTCCCCTCCGTTATCTGCATGAGGTGGGTGAAGTTTTGAACCATCTCCGCTTTGACCGGCTCAACTTGCCCCGCCACATACGCCCGGACAAACCCACATGTGCCAACCAACAATGAAACCCCAACCGCAATCAGGGAAAGGACAAACTGCCCGGTTACCTTTCCCCGCGAGGACAACTCCCCCTGTAACTTTTCAAATGCGCTGAACAACTGCTTGCCGCTATCCCCGATGGCATTGTAAAGGCGTTGGTTCTCGGCTTGCTGGCTTTGGATAAACGTGGTTACGTTTGCCGCAAAATCCTGAAACTGGCGCTCTAGCACGGCCACGCGCTGCGTTGTCGGGGTTTCTTGTTTGTCCATGGATTGGTGTTGCTTTGTAGGTGTAGTCCGTGGTGCGCTCATATTGGATTACTTGGCTCGGGGTATGGTAGACAGGGGCTTGGTCCCAAGTCGAACTTTTTTGGTCCTTTTACGATGTTTGTATCCCGATTTAGGCAATTCACAGTCCACATCGCAGAGGTATCCCCCGGAGGTAAAACTATGCACAACTTTGACAATTTTCCACTCGGTTGGAATCTCCGGGCGAAAACCCGTTAGGTCCAACGTCCCCCCGGATAGGAGGAGGGGGTTGCCATAGCAGTTGAAGGAGAAAGTATCCAAGGAACGGGCAAGAATATCAATGCGGGTCTGCGCTGCCTCGCTTGCCTCCGTTGAATTGGCGTAGAGGCGTTGCAACTCGGCAACCGGCCCATCGCTTTTATCCCCCTCTTCGGTTGGGGCATCAACGGTGACCGTGGAATAGCCGCTGCCATCTGCCGAATCATAGTCAAAGTATCGGGCGGTGACCGAGGAGAATTTCCCCGCCCCTTGGGTCAAATAATGGAAGCCGGTGGTATCCGTCTCATCAATGGTGATGTCCTCCTTAACCAAGTCCTGCAACTCATCAATGGTGTCCTGCGGGGCGAAGTAAACCTTGCCCTCTTGGACCTTGACCGTGCAACCATATTGCTTGCCCAACCGCACAAGGAAAAAGATGTCACTCTCACAAATCTGGTATGCCCGAGCAATGGGAACCTCCTTGCGCCCGAGGTCCACAATGGCATCCATGCCTGACTTCTTGCAAACGGCATCCACAACCTTGCCAAGCGTTGTGAACATAAAAGCCGTGGTGTGCTGCTCCTTGAGCTTATTTGCGGTCATGTCCAAACCATGCCCGGTGATGGCAACCGTCCGGCCCCGCTCACTCTTCTCCAACTCCATCTCATCAAGGACGAAGGTGCCAAGGGATTCGGTCCCGTCATAGGGATTATCATGCCCGGCGGACGGGATGTAGCCCATCTCCACATCAAATATGAATCCCTTTTGGGGTAGGGTAATGAGGCCCCCGTCCAAAGTAACCCGGTCATCAATATGGATGGTCAGGCGGTCGTTCCGCATGCCAATCTGGTCATGGACGGATACCTCAATGAGCCGTTCTTCAATGGCCCCCGTAATATCTTGGGTGTTCCCGCCTTCCGGGCTGCTTACCGTGATTTTGAATGTTGGCTTCATGCTTTGTGCAACTTGTTGCAGTTATGCGTAGGCGGTGCCCGAGGCCATGCGGGGAACCTCAATGGCATTGGAATTATCCTTGTTGATTGCCTCTTGGCTAATGGTGGTGCTCTCCCCATACCGGGCAATGGTAAGTGTGAACTCTTGCTTGCGGGGTGCCCCGTTGGATAGCAAGGATTCCGCATGCTCCCGGATATGCTTAATGACCCATCGGCCATACACCTTCCCCGTCCCATCCACCAAGACGAGGGGGTTGCCTTGCTCGGCTATTGCCCGCATCTCTTCAATTTGCCGGATGCCTACCGCCTTGGTTCCCCCATAGGTTTGGTAAGCGGCAAAGATGGTCCCTTGGAAAGCCATTGTGCTTGTGCCGGGGCCAATCCATTGCTGGCCGGGCCGCTTTTGGAGCACACCAATTTCTGCCCAACGATACTCATCATCGCGGTCCAAGGCCGTAAGGGGCTTGTCCGTGTTGAACATAATTGGGCCAAGAGCGTATAGATATTGAGCCATAAAGTTTACGGGGTCCCCACCCCATGGTTGTCATAAAGTTCGCGCTGGGCACGCTCCTCTTCCCGCTTCACCGCATTGAGCCGGTCCACGGTTGCGCGGGCAATCATCTCCGGGGCTTGACCGGGGGCCGCATGAATGGTGATAGGAGCATTGATGGTTGTTGTGGTTGGGCCACCACCACCCGGACCCCCTTTAGTGGCCATGTCATCAACCTGTGCCGCTATCTTGGCAAGCTGGGGGTCGTCGGCAAGTTTGGCGGCATCGTCGCGGGCCTTGCTAATGTCCCGAGCAATGAGCCCGGCATCAATAGCCAGAGAGCCAGCATACATGCCAATGCCAGCGGGAGCGCCCACGCCGGTTGCACCCACAAAGGGGGCGGCAGTTGACAAGGCCCCGCTGGCCACTTCCAATCCTGCCCCCTTAAAGTCGCCGCCCCACGCCCGTTGAGCACCAAAGCCGAGGCCAAGGAGGAGGCTTAAAATAGGGATGCGCTTGGCCCATGCTTTGCCCATGCCTTTCGCCCCAACTTTTGCGGCAATAGCCAGCCCATCTTTCGCGGCAATGCGCTCGGCCAATAGAGCGCCTCCCTTGCCCGCTGCTTTCTCGGCGGCAGATGCGCTGATCTTAAAGGCAGATGCGGAGGCATACTTGGTGGCTTCGGCGGCAGCCTTCTTCTCGGCCAATTTGCCCCCCACCAAACCGATGAGTCCGGTTGCCCCCGCCTTGGCCACCTCGGCCCCACCCCTCACCATATTGATGCCACCCTTTGCGACATTGAGGGGGTTGAACTTGGAGGCCGCGAACGCTTTGCCTAGCAAACTGTTTTTGGCGACCGTGGCCATGGCCGCAACCCCGGCGGCAGCGGCGAGGGCAAAGAGAGCGGTTACCGCTGTGGTTGCAGCAAGGGAAAGGTTTTTATGACTTTCGGAGAACGACTCCACCTTGCCAACCCATTGGCCCAATTTAACCACCGTAGGTTTCAAGGTATCCATCAAGGGGGTAAACCCCGTCTTGACAAGGTTGCCCATGTTGCTTCCGAGAGTCTCCACCCGGTTAGCAAAGGTATCCAAGATAGGGGCCATCTTCTTGTGAATGCTGGCTTGCTCAAGAATCTGGTCCCTGACTTTAGCCCACGCATCCGGGCCAAGGTTCCCAAGTTGTTCGGCAAAACCTGAATCGGTGCCCATGCCAAACGCTTTTTCCAACCATGCCGCCCTCTTTTCAAGGGGGAGCTTGACCAACTTTTGCAACTCCTTGACCAAGGCCACCCCGTCCTTAACCTTGCCCCCGGAAAAGAAGTTAAGGTTTGCCCCCGGAACGTCCGCATTGGCATTGCCGATCTTCTCCTTATTGGTAATACCGGAGAGCAACCGGCCCACGTTGGAGCCGACCAACTCATGGGAACCGGGGTTGGCCTTCAATAGAGGGGCCATCATAAAGGACAAGTCCTTAAAGCCCTCTATCCCCTTGTAGTTGCCCGTTTTCAAGGCACCGTGGCCCACCGCCCGGTTGATGGAGGTCATCAATGCCTCGGGGGTTACACCCGCACCAAAGTTCATCTTTTGGGCAAAGTCGGCCAACTCCGGGGTTTCGGCTGCCGTGATCGGCTTGCCGGACATGGAGAAAGCATTGACCCCGGAGCCAAGAAGACGGGCCATATTCTCAGGATTCTCCCCGGTCACTACGGCAAGGTTAGCCGTGGATTCACTAATGCCACCGATGAGGTCCTTGAGGGTGAACCCCATGGCCCGCAAGGTGTAATCCATGTTGACAAAATCTTCGGTGGAGCCGGGGAGTTGGTTGCCCAATCGAATCTGCTGCTTTTTGAGGGCGGGAAGGTCGGGATCGTAGGAACCATCCGGCCTCATGTTCTGGACCCTTACGCGGGTTTGCGCTTGCTCAAACTGAGCAGCGGACATGAGGCCCCCGCCAACCATATAAAGGCCGCCCATCCCAATGGCGGTGAGGCCCAAACCGTTGGCCGCTTGTGCGAGCCCACCATTACCACCCATGCCCCCACCACCGCCCATGCCGGGCCGCCCATTGCCCCCGCCGGGGAAGGTTGGGATAGGAGGACGCCGGGAGGATGCCCGGTTGTAGGTGTTGACCTGATCGGTGAGGTTCCGGTAGCTTTTGGCCACCCTGCTATTGGCGGAAACAAGTTGGTCGTTTGCCCTTGCCGAATGGCCAATGTTGGCCGTGGTTCGGGTCATAACCTTGTTGACGCCCGTTAAGACGCCCGCAATGTGGTTAAACGAACTGCTGAGAGTGTTGGATATGCGGGCAAGGGTTTGAAGCTCCTTGTTGAGCCCACGCACGTTTCCGCGCAGAAGGGAAACCTTCTTATCTGCATTGGTGAAGCCGGATAGCAAGCTGCCCGACAGCACCGCTCCAATTGTAACGACGACTGATTGTTGCATTTTAAATAATCCTCTCGCGCTGTATCCAACTAATCACGGTCGTATTCGTTTGGAATTTTTTAGCCAGTTGGGCTTGGGTTAGGCATTCGGGGTTTTGCTTGACATAGCCGAACTCTATCCGATCTCTAAGCTCTTGGGAAATGCAAAGTTTGGGTTTAACCCCGCGTTGCAGAATGCTCACGTAGGAGGGATCAACCCCAAGTTTTCGAGCAAGTTGCGTTTGGGAGAGTCCTAAAGGGTTGCTACGAATTTCGGCCATAGCTCGCATACTTAGGCGACTTCCCCGGAGCCGCTTCTTGGCCCTGCTTAGTTTGTCTCTGGTTGCCATAGTGGGGCACTTCCCTACTTTGGCTGCACGCATGTTGGCTATTGCCGTGGGTGATGCTTTACCGCCATTGCCACCCCGGCGGTGGTTGTAGCCCGACCCCTCAACCATGGAATCAAACTTGGTTATAAACTGGTCCTCCAAGGCATCCAAATCCTTCTGGTTACCAGCGGTTGCGACCACCTCCCAAGCAAAGGCGGCCACAGGGGAAGCCAGAAGGGCCTTAGCGAATGCAGAACGGCGTGCCCCCCGCTTTGCTGCATACCGGGCCTGTTTGTAATGCTGCCCCTTGCGTTGGGCCAGTGTCCCTATGGTTTGGCCAACATACACCCGACCGTTGAGTAGGTTGGTTGCCTTGTAGATGATCATGGAAAACATAATGGGATGAAGTCGGTTAAAACTCCATCCCATACGTTTGATTCATAGCGAGTATTGCCGGGCAGTCTATGGCGAAAGGTATGCCCTTGTCAGTTAGTTTTTATGTCTTGCACGCATGATGTCCTGCCAATCTTCCCACCATGCAAGGAATGTTTGCTCGTCCATCTCAAGGAAGTGCTCAAGCCCTCCCCGGTTTTCGGTTAGGAGGAGCACCATTCGCCTGATTAGCTTGGACGAGCACTTAGAAAAACCTGAAATACCCCCTGCACCCGGTTGAAGTCGGAGAGGTCAAGTTGTTCGAGTTCATCCAAGGAAAGCCCCGCCGTGTTGGCGATGATAAGCGCCTCTTGCTGGTCGGCGGTCATCTCGGTGCTAAGGGAGACATTCAGCCGGTCCTTTAACTTGGGACGGCGGACGGTGAGTTCAGAGGTTAGGGTGCCCGCCACTTTGATAGGGAAGGCCAGCTTAACCACCGCCTCGCTTGCCATGGGGTCCACGGTTGCGGGGATGGTTGTTGCTTTGCTGCGGTTGCGTGCGCTTGGGGCCTCGGGGGCCGATGTTGTTTCGCTCATATTCGTGTGCTCGTTTTGGGTTAAACTGCAACAAGTTGCACCGGATTTATGGCCCGGTGCAACCTGCAACAATTGGATTTCTCAGTCGGCTTAGATGCTGATGAGGTCGCGGACGGCTTGCAGTTGGTCCACACCGTCGATGATACGGATACCGGCCTCCGCATCAATCTCGATGAGGACTTGCCCCGCGATAGTCAGGCGGTAGTAGCGCAGGTTGAGGGTGGCTTCTAGCAGGGATTTATCCCCCGCCTTGACCTTGGCACCGGGAATCTCCTTATAGGAGCCCCGAGCCACAACCTCAATGCCCTCTGCCGTCTGTCCATCGGTCTTAGCCGCCCGGAAGGTGACACCCACGGCATTGCCATTGATGAGGCCAAATTGGCGGTAAACCGATTGCAGATGCTCGGCGAAGGTCATTTTCATGGTGAGTTTCTCCATGCCCATGTCCATCTCAATGGGGATGTCCATGCCCGCGCCCCGGTGGTCGTCGGTCTTGATGGTCAGGGCGGGGAGTTCGACCTCATCGCAGAGGCCAGCACAACCCACACCATCGACCATGATGTTGAAGTTTCGGATGATTTTTGGAATTTGAGCAGCCATATAGGTAAGTCAGATTTGGGTTGCGTTGGGCGGTTGGTTAGATGTCGAAGATGGCCGCCACATATTTGTCCGTGAGGTGCGCCCGGAAGTGGATGTGTTCCGCCGGGGTTGGGCCACCGAAATCATAGTCGATGAACAGTTCCCCGTTGCCAATAACCGAAGGGGTGTTGATTTCCTTGTCCGCCCATGCGGTGCCCCCAAGGATGACCTCCCGGTTTTTCAACTGCCGGAGGTATTCCTTAACGCCATTGACAACCTGCTCCACGTAGCCCTTGCCAATGTTGCGATCCACCGCCCACAGATGGGCATAGAGGATAGACTCGTTGACCATCTGCGCTGTCCGGCGACGGTTGATGAACTCCCCGTTGGCGAGCCGGTTGCCCCAAAGCAGAAAGTTGTCAACGTGGATGGACGTTGCAACGAAGTTCGCGTTGAGGTAATTGGCAGCGGTTTCAGAATCGTTGATGTTGAAATCGACATCCTTGGTCAGCCCGAGCACGCCGTTGATGGTGTGGTTGGATGGGCTAACATGGAAGCCCTCGGTGGCCGACCGATCAACCGCAGCCATGACACCGGCCAAGATGACCGAAGCGAGGAGGGTTGTGTAGGTGCCATCGCCTTCCGGGGAGAGCGTGAGGAAATCAGGGTAATGGAAGTAACCCAACCCGCCGAAGTCGGAGCGATGGGCAACCGCTGCCTCCTTGGAGGTGTCCGGGCAATCCGCGCAGTAGATGCCGCCGAGTTTGAGGGCTGCAACTTCCAACTCGGTTACCACCGCATTGCGGGTAACGAGGGTTGGTTTCGTGCCAGTGAACTTGGGGGCCAGCAAAATGCGGGGCTGGACAAAAACCTTGGCCTTGGCACCATAGAGCGCCTTGATACCCGAGGTGTTGCCCAACTCGTCAACCATGCCGATGATGTCCGATTCGGTTACGGCAGACGCATCAACGTAGGTGTAGCTTGCGGACACCGTTGCCTTGGGGATGATGGAGGAACCATCAACCGGGCGGGTGAGCACCCCATTGGATACATCAACTGTGAAGTCTGCCCCTTCGATAAGGGTTGCCGAATAACTGAGGATATACTTGCCCCCCAGCACAACCGCAGCGGCTAGGACGGGTGCCCCGGCTACCGTGGTTAGAACGATGTCCGTGCAACCAACGGGCAAGGTGGGCAATGCACCGGCCACAGTCGCCGTTACGGGGCCGCTAATAGCCGCATCCAGAGCAACCATGCTGATGTGTTGCCGGGAGAGTTTGGCCGTGTTGCCCACGCCGAAAGTGACCACATCATCAACCTCGTCGGCATTATGAACCGCCGGGTCGCAGACATTGATGACCACCACCGTTGCCCCGCTATTGTCGCCCTGCTTGAAAAAGGAATCAAGGGCTTGGGGAATGGTAAACCCGTTGTCCCGCAGCGGGCCGAACGTGGAGGTTGCCGCACGGGTCGAACCAGTGAGGAGGGTGGCCGTGTTGATGGGGCCTTGTCCTGCCGTGCCGACAATGCCGATTACGGAGGATTTAGCGGTGCGGATGACCCGCGTTTCGTCGTTTACCTCAATGGTATCGACCCCGTGAAGGAATTGTAGGCTCATAGGTGGTGTCTTCGGTTTTGTAGAGGTTAGGCTTGAAAATATCAGCTAGGTTTTTGCTTGCAATCAAAAAGAGAGGTCACCTCTTCTTCCAACAGTGGTTCGGGAAGAGGGCATTGGTGGGAAGGTCCATGGCTTCTTGCTGTGCGCGGAGGTTGACCCATACGGCCAAACGCAATTCGCAGCCGCAAACCCCGCATCCCTGCAACAAGTTGCAGTCGTCAACCTTACGGTCGCCTATGTATTCACTGACCTTGCGCAGAGCAGATTTGCAAACCTCGCACCCCTCAATGGGGACGTTAAGCGGGCAGGTTGCACAAATATGCGCCCGGCGGTTGGCCTCCCCTTGAGACTCCAACGGTTGGAGGGTCATGGCCGCCCTTGCCACCGTGCTTATGAACCGGCGGACATCAGCAGCGGTTGTTTTGCGGGGGGCGGTTGGGAGCATGGCGGCGGGTTGGCCGTCTATCAAATCGACAACCAGTTTACCGTTGCTAATTAGGCGTTCTCTCATGGCAGGGCAAGGGGCTCCAAGGAGTAGGAATCCGAGATGCAAACCTCCCGAGTGCTCCCGGTGAGTATGGCGTGGGCGCATAGGCCGCCAAGCAGGGATGATTTATAAACCGGCCCGCCGTCTATGAGCAGTTCATGCACCTTCGGGTCATCATCTAAGGAGACAAGAAAAGTATGGTAGTCCCTCTGGTTGGCAAGCAGGGTTACCAACGCATGGAGGGGGCGGTCGGTCACCGGCACAACCCGGTAGATGCGGTATGCTTTGGTTAGCCCAAAGCCGAGGGTCTGCAATGGTTGCCCGGCTACCTCCCAACCGATCATCGGTTCCCCTTCGGGGCCAAAGACGGACCATACAGAGATGTCCGGGGCATACCAACCGAAGTGGCCCGAAGCCCATGGGGGCAGAATGAGGCAGGAATCCGAAGCCATCACCTTCCTATCGGTGCCAATGGTGCAAATTATCTGCATCCTATCCCCGACCATAATAGGCGAGCACTCCATGGCTTCGGGGTGGGGCCAAACTACATCGGTGAAGTCCCCTTGCAAGGCATCAGGGAACAGAATGGTGCGCCAGCCCTCACTCGCCACGAACTCACAATGGAGGCCCGACAACATTGCAACCGTGCCCCCCTTCTCAAAGAGGAAGGGCATGTGCATATCTTGGATAGTTCGGAGGTTCATTAGTAAACGGTGAGTCGTAGTGTTGGTGTGCATGCGTAGCAGAGGCCGCTACCGTCCGTCCAGCTAGAAGGGAGTCCCTCCAATGTGCCACCCGAGCTTACGGACCCCGCCAGTATTGGATAGCCCTCGTCACTACCCCACACCGGGTAGGTGGCATCTTTCAGAGTCCATCCTCGTGTGCGGTTGCAAGACCCTGCCCAACCGGAGGCGGTGAACTCACTCATATCCAGAGTCTCACCAAGCCCGGCACAATCATAGGCACCATTGCAGCCGTATGGCCCTGTTACGGTGCAGGTTCGTGTGCTTGTTAGGACGTAGACCCCCGGAGTGCAATAAAAGTGTGGGCATTCCGGGCAAGCCTCGCACCGGGAATCGCGGCCCTCGTTGCTCGGCGGGCAATCACATTCAGGGCAATAGCACGCGGGTAGCGTCCAACTATCGGTTCCGGTAAATGTTTGGTCAAGAACCACCACCGTTACGGTTGCCGTGAGGGTATCCGTTGCGGATACGCTTGCAGAAAAGGCCAAGCTCCCGGTGTAGCCAGAGCGGACTTTGGGGATGACAATGGTTTGCCCAGCAAAGGTTACAGAGATGTCCACGGCGGGGGACTTGATGCCAAGCACAAGGGATACCCGGACAAGGAAGCCCATGCCGGTGGGGCCTTCCGAGGGGAAGCGGCAAGCCGTGTGCGAGGGGTCGAGAATATCCACGGTGACCCCGGTGCGCCCGACGCATCCGGCAAGGAACTGCCAACCATGCTCGGCGGTGAACTGGTTGGCAACGGAGAGGTCGGTCGAGCGATCATGCCCGTCCCCGCCTATTGGGGTAAGCACGATGTCGAAGGACCAAGTGCCACCGTAGTCATCCACGACCTCATAAAGATGGTGCCCCGCGAAGAGGTCCGCGTTGTTGTCGAGGTTGAGGACTTTATCCAGTGAAAGCATGCCCGCGCATTCCGGCCCCTCAACCCCGCAGAGCAGCTTGCCACCAACCGCCGCCGGGACAACCGCAGCCGATAGGCGGACGGCCAAGGCACAAGCCGACTCGGTGCTTACAAAGGCCGAGACGCCAAGGGATAGACGGCAGTTGTTATGGTGCAGGTTGCAAACCATATCCCCAACATTAGAGAGCCCGGTTGCCTCGCTATTGTCGTAGGATGGCAATAGGAAGTCCCCCGCGACGTGGGCGGTTAATGATCCATAAAGATGCCATCCCGGCCCACAACCGGCCCCGTAACCTATGTTGTTGTAGGTTGCGGTGACAGTGGCCGAAACCCCCTCGGGGTCGTTCAGGCCGCAGATTGCAACGACGTGGCTTTTTAGCTCGCAGCGGTTGCTTGCGAAAGTTGTTTGCCCGGTTGTGGGTTGGTATTGGAAAAACCCGAGGAACTCACCCGCCCCGCAGCTTTGGCTCTCATCGAAGATATTGCCGATGAAGAGAATATCCTCAACCAGCCGGGGGTTGTAGTAGCGAAGGTTGGCCGGTTTGAGCCCGGACCCCGATGCCCAATCACTCGCGTAGGTTCGGATGCGGATGGTAATATCCCCGGAGGCCCGCTTGCCATACCAGAAGGCGGATAGGTCGATGGTGATTGGCTTGGGGGTGGGTTGCTGGCCCCGCAAGTTGCAGAGCATAACCAACATCGCCTCGGCCCCCGTCCCCATGTTATCGCAGCCCCAAATGATGAGGGGGTTGCTATCGGCCCCAACGGAGTCCTCCTTGCACCAACCGATGGTGCGTTTGGAATCTTCGAGAGCGTTGGTCGCCTTATGCCCGGCATCGGCAAGGAACATTCGGGTATCCAAGTCTTGCCCGCCGTCCCCATCCCAACGCACCTCGACCAACATAAAGTCGAAGGGGTCAAAGGGGCGAACCGTGTAACAATCAGACCAATCGGGGCGGCAACCGCAGCAAACGCCTTTGCTGTCCGGCTGGATAAGACGAGCGGTGGAGCCAGAGTTCATAGCTTAGAACCGGCGGGGAATCGGGCCAATAACCTGAACGTCGCCTTGGCAGGTTTCAAGCGTGTATTGCGGGAACATTGGCCGGAGGACCTGCTCAAGTTCCGCATCGGACATTGCAAATTTGGAGCGGTCGAACACCATGCGAACGACGCTATCTTGGACCTCCAACCGGGCGGCCCCGGCGGGGACAAACTCCATGAGGTTGAACCGGGTTAGGCTCTCCTCCAAGGATTGGACCCGCACGGAAAGGTTATCCGCATCGCCCTCGAATTGAAGGTTGCTCTTGTGCATGCGGGCCTGTTTCCAAGTGCCGGAGGCCGTCTTGTAATAGACGCCCAACCATTCGGCCTCGGTCAGTTCCTTTACATCGTCCACAACCTCGGAGGCGGGCAGAGAATACTTGGTTGCCCGGTAATGGTTCAACGCGCTTTGTGCGGCGGATAGGCGGTTGTCAACCGTCGCTGCAACCCGGCCCGCATCCGACTTCTTGACGGTGCCATAATCCCACAACTCCCGCACTTGGCGAAGGGCCGTCAAGCTCACCACCGGCAGGGTGATAACCAAACCGGGGGGCAAGACGGCGGGATAGCGGGACAGGAATGTGTTGCGCCTATAAACGGCCTCGGCGGTCCCTTGCGTTGATCCATAAAAGTCCCAGCACACCCTATCTATGACATCCCGTTCGCTGGTAAGATACTGCTTCTCAGTTTGGGCAATAATGGTCATTTTTGTAGGTAGGCAATTGCTTTAGTTAAAAGCAGAGTATTATCCCGAAAGTGTCCGATGGCAATGTTGCAAGAGTGACACAAAATGCCGCGCACCTTTTCTGTGATGTGGTCATGGTCTACCACCATTTTAGGGGCCACTTGGGAGCAAATAGCACACCCACCACCTTGAGAAGCCAGTAGCCAGTTGAACTGGTCTAAGGTAATTTCATAACGGGAATGTAGGCGTGTGCTTTTCCTACGTTCTGGGTGCTCCTTATTCCACTTGATGCTCCTTGCGGTGACTAGCGCGGGATTATCTTTTTGCCATGCAGACACCCTTGCCTTGCTACACTCACGGCACTCCCCGGAGAGCCCATCAAACTTCGCCCTATTTTTGCAGAACGAAGTTCGAGGCTTCCATACTTTACAGCAAGTGCATTTCTTGGAGCGGTCCACAACATCCCGTTCGGATGTGAGATATTGCTTTTCGGTTTGCGCTATTTGCTGGGCCATGGTGGTGCAACTTGTTGCAGTTTAGTGGATGATTGCCCGGAGTTGGCGGGCAAGGGGGCGGAATTTTGCACTCCCGGAAAGGGAGATAACAATGCGGGTTTCCCGGTCGAGTCCCACACCCCGAAGGTTAGGGGCAGCAACCCCGCCAAGCCACTTCTCCTCATACCAGCCATCCCCAACGGGAACGCGAGTATCAAGGGTAAGGGCAAGGACATCGTATTGGTAAACCCCGTCAACAATTACATCAGCCCCCTCGGTAACCCGCTGCACCTCAACCTTTGGGATGATAGTGCTTGTGCCCGGCTTATAAACTTGGAAGGTCAAGGCAATATGGAAGGCGGTGGATGCCTTGATTGCCCGAGTGATATACTCCGCAGAATTGTTGGCATTGCCGACAATCAGTTGGGTCCCCGGATAAACAATAGGGGACATCTTCTCAGACCCCTCCAATTCCGCCCGGACAACCACTTGGCTGGCAATGCGGTCGGGCAACTGCACCGGGGTCAACTCGGCGGCCTGATACATCTGGTTCGTTGCCGAATCCGTCATGGTGAATGTTGCTTCGGTGTCCCCGGAGGTGCGACGAACAATGGATTGGATTTGGAGGTCGGTGGCCCCGGCGGAACAATCCACGCTGCCTAGCTGAACCGTTTTATTGACCGGGCCAAACTTGCAAGCCAGCAACCGGAAAGCCATGTCGGCTTCATTCATGGGTGTCCAAGTGCTTGCGTTGCTGGACGCCAACAGCGCACCAATCTGGTAAGGCTGGGCGGTCATCCACCCCTCATGGTCACCGTCACCCGCTTGGACGTAACCGCCGAGCTTGGCAATAGCGAGGGAGTGGTTGCCATCATCCGTAAGGACAACGATGGCATACTCCTTGTTCATATCCACCGGGATAGGCAGGGGGAAGTTTGCGCGGGTCCACACGTTGGCAACCGCCGTGGCCATATCAATGACGGCCTCCCCTAGAATGGTTTGATTGGGGATGCCAACCTCAGTCTCCCGCAGTTGGATAAACACGGGTTTGGCCCTATCCCCAAAGGTTGTGAACTTAATATCCACGGCACCAATCATGCGGGCCTCGGGGAGCGTAAATGTTTGGGCCAATGGGTCCCAACGCCGAACCACGGTGGTTTGGACAAGTTGGGAAAAGTTGGTGACAAGAGTGCCCTGCGCGGTATAGACGCCAAAGCCCACAGTCCCCCCGGAGCCTTGAAAGAACACCTGCTTGACCCCCGAGGGAACTTTGGCAGGGATATTGAATGAGCCGGTAATACTGCCGCTTTGGTTTGCTTGGAGTGACATATCTGTGGGTGATGTTATGGGGTTACGATAACCCCGTCAAAGGTAACTTTAATGAGTGTCTCGCCCGGCCCAAACCCTTCGATCTGGAACGCAACGGGGCGCTGGCGAATGAACTGCTCGGCCACGGAATTGGAGTAGGTGTTGTAATCACTCTGGACGGAGACAGATTGCATGCCCCAAGTATTCCCCAACTGGACAAAGCGACCATCGGGGCGGCTGCCCGAGTGAGCAAAGGCACCGACGAGCATGCTTGATGTGATGGGTGAGAGGCTCACGTATGCTTGGTCGGTCCAAACATCCAAGGCGGGGGTCAATGTGATACGGGCCGGGATGGGCTCAAATGCTTGGTAGGGATTGATCTTCATCCCCGCCGTCTTGTTGGGCTGCTGCACCGCGATTTCCAAAGTGAAGTCAAGGGTTTGGGCCACCGAGGTCATTGCAACATTGCTGGGCGATTCCGCCGTTACCGGGATAGGCAGCATCAATTGACCGTTCACAATTGCCGCCGATTGGGTGCGCCCATCATCCCGGAGTTCATCCCCAAGGAAGGGGTCCACAAAAACATCCAGCTTGCTTGTTGGGTCCGATTCACTGGCCTGATGCCGGAGCATCTCTTGCGCCATGAGGTCGTAGAGGTTGTTGATGTTTTGGCGCATCGTTTCGATCTCGTTCATCGGGATAGCCCGGATGGAAACGTTGCGGACAATGGGGTTGTTTACCCAATCGTGGGTGACCGTTGCAAGCGCAATCTGGTTGCCCGCCGGGATAGGCGAGGAAGGGTTGCGAAGTTGGCTAACCCCGCGCATGATTGTGAGTTCCCCCTTGTCATCCATAACCACCAAGTCCACGCGAGGGAGCATGTAGTTATATTCAAGGATGACCGATGTGTTGGGGACCAGCCCGGAGAGGACAACGAAGTTGCCGCCGATGGTATCAGCAACAATGGTGTCATCCAGATATTGGTATTCCACGGTGTAGCTATCGCCCTGCGCGGGCTCGGCCCCGGCGGGGGACCAATCAACTTTGCCCTGCGTTAGCTTGAAATCAGTAACCGGGATGAAGGTGTGGGGGGTGCCGGTTGCAGAAATAATACCGATGATTTGGACGACCGTGGTATGCGAAAGGGCATCGGCAGAGCTAAGGATACCGTGCGTGATAGTTTCGGTTTTGGACCGGGTTCCCGTGATTTGGGTGATGGACGCGATGGGGGCGTTGTTGGTTAGAATGTAGCCGGAGCCGCTGCCATCATCGGTGAATGTTTGAGGTTCAGAACCGGATGCCCGCGCATCAGCCACCTTGTCGATGGCCATGCCTGTGCCAGTTCGCCGCTCTAGTTTGTAGCCACGAACGTCCGCCGAGCCCTCGGAGATGTTGAGGTAGTATTTGCTGTTGGCATCCTTAACGAAGGTGACAAGCAAACCGCTGACAACGTAGTTGCCATTGGCCTCCCGGTCATAGCGGGCCATTAGGTCCAAGTATGGGTCGGCAACCGCCTTACCCGCCTTGATGATTAGCACGCCATGGTCCACCTCATAGATGGAGTAGAACTCCCAATCCGCACGAACATCTGAGTTGCCATCGTCCGACTTCCAGCCCCAATAAAATTCAATCTTTGCGCGGGCCGCACCGGGTTCACCATAGCCGCGAGCGCCCGCCGCCGGGTCCCGATAGGAAGGGTCATCCACCTCATCCAATTCGATGCGCTTGAGCCGGATGCCGACAAAAACCTTTTGATCGGTTGGGAAGGTTAGGTCCTCACCGGGGATGGAGTAAACTTGGCCCCGGAGGAATACCTTACCTTCGGTGAGCGTTGCGGTGCCGGTCAGGTCCCCATTTGGCAGGATTACACAATCGGCCCCGGAAACAATATCCCCGTCTTTGAACAAGGCGTTGGCGAGGTTGTCATGCCGCGCCCGGAAGTAGGTTTGCAACTCATTCAGTTCGGCGGATTGCAAACCACGGCCCGCACGGAAGATAAGTTCCTCAATGCGGTCATTAGGCAATGCGCGGTTGTAAGCGTCGGGGAAGCGGGTTGATGTCGTCATAGTCAATTAGAAGGTAAGGACGTAGGTGAACACTTCCCGGCTTAACGGGGTGCGCTGGATATTTTCAAAGTTTTCGGAGAGCAAAAGAATGCCGGGGGTGAGGACTTGCGCTAAGGGAAAGTAAAGCTGCCCAGCGGGGATACTCCCACCGCTTGCAACCGTGCCCCCCAGGAACACACCGGCTTCCCGGATGATCGCTGAGGATTCTGCATCCGTTGGGAAGGCTACCTCAACCATTAAAAAATTGGTAGGGGTCAAGGATAGGGAATAGGCAACCCCGCCAACCACAATCTCCCCTACCGAACTTGGGATGACAAACTGTTTGTTGAATATGGGGTGGCGACCAATCTCAGAGGTCAGGCCGGTGGCCGTTGGCAGGACGGGAGGGGGTTGGATGCGGTATGAGAAGGCAACCGAGGCCGCAGGGGCAATGGTCCCCGTCACAATGCGAATGAGAGCCCCATTGGGTTGGTCCACTGAGTAGTCAACATCCAGCACAAAAGTTGTTGCCCCGCTAGTGACTACAAATTGGTCAAGATGGGGGTGACCCACACTGATGCGCTCATCCACTCCGAAGGTGCCGGTGCCCGTTTGGGTGGTATCCCACGCGGTTAGGCCGGAGCCCCATGCAAGGAAGAGGTCGGCTTGTTGGACTGTGCTCGCAATGAAGGCACGCCCGGCATTGGAAAGTAGAACATTGCTCATGGTCGGAAGGTATCGTAAGGGTGTTGGTTGCGTAAAGGATAAAGAGCCGCTGCAACAAGTTGCAGTTTTATGTCAGCCAGTCTTTGGCTCGGGTATGCTTGGCGCTCCAAGTTGATCCCCCGAATAGCCGAACGGCTCGGTAAATAACATCCCGCCGCCAACGCTCGGTGTCTTGGACAACCATAGCATCAAGGAATAGGCGATCCACGGCTGCCCTATTGAACGAAGCGCCACAAAGGAAGGTGCCTTGTGTCGAGTAGCCGAAGTCATGGATAACAGCGGGGGCACCATAGTAGGGGTCGAAGGGAGGAAAGATGCTCCAAAAAATGCGGGGGACGCTGGCGAAGTCAGTGATATAGCCAACGGGCACCGTGATAAGCAAACCCCCTTCCGTTTGGTAATAGAAGGAGGCAAGCAGAACTGCGCAGCTTTTCTCTGGGTCGAGCCCACGGCTCTTGAGTTCGCTAACGGTTAGCCAGCGAACATCAAGGTCACCATAGAACCCCGGTTTCATACTTAGTTACTGCCGAATGAGTGCATCCTGTTGCAGCTTGGTGACCCACAACCCGGCATAGTAGTCACCAGCCCGAACGAGCAACCCCTTGAACTCCACAACCGTAACTTCGAAGGGAATCCTGTCAATGGTGGCGAGGGTAAGCACAAAGCCATCCGGTGCCCCTTTACGGAGAAGGTGTGAATAGAGGGCATCGAATTGCACCCTATCCCCCTCAGTAATTCCCACGGTAACATTAAGGTCGGAATCGGCAAACCCGGCATTAACCGCGTTGTCAAAGCCGGTCTGCATAAGGGGTGCTAAAACTTCGAGTGTCGGGAAAGCCCGCTCACGGAAAGTCTCTGGCCCACTTTGGCGGCTATGGACAACCTTGCAAAAGGTCAGGTCGAGGATTGCTGTGACAACGAACCCTTTACCCTGTGGTCCCTCGTAGACATCCGTGCGGATTGTGCAGTTGGTATCCAAGGGTGCCGAAGCAACCATGATCGGGGTTTCGAGGGCACTTGTAGCAATGAAAGCCGCGTCAACGGCTGCATTTATTTGTGTAATGTTCATAATATCTTAGAAAGCTAATCCCGCACCACCGTTGTAGAGTTTTGTTACCTCTGCGTCTGTAAGGCAACGGTTCCAGATTCCTACCTCATCCAGAGCACCATAAAGCCCATACTCCCCGTTGTATCCACCACCAAGGGCGAACATCTCCATAACTGGAGGGTAGGTTGTCCCCAAGGGAGTAAGGTCACGGTTTCCAATCCTCCCTAGTAATTGAGTGCCATTCCAACGCACACAAAAGAAGGTCCAAGTTGCAACCGGGAAAGCTACGTTATCCCCGATAGTAGACCCACCAAAAGAGGCAGCAAACTTTCCAGCATTACTAATCTGAAAAACCCACGAAGGCCCACTTAACTGTGAATCTGCACCCCAATTTCCGATGAACTGGTTATAGCTGGAAGCATGGCCCGCCGTTGTTTTCAACCACCCGGATACCGTGGCACCCGTCCATAATGCAGAACCAGCAATAGCCCCGTCTAATCGTTGACTGTAATTAAAGGAGGCTGCATTGCCTAGAATGCCAGCCACACTAGGGGTAGTATTACGATCAGTAAGTCCCAAGCCACCCATAGTATCTGCACGAACACCTGTGGTTTCATTGAGCTTCCAATAAGCAACAGCATCATCAGCGGGGTGGGCAGCTACCTGCACCGTAGGGTAAGTCATCCCTGCCCCGTTGTTGTAGAGCATGTTAATTTCAGCATCGGTCAAGACTCTACTCCATACGCCCACCTCATCCAGTGTTCCGTCAAAAGAGGTGTTAATAGATGCCCCCAACGAGAATAGAGAGTTGGTGTATTCTGCGGGACTTAGACCACCCTCAAAAACAGGAATCTCCCGATCCACCGAAATAGAAGCTGTGCCGGTTGTGTGGTCCCATTTAAGGACAACAAAGTGCCAGTTATTATCGGCACTTATAAATGATGACTGAACCACCGTGCCCCCGGATAGGTAGATGCACAAATGACCGTTGTAGCCAGGATCGCCAAGCCACCATTCATCAGCCCCAGTGTCCCAACAATGCTTCCCTATGATAGTATCCCCAGCATTAGGAGCAAAATTAACCCAAAAGACAAAAGTTTTACTAACCGTAGATTGGAAGTTAAAAACATCCCCATCGTCCATAATACCTAGGGAGCTAGTATTGCTCTTGGAAAAAGTTGCACCACTCCCTATCTTGCCCGCCGATGTCATAGGACCATTGGTATCTGTAAGGTTATATCCGTGCCCAGTAGCATCCACACGGACTCCACTGGCCTCTTCCAGTTTCCAGTAAGCAATCGCCCCAGAAGGGAAAGGGACAGCAGTAAGATGAGCACTTGGCCCACTGGTCGAAGTAACACTCAAGCCACTAGCATTCTTTGCTGCGATGATCACCCGCACGCATTTGTGTAATAGGGCGATGTCTGCCACATACGTCGAAGCTGTTGCACCCACAATATCACTCCACACCCCACCATTTTGTGACTGCCACTTGTAGGTGTAGGAAGTTGGTGAGCCGGTCCATACGCCGGGGTTAGCTACCAAAGGAACCCCTACATTCGACCCCACCACCGAGGGAGGTAAAATGTTGTTAGGAGGAACACCAATCTCAATAAGGCGAATCCCCACAGCACCCCCAACATTGAGAAGTCGAATGCTTGCACCCTGCACAGAGTCAACGTAGTTAGCCGGTGCCCCCTCCAACGTAAAGCCCCCGCGAAGGAAGGTTACAGGTTTTGCACCCCACGTTCCCATTGCGTCCACGAAGTCAATAAACTCCCCATCCCGAAGTAGTGGGTCAATCGTTACACTTACCGGGCCGGGGGAGGTGTCTACACGATAGGGCGACCCTGCTGCCGTGGCAACGAAGTCAGTATACTTCACAACATACTCGGGTTCGGTGAGCAAACTATAACCCCCGACCGCGCCGAGTTTGCTTACATCCAGAATGCTAAAGTATCCCGGCGATACTGTCTCCGAACCATTCACGAAATCCCCGATGTATTCAACGATGAGAGGGTCGAGTCCAAGGCAAACAATGTCAATCCCAGTTCCCACAACTACCCCGCTAGTTTTCCACGTAACCGAAACGGTGCAACCAGTTGCAACAGCGTTGACGAAAGGTGCAGCTAAGTTGATCCCAGTTGCAAAAAGAATTGAACATTCCTCTGCCGTCTTTCCAACAGGGAACATAATGGTAGTTACAACGCTCTGTGATCCTAACGGGTGAATAGTAGCAGTAACCCCCGCAGTAGTGTCGGCAGAGGCACCCCCGGAAGTGCTGTAATTGACTGACCCATTGTAGGAATAGGCACTAAAAGCTAAGTCACCTTCAACGGGTCCAGTAAACGTCACTGTCCCATTACCGTTGTCTGTGACGGTAGCATTAAAGTTACTCTGCATTTGTGATGCAAGCTGCCCCGCTACCTCCACCGCTGTAAGTGGTCCGTAAAGATCAAAGCCAATATTACCCGAGTAGTTATAATCCGGGGTGTTCCACGAACAGTCGAAATGATCACCCATATAACCACCATCACTACCATCCCCTATTGCACTACATGTAAATACAACCACCAATACGGAGGCGGGTGCTGGTGCGTGAGGGTAAAGGATAGTCCGGGCAACAGTCCCCGCTACCCCGAGTTGGTGGATAACATCCCCGAGTTTCCATCCTGTGTGATCTGCCACTAAGCGATTAGGCACACTCTTAGTTAGCACGGATGGGGAGGGTGTCAGCACATAGTTTTTCAACTGCTCCGGGGTCATCCTCTTGGTGATTCCCCCCTGATTATGAATGATATTTTCTACCCCTGTTAAGGGGTCTGCCAATGGGTAATCGTCAATAGGTTTGGGCATGGGATGCGGGTGGTTGGGAGAATGAAATCACTTTGGTAGATTGGTGTCCAGCTTCTTTAGGTTGTGGCTATTGGCACCCCGAGGTTGTCCACGATGACCTCCCCGTTGCTGTCCTCGGCAAATAGGAAGTCCACCCGGCTCTTATATCCACCACTGGCCGTATCGGCTGGGTCGTAGAAGTTGCGCAAATAATCCCCATCCATCAAAGGCCAACCCTTTGGCAAGATGCGTGTTTGGTGCAAGTTGTCCTTGTGGTATTCATGGGCGGCCAGAACCACCACGCCGCTGCAACAAGTTGCACGGTGCCGGGCGAATGATATGCGAAGGTCAGTCCTTTGGCCGGGGGCCGGGGGCATAACCTTGTCCAAGTAGAGGCCGGAGTAATCGGATAGAAGACTACCAAAAGGGGAGTTGTCTAGTAGGAGGCGGGGTTGGTCCCACCCACAAATTAGACGACGCAACCGGCTACGGACGGGTTGCATAATGCGGGCAAGCCGAAGGATGCGTTGGATGCCCGCTAAGGTATCCACCGGGATGGCATCAAGCCGAATCTGATACTCCGGGAAATGGATTGTGGGGGCATCCTCCTCAACAATAGTAACCGCCAACCCGAGCAACTCCATAGCCAAGGCCATCCCCGCCGGGGTGCCTATGAGGCCCTGCAAGGTCAACCCTTTGGCAAGGCGCTCTATTGGGTCCGGGAGGAACTCCGCGAACTGGTCAACACCATATTCGATGCAAAGCCAAGGGGCCACATTCCCCAAAAGGTCTGTGAGGGTGTAATCATTGGCGGGGGCTACGAACTCCGAGCCAAAGGCGTGTCGGGGCGTCCCAACAAGGTTCCCGCGCCCGCCGGTTATGGCCACAAAGGCGGGCTCCAACACGTTGTCGAATGGGGCAACGCGCAAGACATCCCGCTCCAACTTTGTGGAGTTGTGGGGCAGGATGTTGACGAGTGAATCGGTGCCGGTGCGTGCCATGGCTTAGATGTAGCTCTTGGAGATTTCAACCCAAATGAGGTAGCAAATCTCATCGCTGGGCAGGTAGTCCCCGGCGGCATCCGTGATACCGACAAGGTTGAGGTATTTGGCAAACGTGACCGTGGTGGGGGTAATAACCCCGGCCCGGTCGGTAGCCGACAAGTCCAACGTGATTTGGGGGTGCGTCCTATGGTTGGCAATGGCGTAGGTGCGGTAGACCTCCATCGCTTCCCGCCGGGCCTTTTGCTCCAATGTCTCCACAACGCCAAACCCTTCCGTGTCGCTATAACCGGCAAACGTGAAAGAGATGCTCCGAAGGATTGGGTAACAATCCGGGGCAACAATGATGTCGGCCAGCGGCCCGCCTTCAACACTATGCACCCCGGCAACATGAAGGGAGCCCATGAGCCATGAGCGGGTTACATCGCGCCCGAGGGCTTGCACCGGGGCGAATGCCGAAGCGAGGGTTTGAGTCATGCCAAGGTAAACCGAATAGGGAGCGCCCGGAACCAACTTAATGGCAAACGTGGCATCAATGAAGAGGGGGGAGGCAGCGATGACTTGGACTTGATCGTTGAGCATGCGAACGTCCGCCCGCCCGACCAATGTTTTGACGGCATCCAACACCGCCGGGGATGGCACAAGGTTCTCTTCGCTTGAGAGGATGGCGATGCAAACTTGCCCGCCGGTCCCAAACCCACCGGGGAGGTCCGGGGAATAGACGGCGGCATCTATCACTCGGGCATCTGCGGCCATGGCCCAAAACCTGTAATGGTCTGCCCCACCCGCATTGCTTGCCGCGCAGTTGCGTTGTTGGATGCGGTAGCGGAGGGCTTCATCGGTTTCCCCCACCCGCCGGACCAACCCTTTGGCCGAGGCAGCATGGTCAAGGTTCGTGCCGGTTGCATAGGCAAGGAGTTCCTGCCGGAAGAGTTCATTGCCCCGCTCCCGGAGGATCATTTCGCGGTAGGCAAATCCCTGCATCAACTTGACCACTGGATCGGTGACAAGGAGCATGGTGTAGGCTGGGTCTAATGCTTGGAATTGGGCAACCGTGTCGTCATAGACAGCCGAAAACAAAGGCATCTCAATGATGTCCGGGGTTGGCAGAAGCGAGAGGTCCAGAGGTGTTAGTAACGTGCTCATTGCGGCTGGGCGCTTCCGTAGAAGTCGAGGTAAAGGTTGGAAATTCGGATGGCGTTGCCTTGGATCAGATACAACCCATAAAGGTCAAGAAGGAGGATGCCGTCCCGCCATTGCGTGGCATCCAGTGTGATTTTGGTAAGGATGATCCGGGGCTCCCACTTCCCTATGGCCTCCGCAATGGTAACGTAGGCCCACATGACGAATGCCTTGTCAATGTTATGGTCAACCATCTGGAAAAGCCCACAACCATAGTCGCGCTGCTCGCAACGGGAGCCCAATGGGGTGGTGAGCAAATCAATGATGCTCTGCTGCAAATGCTCAAAGTCCGTCATCCGTTGCCCTGTCACCCTATTCATCAGGGATGTGGGTTGGATTGAGCTACCTTCTAATGGGGCAATCAGTGGCATACGAGTTCGTTTATATCGTAGGGGATGGAGGGGGTCAAGGAATCGTCCACGTTGTTTGGGATGCGGTTGCGGTGTCCCCACAACTTGCACTATCCCCTTGCCGCACAACCGGCTTGCCATTGATGGCGAACCATGGTGAACCCTGCACCATGGTTGGCGCTGCATGCTGATACATACCATGCCCGGTAACGGGGTCGCCAAGGACGGCAACATTCCGCCCGCCAAGGGTCATCCACATCTGCCCTATGGCAATAATGGGTCCCCCGGCCACATCAGCATTTACAACAATGGCTCCCATAATGCTGCAACTTGTTGCACTACTTGGATGGCCGATAGGGTGCCCCGCCTTTTGGGGGCTCCGGTGCGACCAAGGTTTCGTGCGGGGTTTCGGCTGCCGGTGCTTGTTCTTGCTCGGAGGCCACGGTTGCCCCGCCTTGCATGCCGGAGAAGGATGGGGTGGTAAGGGTTGCGGTGGTTGCTAGTTCCAAGGAGCTTGCCCCCCCGGAGAGCGTTGCCTTGCTTTGGCCAAGGTCCATGATTGCCCCCGCCACCGCCGCTACAACCCGCTGTGCGGTTATGCGGAGCAAACTAGCCCCATTGACGGCAGCAACCACCTTGTCCTTGAGGATTTGAAGCACCCCGGCATTGGCAACGTGGGCCACAATGGAATCTTTGGAGAGTTTCAACTCGGTTGCCGTGCCTTGGACATGGAGGTTGATACCATCTTTGGTAACCACCAATTGGGTTTCCCCCACCCGGAGTTGGATATGGGTGCCATCCATGATGATATTTGCATCTGCTCCAACCTCCCAACGGTAGCAACCCCCGGCTTTGAGGACCCAACGACGCACCCCGGTTGCCCGGTTGTATTCGTAATAACCATCTTGTTCGGAGTCCATATCCTTTCGGAAGTCCTCCATCTCATAGTCCGGGGAGTCGGCAAGGAGCGGGTAGTTGCCGCTGCCAATAGCCAGCCCGACAAACCCATTCTCCAGATGGCCACTTGGGGCAAAGACAGCATATTGCTCGCCCTTTTCCGGTGGGGACCACTTCCGGTTGTTGCCCGCCCGCAAGGATGCCCACGAAAGCCAGTCCGTGACAAAGGCGGTTGACTCCCCTTCCTTGCCAAAGATTACCCGAGCCTTTTTGGCCGTGTAGTCAACCTCATGGATGCGGCCCACGCGGATAAGGTTCTCTATCCGGGAGGCCAGTTCGGCGGTGTCCCATTTGGTGTGCTGGGTTCCCCCCACGTTTGCTTGGCCACGCCCGGAACTCATACCGTGGCCCCCTCCTTGGAATCAACAATCAGGCGGCCCGCCTCATCGGGTGAAACATAGTCCGGTGCCTTGGTGATGGCCCCCCCAATTTCTTCGGGGCTAGGGGGCGCTGGGTCCAATAGGGAAACGGGGAGAGAGAAGTCGGCACGCAACCGGGCGGCAACCAACGCCTCCTCGGATGGTTCAGTTGGTGGGTCCGTTTGTGGCCAAAGATCATCGTAGCTGGACCCGCCGGTTGCCCCGGTTTCGCTGCCATTGACATGGATGGTTCTGAGCCCATTGCTTGGTCCACTCAAAGGCATGCTATCACTGGACAACTCATTAACGAAATCGGAGACTTCGGCATAACTTGCATCGGTGGCATCAGGTTGCTCAATAGCTTGCATGGACCACTCCCATTGGTGCCACATCCTCTTGTTGTCCATGCCAAGGTGGGCATCCCGCGAATACCGAACGGGGTCATATTGGGGGACCATGCGCCAACCGATGAACGCTTTGCGGAGTTCCTTTTGGATGGCAACCAGTTGCTCCAAGGGATCAAGTTTGGATAGGCCGACCGCCCCCGCCCGGTTCACCCGGTTATCAATGCAAACGACAACTGCGTAGAACTCTTTGACCTTTTCGGATGCCACCTCCGGGTTGGGGGAAAGTTGGCCCATGTCCTCACCAAACATGGGAATCACAAAAGCATGCGGCAAAGGAAGGTCGGAAGTCTCGTCCTTTGATGCTTCGGAGAACTCAGCCGTCCCCCCAACCCGGCGGGCAAAGGATGGGCAGGTTACCCGGACGCGCTTAACGATTTCGGAAAGGGAGATCATGGTTAGGAAAGTGTGTGGCTAATGGCCCGCCGGATGTCATTGATGAACCGAGCTTGGAATGCAGCCCGCGCAGGGTCAGCGAACGGCCTCTTTGCCATCTTGCTTGTGCCCCCTTCGAGGAACCCCGCGTAGCCGGTTGTGGAAGTCCCAATATGCGCAAAGGCCCCCGTAGGGTATCCGGCCCCGCTTCCATATTCAATCTTCAATGAGTTGAAAAGGTTCCCGGTGTCTATTGCGGGGGCTTCCCCCGGTGCCGAAGCGACATGCTTGCGCCCGCCCGCCCGGATGTAAGTGTGGCCATGCTTGGGGGCTTGCATGTTCGCCTTCATGTGGTTGCGGATATGCTCAGCATTAGACCGGGTTACCCGCCGCATTTCGGAAAGGAGGTAGGCCCGCAAGAATCCAGCCCGCACGTAGCGGGATTCATCAAGCGTTGCAATGTCCCCGGCGGCCATGGCTTAGTCCTCCTCCGGCGGCCAGAAAGGTGAAGTGGTTGAGCCATCATTGGTAGGCTCGGTTTGGGCAATAAGGGAACCGTCCGGGTGTTGGATTGCCCCAAGCCCGAAGGCCGGGCCGGATGTGTTACCATGCTCGAATGCCTTGATGCGGAGGAACTCCAACTCCCGGCCCAACTGCTTGGTCTTGCTAACCCGGAAAAGCCGGTCGCCCCAACTCACAAAGGAGCCGGAGTCTACCCCGAACCGGGGGTTGCGAATGATGAAGTTGAATGCGGTTTTGTTGTCCTCATTCTCCCCTTTATCTCGGGACTCCTCGGCCTCCACGATCTTGGCCCATGCGGGGTGGTAGGGCGTGAGGGTTTGGATGAATGCCGTGCTATCGTCGGGCGTGCGCTCGGACTTGAGTAGCACGATTGGGTTACGAAGTTCCCCAGCGGAAACATTCTCGTAACTATTGCGACTGGTCAAACCAACGACCTTGCGACCAAATTTCATAAGAGGGTTGCTCCGGGGTTGGGGTTTTGTCGAAAGTTGGTGAGGTCCAATAAGGGGCCAGAAGTTCGATTGCCGTTGGAGGCAAGACTTGGCTGCTTAGGCCCTTGTTCTCATACAAGTTGCTGAGAACGATATAGATGGCCTCGACGATGCTTGGGTGGATGAGGTTCAAGTCCTCCACCGAATAGCCCGTAACATATTGGGCAAGCACAATGTCGTTGCCATTCAAATAACCTTGGCAGAGGTTTTGCCGGTTAGCCCATTCGATCCTCTGCGTCCCAAGGTCAAGGACATACTCGGTGTCCGGGACAACCGTTGGGGCCTTGCCCCGGCATAGTGCCGAGACGCTCACAACGGATGCAGCGGGCTTGTGCATAACCCGCAAACCACCCAAAACACCATCGGGGTCGGAGATGCTTGAGGGCATCAATAGAGGGCGGATAACCGCTTTGGGAATGGTATAGGAAGTCTCCCACGTTTGGGTGACAAAGGACATACGCGCTTGGTGCTCGCAAGCCACGCGGGCCGCCCGGATTTGCCGGGTAATGGTCGCGTCCTCATGCCCATGCGTAACCCGCAAATACTCCTTCGCCTCATCGAGCGTTATGGGCTCGGAGGCCGGTGGGGTAATAATACGGGAACGCATAGGTTATGAGTGGTGCAACAAGTTGCAGCGATTAGGCGGTTGCGCGAGGGGCGCGTGCGCGAGGGGCCGCCGGGGCAGACCCTTCGATTTTGAAGCGAGGGGTGTCAATGGAGTCCCGCTTGTCCCCATCAATGATGGTGCGCGAGACAACCTTCGGCTTGAGGGCTGCGGCCTCTGCTTCGGTAACGGATACGGGCTTTTTGACCTCGAAGCGTTTGTTACCAAGGTAGTAGGTTTCCCCGTAGACGAGGGTTGCGGTGAGCCCAGCCACTTTGGGGGCGGGGGTTTCGTCGGTGGATGCAATGTCTTCGGCCATAAAAATAAATGAGTTGCGTGCTGCTTTGGTTGAAGGCCCCTCCCCCGGTTAAAGGGAAGGGGCATGAGTGGTCTTGCCCTATGGCTTACGCTTCGATGTCCTCGAAGTTGACGATCTTGACGGCGGCATCCGTCTCCTCGATCTGGACATCCACGCGGGCGGTCAGAACGATTTGATACTGGCGCTCGCCGATCATGCGGAAGGACTCCAAGCGGAAATTCCGCTGGATACCGATGATGATGTTCTGCGGGTTGGTAAGGATACCAACGCCATCAGGCATCAGGGCTGCGGGCAGAATGCCAACGCCGTGGACCGTGCTTGGAGCGGAGCCAACCAAGGTGCTATCACCAAGAATGGTCTGCCGGGCAGCGATCTTGTTGCGCCAATCCTGTTCGGCGTCCGAACCCAAGAGGAACTTGAGCAGGTTTTTGTTCCGGCGGTATTTCTTCGGCAGCGCCTTGAGGGCGTTGTTGAAGGTGTTGGCCGAAATGCCGGTGGTGAGTGCATCGACCTCATGGGCCGTGATGCGCTTCACAACGCCGTCCAGCAACCCAAGGTAAGGGTCGGTCCCTGCAAGCGACTGGTCGCCGAGGATAACCAACTCTTCGAAGTCGGTGGCCGCACGCTTAGCGATCAGGGTGAGGATGGTGTTTTCCAGATTGCCCTTTTCGATGTTGTCTTCCAACACCGCGTAAGGCAGAAGGATTTCAGCGATGACTTCCTTCGTGGCGAGGGAAACCTTGCTTGTGGTTGGCTTAACGCGATCAGCAGCCGCAAGGCGGGTGTTTTCAACGGCAGCACGCATGATGCGCGAACCGAAGCCGATCTTGTTGAGTTCCATCGTTGGCCCCGCCATGGTGACGGTGCGAGCGACATTGAGGATGGTGGGTTCATCGACGAGGACCTGAATGAAACGGTCGGCTTGTTCCGGGTTAAGGATACCGCCGTTGGTTTGCAGGTTCGCCAAGACCAAATCCGCACGTTGAATGAGTTCCTGAGACATATTATTTGCTGGGTTAGTTTTGGTTTGCGTTACCTCTTGCGAGGGTTTTGGTTTTCCTTTGGGTTCGCCTTACTGGATGCCAAGAATGTTTTTCTGAGTCTTGGTCAACTTCGGGGCTTCCCCCGCAGGGCTGCCAGCGCCCCCGTTGACGGTAGCGTCGTCGGAGTCCGCGCTCTTGCGAATCTGCCGGACCTCTTCAATCACGGTCAAGCGGCCCTCTGCCTTGGTGACCTTCTCGGAAACTTCCGAAATGTCGCTTTTGGTTGCGAGGGATGTTTGCCCTTGGATGAGGGTGTTCAGCGTATTCTGCAAAGTGGTCATCGCCGTGGCTAGGGAGCCAAGGTCGGAGGGCACAACGGGCACGGTGCCGGTTGGCAAAGTTACCGCACCGGGCACGGCGGGAAGAGTTCCGGGTTGGGCCAAGGGTTCCGCCGGGGAGCCCGCACCGCCGGGGACTACAACCGCGCCAGCTACAACCGCCGGAATGGTTCCGGGTTGGCTAATAACGGGCAGGGTGTTGCCGCCGGTTGGCAGGGCAATCGTGCCGGGGGTTGCCGGGATGGTGCCGGGCTGCGCAATGATTGGGTCAGTTGTCCCGGCGGGGATGGCTACAACTTTGGGCACCTGCGTTCCGAAGTCCTTGCGGCTCGGGAGGAGTGCGTCGATAGCGGCTTGGTTGTCTTCGGATTTCATGGTGGTAGTGGAACAGATGTTGCAGAGTTTGACAAGTATTTCACCAAATTGAGTTGCAAGGGCAGCAATGCCAGCAACGTCCCCGGTGAGGATGCGGTTGCGGAGGGCTTGGCGGAAGGCATCATTGACATCCCAATACCCAACTGGCAGACCGCAATTGACATCGGCGATGGCGTCGGCAAGCGTTAGCTCCCCAACCTCCGGCCCGCAGCAGCAATAATAGTCGCAATACTTCTGGACGAGTTGGTCCGGGGTTTCGTCGGCTTTGGTAACCTTGAACTGGTTGCGGCGAACCTCGGCCTTGCTAACCTTCGTGCGCTCGCGGGCGACAACGACAACGGGAACCTCGGCCTTGGTTGCAACCACGGGGGCGGCAATAACGGCTGTGGCAATGGGATCGGCCCCGGCGGCCAGTTTACCGACAAAAAAGGTAACACCCGCATCCGTAGCCGCAATTGGCGTGATGGATTCAAATGCGTTTTCGTCCATGGCCTTTACCACGAAGCTGCTATCCACGGCCTCGACGGCGAAGTTGGAATAACCCTTGGCGGTAAGGTAGGTAGTGACGGCGGCATCGGTCGGGAACTGCTCACCCGCGAACACGATCTTATTGATCTCGGTTCCGGCTGGCGGTGCCCCGACTGCGCCCTTGGTAACGGGTTCGGCGGGTTTGCTCATAGTGGTGTCTGCAATGGGTTGAGTTTGTGGAAGCTCGGCTACCTTGACGGACTTGAAAGGGGTCTGATTAGCCCCATGCCCAACAAGAGAGACGAAAGTTGGATGCGCGTCGGATAGAAGGGTGACGACCTTTTGGACGGTGATGGGGTTGCGAGTCATAATCTTGTTAGACGACAAAACGATGGGCATGTCCAGCACTTTCCAACGTGGCGGTGCCCTTGGTTATCATGTGGGAGTGTCCGGCGGCCTCGCTTGTGCGCCCGGAAACAACTTTCCCATCGGCATTCAACTCGGCAATGAAGAAGTGAGCATGGCCCTCGGCCTCCTCCGTTTCCCCTATGCTCTGGGGGAAAACCTGCAACTCGACAATCGCTTGCTGCTTGCTCACGTATGCCTCGAAGGAGAAGCCATTGAGTTCCCCCTTTTTAACGGAGGCCCACAAAGTTGGGTCCTCTACCTTAACGGCCAGCACCCATGCGCCCTCGGTATAGTCCGGGTCGCCTTTGCGGGCAATGAAGGATTCAATGGGGTAGCATTCGGCGGGAAGATTGTTGTGCTGCGTATCAATCGTCTCCTTGAGGGAGTGGATTTGCATGAAGCGGTGGCAAATAGTCTCCACCGCATCCGCCGTCATCATCTCGCCATGGGTGTCGAGAGTATTGGGGGCATAGACTTCGCCTTCGACGATTTGCTGATCGTCATCCATTTTGCAGACCTTAAACATGGGCATACCCCCCGTTGAAAACATGGCGAATAGGAGTAGTGCTTACCCCAAGGGCCTTTGCAATTTCCCGAAGGGACCACTTCCGAGCACGAAGGCGACGAACAAGGCAAACTTTGATCTGGTCCAGAACTGCTTGGGGGTGCCTAACTCCCATGAGTGCTGTCCCATGCCGCACGCGGTCATTGTGCTGATCCAGCCCGGAGCCCCATGCAAGATTCCCCATGGCATTATCGTCCTTGTTGCCATTCAAGTGGCGGCATTGTTGGCCCTCTTTAGGGGACCCAACGAAGTGGTTAAGAACAAGGGAATGGACCGCCACAGTCTTCCGGTCAACCATTATGGTGCAATAACCCTTGGGGGTGTGCTGGATGAGTAGCTCTCGTTTGCTTGAGAAGGGGAGAGGTGCTCCCCGGCCATTCAGTGGGGCACAGGAATAGACGCGACCATCAGAGCCCACAAAATAATTGGGGTGCCCCACGATGGGGGCAATCTGCTGGTCGTCGTCGGTTTTGCAAACACGGAACATGGACGGACTCATCTCATGGTCACAATCCACGGCAAGTCAAAACTGCAACTTGTTGCAGAGATTAGGTTGTGAAGGGGACCAATGTTGTCCGGCCAATGTAGCGGGCGCGGGCTCTGCTTGCCCCCTCTGCGGTTGGGAATGTCCCAATATGAACCTCCTTGCCCTTAACTTTAGCACGCGCAATGAACGTCCCATTTGTGCGTGCCTTTACCCCTTTGAAGCCGGTTGCCCCCGGTTGCCTATTGTCGAGGCGGTTGAGAGGAACCTCGGGAACATCGTTTAATTTTGCAAATGCTCCGAAGCGTTCTATGGCAGCAAGGTTGTAGGCATAGGCCGCCTCCCCTTCGGTTGCAAAGCTGCCAAGGTGGGTCTGCTTATCCGATGTTGCAATATATGCCCGCCAATGGCCCGCCGATTGGCAAACCCCCTTGAACTTTGAGTAGGTTGGGCGGGCTTGCTTGGCCGTGTTGGCTTGGTTTTCCCTTGCCGTGCATACCCGAAGATTCTCCCGGCGGTTGTCCAGCTTGTCCCCATTGATGTGGTCAACCTGTTTTCCCTCAACGATGTCCCCCATCAATAGACGGTGCAGGTAAAGCATGCGGGTCCCTATTGTGGCCACGGCGTAACCATGGTCAGACAGAGCCCAATTTGTAGCCGTATTGAGGATTATACCCAAATCAGCCAAATCAACAAGGGAGTGTCTTCCACAGAGCTTTTTCCTACGGCGAAGGGGTAGTTTGAACATGCGGCAAATAATGCCCTACCCCATCCATGTTGTCAAGTCGAGAACGCTACAAGCGTCGTCCGACAAAAACTATGGAAGGGAGGGCAAAGCACCCCCAAGGATGACAACTCAGCGTTCGACTTGCCCTTTACATCATCCCACTTGACCCATGGGGCAACCTTGCCGATGTCGGCGGGGTCGGTTTCTGCAACCCGTTCCAGATGCTCAATGGCATCGGCAACCCAAAACTCCTTCCCGTCTAACCCTCGGCAAAGGTCGGTGGTGCGAAGATCAATAACGGCCACAAGGCGGTAGCCCAGCTTCCCTTGCTCTTGCGCCCCGCGAAGGATGCCATAATGGTGCGCCCGGCTCATTGTTTGGTTGGCCACGATGCGCCAATAAACCTCGGTGCCTTTGATAACCCTCGCCATGACCGCCTCTAGCACGGCCTCCAAATCATTTGTGCCGGTGATGCTAACCCCATCGGCAAGCACGGCCTCCATAAGAGCCGGGTGCGCGATGCGGGCGAAGTAATGGTTGGTCCAATAGCCGACCTGAGAGTTGTAGCCAAAGAGGGTGCGCTTAATGGAGGCGGCCATGCGAGCGGCAGCAGCGGCAGCGGCCCCGGCCAATAGGAAGCCAACCATAAAGGACTTGTGGAGGGTATCCTCCGATTCCTTTTTACCCTCATCGGTGAAGGTTGCCTTGGCCATGTCCTCGTCGGCGTTTTCCAATGTGGTGTCAATCACGTTGACGTTGCGCGTAGCCCCGGCAGCCTTGATGGTCGCTTCAATGCCCGTCGAAGCCACAGCGGCTTCCCACAAGGCCAGCAATAAGGCGGCAAGGGCAAGCTCCTCCTTGATGAAATGGTCATCCTTGGGGACGGTTTCCCCACCGGGTTGCTTGGCCGCCTTCATGCAATGGGCACAACCGCACGTTGTAGGCGGGAGTTCCACCTTGCTAACCCGGTCGAGGTAGGGAGCGAGTTGTTTGGCGGTCATGTTATTTGGCTGGCTTTGGCTTTTTTGCTGGTTTGGCTGCGGGCTCAACGGGGGCGGGTGGCACCTCCATTGTTGACGAGGAGAGACTCCCCGCGAGTTCCTCCGGGCTAGGAAGGCCCTTTGGTTTGAGCTTGCCCGCTGCAATGAGCGCCGTGATGAATGCGAAGGGCATATCGCCCCACGGTTCCTTGATCTTCTCAGTGTGCCTATCGAACATCTCGTTGGACATTTCGATGGCAAGGTTGGGGGTCATGGCCCCGGCTTTGTCGAGTTTCTCAATGCTGGCCAATTTGACATCGTTGGCAACCAAGCGGGCGGGGTTTGAGCGGAACCGCCAGAACACCGTTGGCTTCCCCTCAAACAAAAGGAGCTTCTGGTTGATGGCATTATCCACCTCGTTGCGCTCCGGCCCGAACACCTGTTGCTCGGCGGTGTCTAATGCGGCCTCGGCGGTTGCGCGGTTATAGTCATCGGAGCGCCCAACCAAGATTTGTGGGAGGCGAAAACTGCCCCGGACTTTTGCTTGGTTGTTGGAGTCATATTCTTGGAAGAGTGCATCCCCTTGACGGTCGGCGGTTAGGGGTTTCAATTCCATCTTCGGGACGGGGCTTTGACCCTCCACAACGCTGGCGTCTTGGTTATTTTGGGCCTCCAAGACAAGCACGCGGTTCATGGATTCCCGGCCCTTCATATTGAAGGCACCTTCGATGGCCGTTACGGATTCCTCCGTCAAGTAGCCGCCGCTAACCAACACCGCCATCGCGGGGATTGCATTGTCCTCAAAGAACCGCAAATTGGTCATCTCGCTTTCGCGGGAGCCAAGGATAGCGGGCAGGTTGTTGATATGGCGGGGCAAGCCGTATGTCTCCCCGGTCACGTAGCGGGATAGCCAAAGGATTTCCGTGGCTTGTTGGTCCGGCGGGAGGCCATTGCATACCTCACCCGTCTCCGAGCTAATTACGCGGGGGTCGCCAAACTCTTTGAAATAGACGCGCTTGGCACCAACCAACTGGACAAACCGCCGAAGCCGCTTCTTAATCTTGACCTCGGTGAGTTTGCCACCCCGGTTGAGCCACTTGGAAATGGTGGTGAACTCCGGTTCCTTTTTGGTGAGCCGGATGGTTTGGGAGGGGACATGGTAGATGAAGGAAATGTTGCCTTTTTCATCCCGCCCGCATTCAAAGTAGCCATCGCCTACGGTTTCAAAATCCGTCCGCACCCTCTTGCGCAGAGTGGTGAAGTCATAATCGCCATTCGGTTGGGCAAAGAGATCATCAATGCGCTGCTTCTCAGCTAGTGCCACCGGGCTTTCTTGAGCGCCTTCCGCCCCAATATACTCCAACGTGTAGCCGAAGCCTTCGATGTTGGTTGCCATGGCCGCGATACATTGGCCGAGGCAGTTGGAGAGGGTAACGAGCCGGGTTAGCTCATAAAGGTTGTAGGGCGGGGCAATGATGCCAAAGCCGCTGCCGGGGCCGGTCCCGCTAATGTAGGTATCCTTGAACGGGTCCTCCATTTGCCGGGTGGCATATTCGGACATCGCTTTGAGGACGGTGCCATATTCCCCATCATAGGTCCCTCGGGAGATTACCCGAGCGGTAGATTTGTGGGTGAGGGTTTGGGTCGGGGCTGGCGCTTCACTCATAGGACGCCAACCCTAATCCACCGGCAGAGTCCCCGTCAAACAGAAAGGACGCTTGCCCCGCCAATGGTGTTCCTTCCATGGAAATCACCCTCGCACCCGTAGTTTTGGCAGATGCCCCCTATGGATTGGGCACCGCAATTGGGGCAATTCTCTGCAACTTGTTGCAGCGGGTTAAAGGGGACCGGGGTGAGGTCAGCCTTTAGGTAGAGGGGGTGGCCGGGGAATCCGTGCTTGCTAAGTTGGAGGGAGGATAGCTTGCCCTCTAGCAACTGCATAACTGCCCGGTCCCGCTTCATGTGGACGCCCGGCGGCCCCCAAGCGGCAACCACAACGCCCGCGCCCTCAACCGCTTGGAGCAACCACTTGTCGTTGTCCAACCCAATGGGCTCCTCTGCCGCGAGCATGTGGCCGGGGAGGGTTGCCCGGAAGGCAAAGAGGTTGACCATGCAAAGCGCACCGTAGCCCCACCGCTTGGCGAAGGCCACGCACCGTCTAATGGTGGCATCGTCCTTTTCCCCGTCTGCCGTCGAAGGGTTGAGGCCCACGAAGACCGCATGGGGTTTGCTCGGGTCCCATTCCCGCCAAAGGATGTAGCGGTATTTGCCGCAGGGAGAGATGATTGTCTCCCTTGCATTGGGCTCCGGGGGCGGCCCGATACGACGCCTCACCCTTGCTGTAATGGCTTTGATGGTTGGGTTGGCCTGTTGCATGAGAACCGGGTTAGCCCATGCGGGGAGGTGCGTTGGCACAAGCCAATTGGTCGTCTGCGATAGACGGGCTGACTTAGCGACGGCATCGGCCATCTCGTTGTGCTTGTTGCCATCATGGCCGCGCACCCAATGGATGGTAACCCGCCGGAAGGATCGTTGCCAGCGAAGGAGCTTCATCATTTCCTGCATGAGTTCCACGTTGCTCACCGGCTTGCCCGTCCCTGTCATCCAACCTTGGCGCTCCCAATTGTCGCACCACTCGTTGGCGGCCCCCCGCACGTATTCGCTGTCGGTGTAGATGACAAGCGGGTGTTTGGAGGGCCGGACGAATTGAAGCACCCGGACAACCGCCGTGAGTTCCGCCTCGTTATTGCTTGCCCCGGCCCGGAAGCCGAAGCGGCAAATGATGCGGCCCGCGTGGACAATGTTAAAGGCCCAGCCCGCATGGGATGAGGTGGTGTTGCCGGACCCATCGGTGTGGGCAACAATGTCGTCGGAGTCGTCGGGTGCTTCGCTCATGCCGCTGCTTGGGTCTTTGGTTTGGCCAACCGGGCGGCCCGCGCCGCATCCTTGGCATCCTCGGCCAAGTTTTTCTTCCAGCAGTTGAGGGACATAATCACCTCATCAATGTCCTGCTCCAAACCTTTGGCATCCGACTCCCCGGCCCGCAGCAACTTTTTGACGGCATGCTGATGCTCAGGGTCCCGGATGTTGCGGTAAATCCGCATGATGCGGTATGGGTCAATCCTCAAGCCCCGGTAGTAAAAACGGTAGTGCTTGTCGTTGGCCTTCTTGACTGGCTTTTTGGTTGGCTTCATGCCTTTGTCCCCTCCGGTTTGCCACAATGGGTGCATAGGCGGGGGACGGGTTGGTTAATGCCCCTGCTATACGTGCATCCGGCTTGGCAAACAATCTTGTGGATGGGGCCGGTTACTGTTGGCGGCATGCCGCCCGCCCATACCATGCTGGTTACCATGAACGGGTTTTCCGTGCGGACACCTTCCCGGCTTTTAAGCTCGGCGTCAAGGGCTTCAAACTCCCTTGGGGACCATGTGCGCATTGCATGCAGGGTTCCTTGCCTTTGGGCATCGGAGAGCCGGTCCCAAACCCGCCGGTAAATGTCAAGGATAGGGGGCTGGGCCGTGGCCGGTTCCCCTGTGGGTTGGAGGGGGGCAAGCACAAGGTTGCTCGGCCCAAAGATGTGGAGGATGCCCCGGTCATCTTCGACAACATAACGGTCGGCCCCGGATGCTTTATGGAAGGCGGCAACCACCGGCCCGGCAAAGGAATAGTCCCCGCCTTGCTTGGTTACCACTTCGCCTACTTTGAATTTGAGTGCCATAAAATCAGATTGCGATGGGGGCTTTGATTGAGGGGTGCGGGTTATAGCCAAGGAGGGTGAAGTCCTCATAAACGAAGTCGTCTATGGATTTGGTGGCCCAACTCAGCGGGTAATTGATTGCCATGAGGGGCAAGGGTCGCACCTCGCGGGCGAGTTGTTCCTTGGCTTGTTCCATGTGGTTGGCATAGAGATGTAGGTCCCCAAACGTGTGGACGAAATCGCCGGGGATCAAGCCGGTAACCTTAGCAATCATCATGGTCAACAAGGCATACGATGCAATGTTGAAAGGCACGCCAAGGAAGAGGTCCGCGCTGCGCTGGTAAAGCTGGCAGGATAGACGCCCGTTGCAGACATAAAATTGGAAGAGGAGGTGGCATGGGGGGAGCTTCATCTCGTCCACCTCTGCCGGGTTCCACGCGGAGACTAGCAACCGGCGGGAGTCCGGGTTGCGCTTGATCTCCGAAATCACACCCGCGATTTGGTCAATGTTGCCACCCTCGTAGGTCCAGCTACGCCATTGCTTCCCATAGACGGGACCAAGCTCACCATCCGGGTCGGCCCATGCGTCCCAAATATGGACCCCCTCTTTTTGGAGGGAGCGCACGTTGGTTTCCCCGGCCAAGAACCAAAGCAGTTCGTGGATGATTGATTTGAGGTGCAGCTTTTTGGTGGTTAGGAGGGGGAACCCATGGCTTAGGTCGAACCGGGCTTGCGCCCCGAAGACTGAGTAGGTTCCGGTGCCCGTTCTATCGGGCTTGAATTTGCCTTGGTCGAGGACCAACTTGAGTAGGTCGTGGTATTGTTTCATGCTTGCTTTTGGTTGTTGCGCTGCAACTTGTTGCAGTTTGAACTTGTGGTTGCCGGGGGGGAGCGATACGTTGGCGTCGTTCGTGCTCGCTCACAGGGCGGGGGCGATGGATTGTTGGCCCCATCGCTCCCGTTTCTGCCTTATTCCGATTTGAATTTCTTCATCCGGGTAAGCCAGCGAATTGCTTGCCCTTTATCCGCGTAGGTTCCTACGCCGACCATCTTCCCCTCAACGATGTCCCACGCTTGGACAACATGGTTGTGGTTGCGGGTGCGGATCACTGAACGCTCATAGTCATAGCGGGGTTGGTAGCCCGCAACTTGGAACAGCAACTTGCCCCCGGATGACCAGATGGCCAAGATTTGGGAGGCCATGATGCCCCGAGGGGCCGCCGTCTTGGTTGCCCGGAGCGCGGGCATACCGTCCCCAATGCGAGCGAAGTAACCCTCATTGCCATGGGTTGCCCCCGCGCCAAATCCGGTGGCGGGGTCGCCAAAGTCAACCCGGAAGCGGGCAGATGAGTCAATGTTGCCCGCAATGATGTCCCGGACTTTCTCCGGGGTGTTTGGGTTAAAAACTGTGGCGTTGAGGACGATGGGTGGGTTCATGGTGTGGTGGATTTAATAGCTGCGAGGGCTTCCTCGGCGGCAACGCGGAGTCGGACTTGTGCGACGACTTGGCTTTGCAGGAAATCAAGGTAGGCCCGGACTGAGTTGTTGGTGGTTGCGGCGACATCAACCGGGGCCGAAAGGTGGAGGCGGGTTAGGGCGTCGTATGCTTCCCGGCGGATTTGGGTGGCTTCTTCCTTCCCGGCGGGGGTGCAAGAGCACATCCCATTGCTTGGGGAGCCCTCTTGGTAGACGGGGCAGTTGTGCCCGTGGGCAAGCTCGGCGGCGAACTCGTCCCGCTCGGCCATGACTATCCCGAGCATGGTTTCCATTTCAAGGTCAACCATTGGGGGCAGGTCATTGGCACCCCGGAAGGCTTCCCATTCGGCGTGGAGGCGGGCACCTTCCTCCAACCCAAGGATAATGGCCCCCCGGCCCTCTTGCCCTACGATGTTGGCATAGACATTGAAGTGCTCGGGGAACTGGTTGATGATAGTCACATCCCGGAGGGGAAATGCGTGCTTGATGCCCCGGAAGATTGCGTTTGGTTTTGCGGTTGTTTCGTTCATGTTGGCGGTTGGTTTTTGTTGTTTTTGGAGAATGGGCCTTAACCCTGTCATTGGCAAGGACTAACCATGGAGGAGGGTGGAATCGGCTACGTCGCCGGGGGTTAGGCGGGCGTGGATTTGGGTTTCAATAAAGTTGAGGGGCATGAGGTAGGGGTGCCAACCTTCCAGCCGCTTATAGTCCAAGCCCTTGGTTACGGCCATCTGCATGACCAACCGCAGGGTCATTACCTTTTGCAGGTTGCTATGGGAGTAAGGCATGACGGACGCATTGCTCTGGCTATCCCCGAGGGTAAAGGTTGCCCCCTTGAGGACGGAATCATCCCACTCAATCCGCCGGGTGCCATACATGCGGGCAAGGGCGGTGGACTTTTCAGACATTGCTTCCAAATTGTTGGGGTCCAGCAAAACCCCGCAGGTGAGATGCAATGCCTTTTCCCCGTATAACCTCCGCTCGGTAAACGCCCGGCCATCCTTGGGGAAGTCATTGTAGCAGGAATGCCATGCGTTGGCCCGGAGTTCCCAAAGGGACTGGAATTGCCCATCTTGGAGGAACTTTACATAGCTCTCCTCACGCATGAAGGTGTAGGCATGGTTGGCCAATGGGTCCGGCATGGACGCGAGAAGTTCGGGGACCTTGGGGAAGTGGTTGCATAGGCCGGGCACGGCGTCAAACCATTGCTCAACCAAAAGCCAAAGAGGTGCGCTCATCAAATGGGGGATGATGCGGCTACCATATTGGCCTTGCAACGCCCTCCGCATCGCCCGGTTGGCCGGGGTTTCCTCTTCATCCCATTCGTCCGGCATGGTGGCGGCCAACCCGATGTGGGGGTTGAACTCAAGCACCGCCTTATCCCAAACCGCTGGAAACTGTTGGTCCCCATTTTCGGTGTGGGTTTCCACGAACAACCGGCGGGCTTGCTGCACAAAGTAGGGCGAGTGCTCTAGCCGAAGCATCTTAGGGTCCAAGGCATCGGGGGCGTCGAAGCGCACGCGGTCAAGGGCATCGGCATCCTTGAGGATTCGCAGAATCCGGTTATCCCCTTCCGCCTTGGTGCAATGGAGTGAAACCGCCTCGCTAATGTCAAAGTAGTCCTCCCGCCGGACCCCCACTTTGCGAAAGAGGGTGAGGTGCCGGATAATTTGCTCCTCAACCGCCCGCATCCCATGGTCCGGGTCGGGGCCATCGCCCCGGCGGGAGAGGTCATGGATATAGGCAGCGGCCCATGCAGCGGGCATAAGCTCCGGCCAACCCATCGTCTTGCAGAGGAGGAGGGACAAATAGATGACCCGATTGACATGCCCGGCCCCATGCGCGGGGGTGTGGTGGGTGAATTGGCTGGCTGTGACACCCATCTCTTCGAGGGTTATTTGGAGGGGGTTAATGCCGAGGCTCATTTGGCCTCCCATTCTGAAAGCGCAATGGCTTGCATGGTATTGACATCGGCGAGCTTTGCCCAAAACCGAACCACCTTCTTGGAGGCAAAGGGCTCGGTTCCCGTTGCATGGGCAATGGTGCTCATGGTGCCTTTTGCAATGCGGAAGGAAATCGAGGAGTATGCCGACATCCCCCGCCGGATATAAATGCGGTCAACCGTTAGAACGGCACCTTTGGGGAGTGCAATGAGTTCCAGCGCCGTGGTTTCGAGACTGAAATAATGGGCGTGGGATTGCTTTGACATGCACCGGCCCCGGAAGGAAACCGGATGGTGGCTATACCAACCGTCCCCGGTGGTTTGGATTTGTCCCTCGCGTTGCTTGCGGGAGTCCTCATCGTAGCCGGGGACGGACCCAAGGGTGATGAACTTGCTTAGGCCGCTGGCTAGGAGGAGAGGGGCGTTGCGCCTTTCCAGATGGATTACAAAGGCCCATGACTGGATGAGTTGGAGTTGGGTTCCGATGTCGGGAATGAATATCTGCATGAGTTGGCGTTGGTTTTTACTGCAACAAGTTGCAGCGGGTTAGCATTGTGTTCGGGTTGCAAAGCGGTGCTCGGTTACTTCGACTTTTTCATCATAAAGTTTGCGCTGGGTCCACATGGTATCAATGAGCAACTCGGCGTCTTGGAGAATGAACTCCGGGTATTCCTTGCTGCGGGCATCAAAGGTTCTCTCCAATGCCTCCTCCTTGGTGGGGGCGGGCACTATGTCTTGGGTCACCTCATAGGATCGCATCCCGCCCTTGAGGGTTTTGATGCCAAGGCCAAAGACAAGCCACTTGTCGCGTTGGGTGAGCATTAGACGGGGGAGTTAAAGAGGGCTCGGACTTGGAGCTTATGCACGAACCGGGCGCGTTCTACCGGGCCAAGGTCAAGCCGCAAAGCATCAAGGGTCTTCTCGATGATAGGCTCCAAGGTTGTGAACTGCATGGGGATACTTTCCGCATTGCCCTCTAGCACCTCGGCGGCCCCCCATAAGCGCCAGCGCCAATAGACGGCCTCAATCATGGCATCCATTTCAAGGTCGCTGAGTTGGGCGGCATTATCCTTCGGGGTTTGGGGTCCATGGGGAATCCCATCGGCCCCGCCGTGCCCATTGATGCAGCATGGGCCACTCGGGGTTTGGTATTGGGGTTGACCACAATCGGCACAATCAAGCCCCACCGGGGGGAAGCTGGTTGTTGCGGGATTCATAGGGCGCACATCGCAAACAGGAAGGCGGCAAGGAAGATGAAAAAGCAAATTGCCCCGGTGATCTCCTTGGCCCATTCCCACGCGGTTGGTTTTGGTGCCCTCATTTAGTAGGCCCTCGGGCGGGAAACGATGGGGGCGATGCGGACCCGGCTGCGTTCAAAGTCCCGCCCGCTTGCCAACCCGTTGACAATTGCAAAGGATTGCAGCCCGGCTTGGCCCACCTCCCCGTTGACATTGAGGTAGCGTTGGGGCTCCCATTTGCGTTCACCCCGGACCCGAGGGTTGAGGGTGTCAATGGTGTGCGTGGCTTCCCCCTTGGGGGCAACTTTGATGATATATGCTGGTTGGTTCATGGGATGATAAGAAACTTGGAAACGCGGCTGGCGTCGTAGGACTTGAAATTCTTGGCGTCGATGAATGCTTCCTCGGTTGTGTCATAGGTGCCGAGGTGGCGGTTGTTGTCCCCTACCACAAATAGGAGGCAGTCGTCGGCGTCGGAGAGGTCCCGCATGTCCGGGACGATGCGCCCGTTGCGGGTTTGGACCCACCCCGCTTTGATCCTCTCAACAAGGATGAAGCGTTTGGCGTAGGCCCATGAGACGCGCTTGTTTTTGAGGTTGGAAAGTAGAGCCCGGCCCCGGAGGGAACTTTCGAGTTGCTTTTGCAGGAACGCCGTAGCGGCGGATTGCGCCCCCAACTCGGTGGGCTCTACGGGGAGCTTTGTGCCGGTTGAGAGGTGGAGGATTCGGTATGGCATAAGTTTGTAACTACCTGATGCTTTATGGTTTAACCGACTAATTGGCAAGGAGTTTCTTACCCCATCACCCGTTTTTCCCCTACAACCGGCTTTTCTTTAACCGACTCATTGGGGAAACCCTCACATCTCAATCATCCTTTTGCGGGGGAACATGGCCGGGTTCCTATGGACCCGGATGATCTCCATAGCCTCGGCCCGCATGACCGCCTCGGGCATGACCGCCCAATCGGAGTTCCCCGACATATATTTGGTCAGGGCCTCATCGAAAACCCGCAGCAAGGGGATGCTTGCTTCCAAGCCCCGGTCCTCCACAAACAATTGCAAGGGGAGGAGGAAGTTGCGTAGGCGGGTGGGGCGCTCAACCATGTCCCGGACCTCTTGGGTCAACTGCAACAGGCGGGCACGTGACATGCCCGGCTTGTTTAGCAAGGGCTCTGCCGCTTCTTTGAGGATTTCAGCAAGGCGGGTGGCCCGTTGGATTTCGGCCAGTTGCTCCCGGTTGGGGACGTTATGGGGTGAGGTTGGCAGCACCTTCCTATCATCCTTGTCCCAATGGGAGAACTGATGGATGAGTCGGCATTGGGCGCATGAGCAATTTACGTCATGGTTTTCGTTGCCGGTCACAAGCCCCGCCTCGTTCATGGGATCATCAAGGGCGGTTTGGGCGGCAATGCGCTCCGTGTTCATCTGCCGGACGGTTGCAATGATCTTGAGGCAGACCGCATTGAATAGGGTGGCACCATAGAGGGGGTCGTCCAAAGCTACAAACCGCCACAAGCCCGCATCGCATGCGAGGGGCATCATTGGGGTTAGGCCATCGGGGCGGGCTGTGTATTGCTTTGTCAGAACCTTGTCATTGATCGTCCTATCGAAGAATCCCACCGCCTCCCGGAAGGCCCCTTGGCCCCCGGCCCACCCAACGGGGAACGCTTGGATTTTGGCCCCCGTCAACTCGTTGCCCGCATCATAGACGCTCCGGCGACCGTTGGAGCATTGCACCGTGAAGGCTCGGGGCTCCCCTTGGTGGATAACCGTGCTTGCCATCAGGGCAACGACATAAACCTTATCGTGGCCGGGTTGGCGGTTATAGAGGACCGTCCGGGTCAATTCAATAAATGCTGGGAGACTTGCCATATTTTCTGAGGTGGTAGGATTGAAGGAAGCCTCGGACCATAGTTGTGGCAGTCATGTCCGGCATATAGAGGACCTGCTCTTGTTTGGCCATCTCCGGCAAAGTCATCCAAAGCCAAGCCGGTGGCATGTAGTCCGGGTGCCAATCGTAACCGCACATCTCCTTGGCTTGTTGCGGTTGGTATTTGCTGCTTGCATCAACGATGGTGACCTTCGACGAGTCCCTATGCTCGGTCCCAAGGATAACCCATGCGTGCATCTCGGGGAGCATCCCCCGCTCAAGTTGGGCGAATGCCTCCTTCGTATCAAACACGTAGGAGAAGGCATTGGGGCCATCGCCCGGTGGCAGGGGCCGGAACAACCATTGGGCGGACCCCGCGCAAAGTCGGGCTTGCACGCCAAAGGTTGTGAGTGATTGGGCCATGGCGGACGCCCAAAAGACGCATCCCTTGTGCTTTGGGATTTCGGGGTAGGATGCCTCGAAGATTGCTTCCGCCATATCAAGGACGGCTTTTTGGGCATCAAAGGGCATAGGTTGGCTCATTTGGATTTGGCAAGGCAGAGGGATAGAATTTCATAATCTTGATCGACAAAGTTGTTGACCCACAGCGCCCTAACCCCGGCTTCGGTGTCGGCATGGTATTCCGCGCAATACATAACCGGGCCGGTCTTGCCGGGGGGCCTTCCCCAAATCTCCCACAATGGCTTGCGGGGGTCCCCAAGTTTGCGGGGCTTGTTGGTAATGCGGGCAACCACCGGGGGTGCCGGTCGGGTTCGGACGCGGACGGCAACGGTTGGGACGGCAACGACGGGGACGGGGGTTGGCTCAACCCGGCTCCTTGTCCGCGCCACAACGGTTACGGCGGGAAGTTCACTCATAGGGGTTGGGGCGTATAGGGCATACCCAGCACAGACCCGAAAGCCATAGCCCACAAGTCCGCTTGCCTGATATTTTGTTTGGTTGGCGGCATGGTGAGGATTTCCAGCTTGCCGCCCGGCAACTCCCGGATGCACGCCAAATGGTCCGGCTCAAACTTCCGCAACGCGGTAAGCACAACGGTGTCGTTTGGGGTTAGTGTCTCCACTTTGTTTTCAAGGTGGTCTGTGATGTCTTGGATTGTGGCGGTCATGGTTGTTGGCCTTTGGTTTTTAGTTTACTGCAACTTGTTGCAGCATTACGAATGGATAGGGTTTAACCGACTAATTGGCAAGGGATTTCATCAAAGCTCCACAATGTTTGCGAAGATACCAAGGGCTTCCTTGGCAATGGACTCCCCATAGAAGGACAGGTGGATGAACGGCGTGCCCCCAAAGATGGTTACAACCTTGGACCACGGGTGGCGGGTTTCCCTCATCCACTCGCAGATGAATATGATGGGGTCGCTTGCCGCGAGTTGCAGCATGAATTTGCCGGGGGGTTGTTGGTAGTGCATGAACAAGGGGAGGAAGGCCCCCGCCCGCTTCAACGCATCAGGGCCAAGCAGGAAGATGGTGGTAAACATCTCCCGCCCGGTTTCCACGTTTGGCGTGAGGACCATGGATTGGCAAGGCAACCCCCTCCGTGCCATATCGAGCAGGACACTGGCCATGGTGATGGATTGCTCCTCCTCATCGTATCCGTCCATGTTAAAAGGCCCCCCGCAGTTTATAGATGGTTCGCATAGAAGGCCACGTTAATGCTTAACCGTATAATTGGCAACAAAAAAGGACACTCAGGTTTCCCCAAGTGCCCTCCCTATGCAAAATTCGTTTGGCCTATACCATGATGACATCCTGCCGCCTATGCAACCTTTCTTCCTCCTCTGTTAAAATGAAACCCCGCAACCCTTTCCCCTCCCCAAAGGCCCGGATAATGCGGTGCCAACCATCAATGATGAGGAACGGGGGGAAGCCGGGCTCGGCAAACCGGCGGCCATTGCTGGGGTGGTCGATGATGATGATTGGATTGGCAAGGTCCACGCCCATGGCGTAGAGGTGGTCGCCGTCATCCCATTCCGTCCGCATGCCGTAAAACATGGCAACCGCAGCCGGGGGAAGGTCAACCATGCGCTCGGGGTGCAGGGCCGCCCGGCGGGCCATGGTGTGCTTGATGCCATGGATGTCCCATGTTACTTCATGGCTCCCCATATCGAAGAGGTGCGTGTAAACCTCAAAATTCCCCGCCTCTTGCCGGGCGACGGAGGCGTTGAGGGCTGCCGCTGATTGCTCGGGGGTAAAGATCATCTGGCCCCCTTCCTAAAAAGAACGGGCCTTGCAATGAACCAGTCATATTTTTCCCGTTCAATCCGCTCAAGGAACTTGGCTTGCTCCTCGGTGAAGTCCTCGGCCTTGAGGATGTCGGACTCCATGTTGATGGAGCAAATGTCCGTCCCCAACCCGCTGACCTTGCCTATCCAATGGCCGTCCCGGTTGCGAAGGATCATTCAACACCTCCATCCCTTGCGGCTTTCCGCTTCTCCTTGTCCTTGGCTATTTGCCAGTCGCCGATTTGGCGTTTGGCATTAACGATGTGGGCGAGGGCGGTGGCCGCCGCCCCATTGTCACCGTTGTAGGCTCGTTCTTGGAGGTTGGCTAGTATGCCATCCTCCATCTGGTTGTATGCTGATAATGTCATGGGGCATAGGTGCCAAAGCCGGAGTGTGTTCGGTGGCGTTGGCGGAGTTTGTTTTGGCGTTTATTGAGGCAACCTTTGCAATGTCGGGCGAGCCCATCCTTGCTCGTTTTGTCTTTGGTGAAGTCGGCGAGGGGCTTGTTGCCCTTGCACGTTCCGCACCATTTGGTGGGCCGGGCCATGGTTTAGTAATAGCGGCCATGCAGACCCTCAACCAACACCCTTGAGATGTGCGGGTATTGGGCGTGGGCCTTGCGGGCGAGGTTCTTCTTGAGGAGGTCGAAGTTGCAGTTGGCATGGATGGTCACGCTGCAAAGGTCCGTGTAACTATGCTGCCCCAAGTGCCGGGCGTTGCTGCATAGGCGGGCCGTGCGGCTTGTCACCGGCCCCATGCAACCCGTGTCGCAACGGTGGGAATAAATGATGTGGAGCTTATCAAGCTCGGTGAGGACCTTGCGTTGGAGGATGCGCCTGTTATGCGCCCGGATGCGCTTGATGCGCTTATTGTCCCGGTCAAACTCAACCCACCGCCACTTGGTTGCGCGGGCGGATACTTTAACCCGGCCAACCTCGCGCCAATCATACTCCGCATCACCCTCGCCCCAATAGTCGGTGGTATAAACCGGGGGGTCAACCCGGTAGAGGATGCGTTGGTTGGGGGCGATGTTGGCATGGCCCATGATCTGTCGCGCCACCTCCTCACGGTAGAAACCCTCAACCCATGTTGTGTCCAGCCCGTTGCCCCCTTGGTTGTCACATTCAAAGGGGAGCCAATGGTCAACCTCCTCCCCCTCCTCGGAGCGGGGCCACTTGGCAAAGTTGACAAACGAGGGGCTAATAGCAAGGCTGCCCCAAAGGCTAGTGCCAAACCCATAAAGGACCCACGCATAGGCGTAGCCTTCCCGGAGGACATCGTTGCCGGTTCTAAGCGCCAACTCCCTGTCGGCGGCCTCGTCCCGGTCTTGTTGGGCGACCAAGGCAATATAGGCCAACCTCTCCCCCCTCTCCCACTTCAACATGTCGGCGCTCATATCTTCCTCCTCCCCCCGGAGCACCGCCGCCCGCATTAACTCCAAGGCGTCCTCGGTGTTGCTTGCAAGGGTTGCGGTCAACCGCACCGGGTCCGGGCCAATGTTGGCAAGGTCACATTCAATGATGACCGGCTGCGGGTCTGGGATGAAGATTTGGCGGGCCGGGGGGCCAAACAGTTCGCGGGGGATGTTGGAGAAGTTTAGCCCCGCCGAGCAACTAATGCGCCCGGTCGTAACACCCATCATGGCAATCTTTGGCTTGTCCGGGTTTGGCCCCCCGGTTGGGCATTGATCTTCGCTCATATTATTTGGCCGCCCGGCGGGCGATTAGGTCGCGGTATAGTTCGGCCACCCCGTCTTGGTCGTTGTCGCCGAAGAATGTCTCCGAGGTGGTCATGGTTGAGAGTGGGTTGGAGCGGGATTCAAACACCCCGGTCGGGAAGAGGTAAACGTGGATGATCTCATCCTCGCCCATCCGAACGGTTGCGTCGGCGAAGCGGCTGTAGGCTTCGGTTTTGATCGCTTCAAATTCGGCTTGTTGCATGCCGTGAACCTAACGCTTAACTATGTCATTGGCAACAGCTATTTTCGTTCTGCAACAAGTTGCAGCGATTTAGTCCCGTTCGCCTCCACCATAAATCCGGTCGAGCAACTCATTGCCATCCTTGACAAGCTGGGCCTCAATGTCGGTGGGGGTTGCCCCACATAGTTCGCCGGGGGAGAATGTGATAACCGCATACCCCGCAGCGCGGAGTTCAGCGAGGGTTTGCTTTTGTTGTTCGGTCATGGTCGGCGGTGGTTGATCTTATAGCGGGCGAGGTGGCGATAGAAGGGGGCATGCAACGGGTTGTTCTCCCGCCGGGGGTTTGGGTTGGGGCAATAAAACGACCGGGCAATGGGCAGCCCCCGGATATAAAAGATGTCCTTGTGCGAGGTTGGACGGCAGAGGAAGGAGGAAAGCATTACCGGCCCTCCTTATCCCTTGGGTTTAGAAGCGTGCGGGCTATCTGGACCGCCGGGGGTGTTGCCTCAATGAGTTGGCGCATGGCCGAGTGGATAAATAGGCCAAGGGCAAAGGCCCGGCTGGCTTGGTGGGGGCAAGGGAAGTGGCTGCCTACCTCCATGATCTTCGCAAGGGTGTCCAGTTGGCCCCATGTCAACGTATGGACATAATTGCGAACCGCCCCGCTGGCATTGCGCATCCCATACAAGAATCCACCGTGCTTGCTTGCCTCCTTGCAATGGGCGTCATAATGGCGTCGGCTGCAAAGGGTCATCAAGGCAATCTCTGGCATGGTGAAGTAAACCTCGGCCACCGGCCTGAAAACAATGCTTTGGAGCTTCATGCGAACAACCTCCGACCGGCTTGCGCCTCGCGTTGTTGCGCCCGGCGGTTGCGAACCGATTTGGGCAAGGTCGGGAAGGAGGTGCCATAAACAATCGCGCTGTTCTTGATCTTGGCGAGGTAGCGGGCATCGCGCCGTAGCTGCTCCAAGGGGATGCACAAAGGCCGCCAACCCTTGAACAACTCGGGGGGAAGGTTCTTAACCTCCGCGCAATGGAGGTCCAAGGGCTTGTCGGGGGTCCCAACAAAGAGCCCCGCGATGGTTGCTTGGTTGATGGCCGGGCGGAATACGAGCGGGCGGGCTAGGAAGGCCCAGAGGTTTTTGATTGTTGCTTTCATGGCTTAGAGAGTCTCCCAGCGGAGTTCCTTGGTTTTGGTGTTGCGCCATAGACGGTGCTGCACTTGCACCCCGCCCATACAACGCATTGTGACGGTGACGTAGGCCCATCCTTTACCGAACGGGCAAGTGAATTTTGGCATTATGCGTTCTCCCTTCCTATTGATTCCACGTTGCGCTCAATGGCTTGGATGTCCCGGCCCACACTGTCAAGGCGTTCATCGTGGTCATCGGCTTTGTTTTCGAGTTCCTGCACCCGATCCTCCAACGCTTTCAACCGCTTGCCGAGGTGGCCGGTTGGGGCTGCGCTGGCCTCCACATTGTCCATTTGCATGGCTGCTGCAATTTCCTCGATCTCCTTTAGCTTGGCCTCCCCCGCGATGTCCCGGATTGCCTCCGTTGCCCTATGCTTTAGGAAAGGCGGGATGCCCCGCTGGTTGCATAGGAGGACGAGCCTTGAAATGTTAAACAGGGTTTCGAGGGTGTCTCCGGTTGACTTGGTCTTTGGCATGGTCTTAGTTTTTGGATTTGCGAACCTCGGCCCAGCATGCGGCTTTGAGTTCCTTGAGTTCCCGGTCGTTGAGTTGGCCGGAAATGTCAGCCCCGGTTGCGTCCCGGACCCCCAAGACTTCCAACTCCTCGGGGTCATCGGGTTGCTCTATGTCGTGGCTAACCCTGCCGGGGTAGTATTCAAACTCAACTTCGAGTTCGGTTTCGCCGGTTTCGTCTAATGGGTTTGTCGCTGTAATCGTGGCCATGGGGTGAACCTATGGTTTAACTATGTCATTGGCAACAGGATTCATTTCAATCTTCCGCATTAGCTTCCCGGTTGGGATGTAGGCCACCACGTATATGGCCCCGCCCCGGCAACTCATTACCGCCTTGGCAACCCCACGCACCACCAACACCTCCATCGTTGCGTGGGTTATGCTCCAAGCGTAGGGCATCTGGCCATGGTTGAAATAGTGCCCGCCCCGGTTGGTCAGCCGCCCGGCAAGCCGCAGGTGCTCCAACGCTTCCTCGGGGTCCGTGATGTGCCGGTGTTGGTGGATGTTATGTTGCTGCAACATGTTGCACTAAAGGAGGTGGAATTGGATGTCATGGCCTTCCCTTGGCCAACCCGCCGGGCGACGGACGGACATTTGGCAAGCCGGAATGGATACAGCATCATTGGGCAAATGCAGCCCATCTTTTAGTGCCCGCATAAAGCGCACGGGCATAACAAGCCACCAAAGGCCCCGGCGGCCATTCAGTTCCACAATAGGCAGGGAGATTGCCTTCCCCCCGCGCCACAAAGAGCTATGGGTGGGGATGACCATATCAACCCAGCCATCCTTGCCCAGCCGAACAAGCATGAGTTCCCCCGGTTGCGGGGGGTTGGGCTTGCGCTGGCTTCTTGGATGGGGCAAACACGCGGGGGATGTCATAGGCAAGGGATTCCTTATCCCAGCAAATGATGAGGTCGGTGATATAGTCAAAGACATGGGCCGCAACCAACAGGTCCACGGGGGCTTGCAATGCGGCGACCGAACTATTGAGGGCCACCGCCAATATGGGCAAGCTGGTTGTCCCCCGCCCGGAAATTGGGCTGCTATGCTTGGCGCAATGGGTGAGGATGCGTTGGAGGATATAGTCCCGGTTTGGGATGCGGGCTTCGGCAAAGGCGGGGTGCCCGGCATCATGCAAACATTCGGCAAGGGCCTTGATAGAGGGCTGGTTGTCAAAGTGCCCGGTTGCGGGTTGCCCCATGCTGGCCTCGTTTAGTGCAACAAGTTGCAGGTATGCTTGGTGGATGGCCCTGATGGCCTTAACGGGGTCAAGGTTGGGCAACGTGGTGCAAACGGTTTCGGTGTGCATGGTTAGGCGGGTTCGATGAGGTTAATGAGGCGTTCCATGATGCCCGCCGATGAGTCGGACATAATCTCCATCAAGGTCCGGCGGTCAACGGTTATGGTTTCGGCGAGGAAGCCCCGTTCAATAGCGGAGTGGTCAAATGAGCAAAGGAGGGAGATGAGGTCATCCTGTGTCCAATGCAACCAGCCCGTCCTAGCGAGCCGCATGCCCTCGTTCTTAATGAGGTAGTCAATGGCCCCCACCCGCATGGATTCATCCCAACCCATATTCAACTGCAAGTTCACCGGCATGATGAATGTATGGGGATGGGTTGCAAGGAACCGCATCGCCCGCCTCGCTTGCCATGCAACGGGGTCCGGGGTTGGCTTGGCCGGGGCTAACCGGAGAGGCTTTTTGCGCGAGGGGCTAATTATGATCTTCATGGCTTATGGTTTGAGTTTGCTGGCTTTGGTTATTTGGAAGGAATAGGTGATTGGATGCTCAATGAGGCCACCCAACCGTGCCAAGGGGTCCCTGCGGTTCTTTAGCACCACCATCATTGGGGAGGTGAATGCTTTGCCCCCGCCAATGTTAAGTGGGGGGAAGTCAACCGGCGGGGTGGTTGGGATATTGAGGGCAATGGTTAGCCCGTGCGCTTTGGCGCTGGCGGCAAGGCCCCGCAGCATAGCAGCAACCCGCTTGTAGGGGTTGTCCGCGTGTGGGGGTGGCATGAGGAGGCGTGGTTCGTTTGGCATAGCTTTAGCGTTTGGGTTGGGGGGCCGTTGGCCAGCCCCCGGTTGGGTTTATTAGAGGGAGGCGAGCAACGCTTTCCCGGCTTCGGTCAGTTCGGATTTCACACTCATACCCACGTATTCTTGCCGGGCAAACCCTTTGCGAATCAGGGCGGAAAAACCGTTCAGGAAGTGATTGCTTTGCAGGGAGTCCGCCGGGGCCTTCCCCCCGAAGATCAGAAGGGCTTGCTTTTGGGTTTTGCTGAGTGTGGTTTCTTGCATGCACAACACCTAACCCTTAACCGAATCATTGGCAACAGGTTTCTGCAACAAGTTGCACCACCTAAAGGGGGAAGGATTGATCGTCCGGGTAGGTAGGCAAGGGGAAGCCCATGACATCCTCCCAACACTTGCCATCATCCTTGGAGGGCTCGCGGGTTGCATTGGCCGAGGTTGCATCTTGGACCCACCGCTCCAATGGTTGCTGGTTGAGGTAGCAAACCATAATGCTCTCCCCAACTTGCGCCCCGGTTGTTAGGTCGGTGAAGTAGAAATAACCATCCCGCCGGTTGCCTTGGATTTCCAAGTTGAGGTGCTTGATGGCGCGATTGATGCGTTGCTTTGTCATGGCCATGCTAATCGCAGACTTCCCATTGCGCATCCTCGGGGATGAGGTCGGCCACGCGGGACAACGCATCCCATTCAAGGACATCCCGCGCAATGAGCTTGTCCAACTCGGCCACCGCATCGGCCCCGTAGCCATTGTTGGCAAGGTAGCGGTGCGCCCGGCGGTGGGCTTTGGAGAGGCGGGGGGCTTTGGTTGCCATAATGGGAAAAGGGTTGGGGGCTTTTGGCCCCCGGTTGGGTTTAGTCAACGTAGGACTGGCGGCCAAAGGAGCGAGCAACGGGCTTGGCGGCCCGGCGGGTTGGGTAGCACATGGTCCCGATTGCTTTTTCAAAGGGCGTAACCTTGGCGGTGTTCTTCTTGGCGGCTGGCTTGTTGTTTGCTTGCATGCCGTGAAGCTAATGCTTAACCGAATCATTGGCAATATGAATCTGCAATGAGTTGCAGAAACCTCAAAGGGGGTGGAGTTGCCATGGTTGCCAATGGATGCAACCGCCCCGGTAATAGGCGAGCCCCTTGCCCTCAAGTTCACGGATGGTGCGTTGGAGGGTTTGCACCGGCCACCCAAGGATGCGGTGCAATGCGATGCCCGTCATAATAGGGCGACGGGTTTGGTCCCACCCTTTGAGTTGGTCCACGACTTGCCGTTGGTGGTTGGTGAGGGTCATGGTTGGTGGGACGTTGAAAGCCGCAGGGCCTCCTTATACCAAGACCATGGGGACATGATGCCGAGGCGGGTTGTTATAACTATCGTCTCGGGCCAGAAATCAGCGCCCTCCCCCGCGAAGTAGAAGTAGCCCTTGCCTTTATAGAGGAGCACGCCCGGCATCTTTTGGCCGAGGATGGCATTAACATCCTTGAGAGTGGTGTGCCTGTTGTTGGGCACCTTGGCTTTGACTTTGTTGGCGGCCATAAGATCAAATAGCGGCATCACATTCTTCCCAAAGGCTAACAACCTGCACCCATTCATGGGGGGTTAGGTCGGCGCTCGGGATGGCGCGAAGGATGCGGGCCGCTTGCGCATAAAGGTTGCTGGCTTGCTGCTTGCTAGTTGTGCAAAGGTCGGCGGTTGCCATTAGCGAGCGGGCGTCCCCTATAAAGGGCAGGGCTTTGCTTGGGGTTGGCATATTAGACGAGTTCGTAAATGTTGATGCCCTTTGCGGTTAGGAGGGAAACAATTGCAAGACGGCGAGTATAACCATTGGCTTCTTGAACCCAGAGTTCCTCCATGCGTTTGGCCCATTTGTAATCATCCTTGGCCCCGGCTTCCCCAACCGCCCGGCGGACATTGGCTATGTTTTCCCGGCTGTTGCCAATGGCAAAGTATGCCTTCTTCAACGCCTTATATTCGGCGACGAGTTGCTTGTTGGTTTTGGCCTTCGGTTGGTGGGTTGCGGTTGCTTGCATGCCTGACACCTAACCCTTAACCGAATCATTGGCAACTTGTTTCTAACAAATATGCAAGGGTGGCAAGGGCTACCTCGGCGATGCGGCAGAGGGTTGCAAGTTCGGTTTTGGCGGGGTTGTTGGCTGGCGCGTTCATAATGGGGGGAGTGATATGCTATTCCCTAGCCCATGTCCAGCAGACGAACCCTTGGCGCGTCTAATAGGGGGCCAGCCGGTTGGGTGGTCGGGGTTGTTGTTGGTTTAAAGGCCAGCCGCACCGCGATTTGCCCATACAACCCATCGTCTATGATTTGGTGGTCAACCCCATCGCGGATAAAGCGCACGGCCATGTTGCCAAGGTCAACGTCCGACTCCTCCCGGTTGTCGGGCACAAGGACCAACCAAACGTCGCCCGTGTTGCCGGATGTAAGGCGTGCTTGCATTAGCTCATGTCGATGATGCGCCCCTTTGGTTTGGGCTTGGTTGTCTTTGCCAAGGGCTGGACCGCGTTGTTATTGGTGGCCGGGCCAAACATTGCCCCCGCATCCAGCACCCAATGGGAGCACCCCGCGATTGGCAAGGTTGCAAGGCAATCGCCGAGGGCGTGGTATTGCATGCCAACATCCAACCCGCGCTCCGGGTCCCCCCTCAAGTTGGGGACAACGGTTTGCTTGGCATGAGGGCTCCGGCAGGTTGCATACCCCTCATTATCGCGGGAGGAGAAACTCCACCAAGTGCAGGTGGCGCATTTAAACCGCTCCCCATTTGGGCGGGTTGGCGTTTGGGTTGGGGCCGGGCCGGTTAGATTGGCAAGGGATAGAGGGCGTTTGGTTTGCAGGGGCACCATGAGGAGGGTCACTCCATTTATTGGGTCACTCTCCTTGATCCACTTGTGTTGAAGCCCCCGCCGGGACAGATCATTGTGGACATCCTCTAATGCCTCAACCGCCGCCGGGTATTTATTGTCAACGACGGTGCAATAATGCTGCCTCCCATCAACCTCTCGGATGAATACTTCCATTTGCTAACCCATGTCAATGACACGGCCCTTCGGTTTGAGTTTTAGTGCAACTTGTTGCAGTGGTTTTGGGGACGGGCCAACATCGGAAGCATCATGGCTTTCCCAGCATGCCTTGTGCTCGGTCAGGGCCGGTATTGCGAAGCCCCCGTTGGCATGGTGGCACAACCCATTGGCCGCCCCCGGATACGCCCGCCTCAAATGCTTGCATGTCCCGCAGACCCGGATGCGCCCGAGGTCCAGTTGATGGGAGGGTGCTTTGGGGATAAATAACCGGATGGATGTTGTTTGGGTGGCCTCATCCGTTGTGACCTCCACGGCTATATTGTCGGGGTTGCTGGCCGGGTTGCCACATGCGCGGGCAATAACGCCCAACGCTTTGGCCTCATCCGACCAATAGGGAGCCGACATCTCCAAGGCATACGTGGCCGCCTCATTCAAATCGGGCCGGGGTATCAGCTTCATGCTGCGGGGGTTGGGGCCGGGGTTGGCATGACCCGGAAGGTTGCGAAATGCGCCCGGCTCCGGTTGGACTCAAAACGGATGAGGTCCCCGGTTTGGGTTATGGCCACGGTCTTGAGGCTAATGGTGAAGGGGAGTTGGAGGTCGCACCGGCAAGCGAAGGTGTTGGCAACGGGGTGGGCATAGACAATGCGGTCAGCGGTTGCTGCGGAGGTATCCCATGGCAAGGCCCCCCGCAAATTGGCAACCATGCGGACAACGCTGCCAACCGGGCAAAGGGCTTTGAGTTGGGCCGGGGTTAGGGTCTTCGGTTTGACCTCTTCCCTCGGGGGGAGTTGAGGGCTTGGGGTTGGCGGGGCTTGGTAGGTTTGGACGTTGCCATAACCGGGGGCCGGGGCCGTTGGGGTTGGGATGCCGGAGACTTGGAAGTTATAGTTGCCCCCAACGATCACGGAGTTTTGCCCCTCCAATAGAAGGGCGGTTATGGATGCAAGATGCTTTTGCAGTTCATCCCGGTTGTCGCCTTGGATATGGATGTCGAGTTGTTGCATAGAAAGGGTTGGTTAGAGGGCGGGCGTTGTTGCGGTTGGGGCTGGATCGTTGAAGGAGTTGATGATGTGGACGGTTACTTCCTCCTTGGGGTTGATGCTTGCATCGCACCCCCGCAAAATGAGGAAGGTTAGGAGGGCAAGGGTTGCTACCCGGACAATGCGTTGGGCGGTGTTCATGTTTGGCTTGTTGCTGCTCATTTGCCGGGTTTCCCCTTTAGGTGTGCAATGCGCAGAAGATTGCGGGCAATTATGGAAACAATTAGTCCGGGGCGTTTAACCGAATCATTGTTTAATTGTTCCCTTTTACTTAGGGGGACTCCTACCGGGGTTCCGGGTTGGGCATGGGCCACCTCAATGGCTTGCCTCAATAGGGCGATGAGGTCGCAGTTACAAATGCTCCTTGAACGCCATACCATGAAGAATGGGAAGGTTGGCTTAATAGCTACCATGAGACTACCCGGAGGATGCTTGCAGATATGCTTAATGGGCATTACCGGAACCACCCCCGCCGATTTGGTTTTGGGGGGTTGGGGTGCGGGCACCATAGGAGGCGAGAACGGGTTGAAGCTGGTTGTCATAGTTCGATAAGGCGATGGCGTTGGTGCGGGATGCGGAGGACTTGGCCCCTATGCCTTGACCACCAATAGGAGGAGGCAACCCCGACGAGATGTTTGGCTACTATATGCAGGGGGACATATTGATCGGGCAACACCTCTACATAGTCATGCTCTTGCATTAGTAGGAAGTTGATTGGCCTTGCCCCCCGCCCTAAGAGTTCACCCCCGCCGACGAGGTTGGATTGGCCGAACTTTAGTTTGGGGATGCCCATGGTTATTTCCCCTCTTCGACAACCTTCTCAAACGTGTAATACCATTTGGAATTTTCATACCATGAGTTTGATATGCGCCACCCCGCCCATTGGTGGCTCTGGATGGTTGCGGTGGCTTCCTCGGCGGTATTGCACTCGGCTGTCTCCCGGAGGATGGTTACTTGGTCGATGAGTTTCATGGCTCAGTATGGGTCGGGGTTGACGTTGCTCGCATCATAGGCACCAAACCTTGGGAGGATGCTTTGGCGAATCCATGCCTTTGTCTTGGCGTTGGGGTGGATCATGGCCATAAGCTCGGCTGCGCTCATGGTTATGCTGTTAATGCTGCGCCCGCACATCGCTTCCCCTATGCGGAGTTCCTTTTGGGGTCTATCCCCCGCCCTTGGTTCGGCTTGCGGTTGGTGTGGGTTGATAATCATGGCTTAATAATAGTGGGCCGGGGTGAAACTCCCCCGGTAGACTTCCGGCGGGAGGCCGGGGTTGCAGACCTCATAGATGGCAAGGAAGTTGTCGCGCACGAATTGCGTTGTGGCTTCGAGCGCCCCTTGCGTGTTGTAGGCAACGATGGTGCCCGTTAGCGTTGTGCGTCCGGGCGTTGCGGTTTGGTAACTGATTTGGAAGTGTCGCGTCATGGCCCTAACCCTTCTGGTCCATCTTATGGAGGATGCGCAGGGCAGCGGCTTTGCGGGATTTGCCCTTGCAACTGCTCAACTCACGCACCGGGATGGAGTCATCCATATTGAAAGCAAGCAAGAGGTTTTTGATGGTGTCCTCCTCATAGGGGGTTACCTCCATGGTTCTCTTCCCCGCCATAAACTGCAACCGCTTGGCCACCGCTTTGAGCTTATAAGCCACCGGACCCATTGGGCCAACCATGCGCCCCGCCAAGTTGTTGAGGTATGCGGCAGACAAGGAGAGGGCGTCACTATCCTTGTCCTTGTAGTGGGGCGTGCCCCCCGATGTGCTGGCCTCCACCTGCTGTGCATTGTTTGGCCCATCGGTGAGGTCCTCAAGGCAAACCTGATCCAATGCGATGAAGAGACTGTGGGGATGGGGGAACCGCCCGCGCACAACATAGTCGGCAAGGAGCCCATGGGCGTCCGTCTTAACCACCCGCGCCCGGTAAAGGTGGGTGCCTTGGTTAAACAGGACAACTTGGCCGGGTTTAACATCCTTGAGGGAGGCATACTTGAACGCCTTGCCGATGGGTTGAGGTGGGACCTGCATGGGCTTGAGGATGGTTGGCTTTGGCAAGATGCCCGAGTCCTTGATTGCGGCCTTGAGCGCCCCGACGGTGCCGGGAACAATGGCGCGAGGTGTTAGCTTGTCATTATCTTGGATAGCCCGCAGGGTTCCAAGTTTGAGCAATGCGCCCCGGCTGATCACCTTCCACCCGCATTTGCAGATGTATTTGCCGTTGCGGTAGAGTTTGAACCGCTGGACGAGGTGGGATTCCCCCGGCTTGCGCTCAATCTTGATGGTGTAATTGTCCGGGAGGGTTGGCGTTGGTTGGCGTGTTGGCTTTGGCATAAGTTTGCTGGTTTGGTTAATAGTTTTCGGAGTGGTGGATGATTGCACAATAGAAGCGAAGATACTGGAACCCCCAAAGGGATGCTTGCTCCTTCATGCGCTCGGCATGCTTGACCTCCGAGAAGATGGCATAGCAATCATCGTGGGAGATGTTTGGCACGTATAGCAACGCCTCGGGATTTGTGGCCATGCGAAACAGGTCGCTCAACTTCATGTGGAAGATTCCGTAGGTTTTTACAAGCTCCCGGAGGTTCTCACGTGCCGTTGCTTTTAGTGCAACTTGTTGCAGTGGTTTATTCATGGGAGGCGGGGAGAGCAAGGGCTTTTTGGGCTTGGTTGGCTTCGCGTTGCTTGGCAACCTCGGCCACGAAGGATTCCAACCGGCCCTCCTTTTTCATCTTGCGGATTTCCCGCTTCAACTCCACGGGCTTTGGCATGGTGCGGACAACGACGCCCCCGGTTGTTTTCTCATAGGTTGTGCCATTGAAATCGCGGTGCTTGTTGTCGGTGAATCTTGGAATGTATGCTCTCATGTATTTGGTGCCTTTTTGGGCTAGGTTCGGAGGTTAGCGTTTAACCGTTTAATTGGCAACAGTTTATTCCTTCTCATGCTTTTTAGCATCGGGGATATACCCCGCATTGTCCTCCCTCCATTCCCATTCCGAGGCGGGGAAGAGGCGTCCCCCTACCAAATGGGCGAGGCGGGAATCACACCCCTCTAGGACCAGCAAGTGCCCCTTCTCATTGAAGGCGGCCTCAACGGACCATTCGCCCGCATCCTTTTTGTAAACATTCTCCCCAATATGCCGCAGGATGGTGCCATTCTCCCCAATCGCCACATACAAGGGCCATACCGGGGCCGTAGCCATGGCACCCTCCCAGATAACCCGCGACTCCTTATTGCCCCGCATCGTTGGGGTGGCAACCACCGGGCAAGGGCCGTGCATCCAATGGGTTGTCTCACATTTGGGGCATAGCGTGTCGCCGGTATAGGCAGCGGGCTCCTTGGTTGCCGGGCTCCTTGGGTGGATGCCATCGGGGTGCGTGTGGCCGGTTAGCCGCATGAACATCCCATTGGCCGCCGCCCGCCAGCCCTCCCGGATGTCCCCGGAGACATCTGGCCATTGGGGGAGGGGCTGGTTGTTGAATGATTTCCAATGGCGTGCCCCGCAATAACTTTCATAAGCATCACAAGCAAGGCCATCAAGGGGGAGGTTTAATAGGCGGTCCTCCTTCTCGGCCCATGGGACCATGACACGCTCAAGGGCCTCACGGGCGTTGCGCTCATGCTCGGCAATGGCATCGTCGTAGGACTTTTGGAGCGGTGCCCGGCATAGGAAGACGTAGGCAAGGGCCTCCGCGATGCGGAGATAGAGGGCTCGGATGGCGAAGATCATAATTGGGTAAATGTTTGGGTGACGTTGAGGTGTTCGGCTATTGGGTTGACGGGTATAGGCATGCAGTTCTGCGTAATGAATATCGAGAGGGTGCGGGAGTCCCCAACCGCCCAGCCATTGCTAAAGGCCCAACGGGAGATCACCTTAGCCTCATAGGCATAGTGGGCCTCCAAGTTGAAGGGCTTGTCATCCCCACCCGGCGGTTTGGCATAGAGGCCAACACCGGGCAAGAGGGTGACCTCATCCTTGTCACCGGGGTTCAGGGTGTAATGGTTTTTAAGCTCGTTCGGCCCCACCGCGAGGAGGAGGCGGGAGCGAAGGTCAGCGATGGTTTCGGGGGCGACCTCAAGGGTTGCGTATGTATGCGTCATGGTTCGGCGGTTAGTTGCGGGACCCATCGGACCTTCTGGCCTTTGGCCCCATAGTTGCGGGAGTAATACTTCTTGGCTTTTTGAATGCTCGGGTGGGTTTGCATGGCAACGATGCCCCCGGCTTGAGTCACAACAATGAGTGTAACCCGCCCCCCTTGTTCGGAGATCGTTGCGGAGGTAACCCACGGTGCCCGGTTGTGCGCGGAGAGGATCATGCTTTGGGTTCTTGTTCCCCACAATCCGGGCAAAACCATGTAACCCGGTCATCGGCAAGGGAGATGAACGCATGGTTGGGGCAGGGCAGTTTGGGTTGGGCTATTGCCGCAACCGTGGCGGCCACTACATTGGCCCGAAGCTCCGGGGTTATGCGTTGCCCCGCCAAGGGTTGGACGGCATCCCTGACAAGCCGCTCTACGTTTTGGACAGCATCGGGTTGCTTGGCCTTTGGGGCATCCCCCGCGCCCCGCGTGATGGTCATGCACATGTTATCCATCTCGGCCTCGGTGCCGCCGGTTAGAGCACCATCCCCTATCCCCTCAAGGACCATGGACCGGAGGCGACGTTCGAGGGTATCAATTGATACACCGTTGGTTGCATAATTGACCTCAACATGGAGGACGAGTTTTGCGGTTGTGCTCATGGTTATATGTCCACGGGTTCCGTTTCGATTTGGGTGCGTTCCATTGAGATGGATACGATGTTTGCCATGGGGTAAAGGGTGCCCTCAATGTCAAAAAAGCCCCGCTTGCGTTGGTGGCCTAACCACTTGTTCATAACCTCATCCGGGGGGGTGAGCATAGGGGTGCAACCATCCCACTCAAACCACCAACCATCAAAGTCTCGGGTAAATAGGGGGCCGTCTGCTCCATTGAAGGTGGCCACAATGCGCCCAATGGGGTGGATGCCCCCCGACTTCTTGGTGGGTTCCTCCTCCACGGATTCCTCTGCAACTTGTTGCAGCGGGACTTTGGAGAACTTGACTTGGCAAGCAAACTGCAACCACCAACCGATGGCGAGGAAGGCATACCCCAAGCAGAAATCATCAAGGTAATGCCGCCCATGGAGGTAGCATAGGTGGAAGGCGTAAAAGGCCATCACCGGCAAATAGATGAGGAGGATGATAGTTGCAATGGTGCGGAGAATTTTCATGGTTAATAGCTTCCGGGGAGGTCATCGGCGAGTTGACATTTGCCGGGGAATGGTTGGATGGGTTTGGGCGTTGCCGGGCGTTGCCCCTTGGTTTTGGTTTGGACCAAGGTTATGACCCCGGCTTTGATATTATGCCGACGCCCGCAGGGGCAGGTATGCGTTAGGTTGACCTCCCAATGCGCGGAAACATAGGCGGGAAGGGTGTGGGCTTTGGAACATTCACAAGTCCAAGTCCCACCGGGTTCAAGGGGCTCGCTCATAGGTAGTTCATCTCCCGGTGGATTTCATCCCGCTCGGCCTTGGCCCGCTCCAACGCCTTGGTGATCCGAAAGGCAGCATCCTCGTCGTTGGCCCCTGCTTCGGCCATGATGTCGGCGATACCTTGGTTGCGACGTTGGATTGCTTCGGAGCCCGCCACGGCGGCCAGCTTTACCCGGTTTTGAAGGGCACTAACCGCCCGCTCCAAGTCAAGCACCGCACAGGCAACCGGGGGAACCTCCACAACATTGAGCCCCCAACCAAGGGCTGGCATCCATGAGCCAACTTTGGCATCCGACCACGCCCGCATGATGCAGCGTTGGACAATCTTTTCGTTCGCCCGGCATAGCGGGGTGAACTGGTCGAGTTTTGCGGTTGCGCTCCAAAGCATATCGGCCTCCTCGGAGACAAGCACAAAGGGCTCAACCGAGACGCAAATAGCGTGGGTGTATTCCCCGCTGCCACAGCGCAAAACGCCAAGGCCGGGGATTGGGATAACAATGTCGCCGATGTTCATGGTTAGGGGAGGATCGTATCCAAGAGGGTGTTTGCCTTCATGGTGACTTTTGTGATTTTGTCGATGAATTTATGCTGTGCCTCAAGCTCCGAGATGAGCCGGAAGGCGAGGCTTTGCGCCTCCACGGCGGTCATGGTGGAGAGGATTTGCTGCTTATCAGAGGCAATCTCACGCACCACAACCGTTCGGAGTTGGGCGTGGGTTATGGGCCACTTAGGGGTTTGGCCGGAGAATTTGCCCCTGCGTTCGATGGTTAGGGTCGGGTAGTTTGGTTTCATAAAAGGGTTCGCTGCAAGCCATGCCGGTGGCCTATCGCATGCGACGGTCGGCATGGCCGCAACTGGTTGAAGGTTAGGGTTTAACCCTTTAATTGGCAACAGTTTATTTCATCTGCTCCAATTCAAGGCCCGCGAGGATTTCCCCCCACGAAACCTTGCCAACGATTTGTGATTGGACATCCCCATGGTTAAAGAAGAGGACGGTTGGCAGGTTGCGGACCCCAAATTGGGCCGCGAGTTCCGTGCAATCCTCCACATTCACCTTGCAAACTTTGATTTGTCCGGCCCTCTCCTTGGCTATTTGCTCAAGGACGGGGGCCAGCATAGTGCAGGGGCCGCACCAACTTGCCCAAAAGTCCACAACGACCGGGATTTTGGAGTGCAAAACCTCTCGCTCGAAGATGGCGGGAATGAGTTCAATTACTTCGCCTTGCTTTGTTTTATTCATCAACCCAAAGGCTATCACCGGGGGGCCTTTGGGGCCAGCATTTGGCCATGGAGTTTGGTGCGGGCCGCCATGCCTTTGAGCCGGTCATGGGCCAGTTGCTTATCCCCGCCGGTCCAGTAGACGAAGCATTCCCCGGAAAGCCAACCGCCTTCACCCTCTCGCACTTCGGCTTGTCCATCAAGGTCCTGCCAATAGATGGCCTTGCGGGGTTCCTTGCCCTTTGGGGTTGGCTTGAGGATGGGTTGCTCTAACCCGGCGGCCACAAGGAGCCGGTGCCGGAGGTAAGCATGGACGTTGCCATTGCTGCACGTTGCAGCGGCCACCCGCTTGGCCATGGCCCGCGCATAGTTGAGGGAGAGGGAGCATTGGCAGACATATCGGTTGCGCATGCTGCAATCGCACATCTCGCGGGCTTTGAGGTTTTGGACCCCAAGGAACTCTTTTCGTTGGTTGGGCGACATTCGGTTCATAGGTTGTTGGCAGTTAGGAAGCTATCGACGGCTGCCCGGAGGCTATCAACGTCCTGCGCTATGCCCCCAAGGTCAAGGATTGGTATGCCTTCGGAAAAGGCAATGCGGAGGGCTTGCGCGGTTCCACCCCCACCCCCGCCATCCTTGGTCCAGCAGATGACAAAGGTTGAGGGGGTATGCAGGTCAAAACCCAAAATCTGGTAGCCATTGCGGGCGTGGAGCTTCTTACCCCCCGGCGTGCATCGTTCCCATTTGGGGTGGTGCGCTTCGGCCAATGTGAGGGCCTCGGGTGTGATGGAATAATAGGGGGAGGGGTTGCCATTGAACCGATAGGAGGGCAGGAAGATTTCCTTTTGCCCCCGTGCCAACACGCAACCGGCCTCAAATGCGCTGTCCGCCCCGTCCGCCCCGCCGGAGCGAAGGACCCAACCAAGCTGGGCGAACTCAAATGCGGCCTCCCGCATAACCTGCCAAACGACCGGGGGCGTTGCCCGGCTCCCTATGCCCGCGTAATAGATGGTGCTCATGCTTCCTCAAACCTCTGCCAGTTGTTGACCAAGACCACCGCATTCTTGGGGAGGGGTTTGGTGCCCGCGAGGATAGATGCCTCTATGCCCTCAAGGTCCTCCGTCCCCCGGATGGGGTCATTGCGCGTTATGGAACACCGGCCATTGCCGCTCCCATTGCCTAGCCCGCTCCAAGTGTAGCCTACATGGTAGACAATAGGGGAGGCCGGTTCGTTTGGGATGTTGGCAAACACCTGCTTCCATGCCCCCACCAACTCTTTGACAAGCTCCGGGTATTTGGCAACCTTGCAAGAGGGGCAATCCCCATCGTTTACCGGGTCGGAGCAGGTGCAATGCTCCCCCCGCAGTTGGGCCTTGAGCCCCTCAATGACGGCAAGGGCTTTTTGGTAGCAATCGGCGGTGGCCGCAAAGGCGGCTTCTCTGTCATCAGTCATATTTTAGTGCAACTTGTTGCAGCGAGCGGGGGGTTGAACCCCGCCCGGCTTTGGTTATTTAATGAGGCGGGTGGGGAACTGGTTGAACAGTTTGCCGAGGACCGAAACATTGATTATCGTTTGGGTTGCCCAACGGACCATCCCCGCTTGAGTGTGGTAAATAACGGTGCTGCCGTCCCACATGTTGCCAAGGTGTTCGCAGCGGAAGGCTTTCCCAAACTCCGGGTGGGCTTCCAAATGCTTTTCCATCTTGCCGGTCAGCTTGTGGATAAATGCAACGGTGGCCGCCTTGGCATATTCTGCCGCTTCCTTGTCAATGGTTGCTGCGCTGTCCTCGCGGAGGGCAACAATCATCGGTTCGTTGCGCCAGTTGCGTTGGTTAGGCAGGGCGGTGAAGTGTGACCGGCAGAAGTTATAGTCGGCAACCGCCCGGATGTAGGCGGTGCGGCTTGGGGTTTTGGTTGAACTTGGGTAGTCGTAAACTGCCTTGGCATCCATCCCAACGGCCCCAAGGGCCTTGGTCATAGTAGCGAGGCGGGCATTGAGTTGGCTAACGACGCGCTCCTTGATGCTGGCCTCAACCCCAACAAGGGCGGTGGCCGTAATGGTGTAGATCGGGCTTTCGGTTTTGGCTTGTTTTGCTTGCATGGTGTGAACCTAACGCTTAACCGAATCATTGGCAACAGGAATCTGCTTAATCAGCAATCCCAACCACTTGGGGGACCGGGAGGGTTATGCTTTTGAAGGCATTGGCGAGGCACTTATGGCCCCCAAGATCAACCACAAGGACCACCGTGAAGTCCGTGCCGTAATGGATGATGTCCGCGCCCTTGGCGGGGTATTGCTCATCACCCACCCAAACGTATTTGGAATACCCAATGCGGGGGTGCCGGAAGGCGTAGGCGGTTGTCCCGGCGGGGAACACGCGAGGCATGACAAGGCAGCTAATGAAGCTGTCCCGCAGCATTGCCCCTTGGACTTGGAACTCCGTTGAGGCTTTGAGTTGGAACTCCTCGGCCTCGGTTTCATTGAAAAGGTATGCAAGGTTGGAACCATTGCGAATTGCGTCCCGGACATCGGCGGGGAGGGTTACCTTGGTGTGGCTAGGAAGGGCGAATTTGCTCATGGGGTGACATTATGGCTTAACCGAATCATTGGCAACAGGAATCGCACGGAGCCTTGCTATTTCTTCCTGCACCCAAACCGGCAACCCATCATCCGGGGTGTGCATGGAGCAACTTCCGCTCCCATAGCCAAACCCACAATCCCCCGGCTCGGGTTCGATCTCCTCAAAGGGTTGCAAGCGGTCAAGGATGCGCATTTTGCCAAGGTCGGCGGTTGCTTCCCAACTCATCCCATCCCCGTAGTCGATAGCGAGTTGGACCTCTTGCACGTTGTAATCCGCTTTGGCCGCCCGGACGAGGTTGAGCTTTTGCTCCCATGCTTCCTCCGGGGAGTCATAAAGGTTGGCCCGCACGTAGCTAACGGTGCCATCATAGAGGAAGTATTTGATGGTCCCATCCGGGAACCGACAATAGCCAGTTGAGCGGCTCATACCATTGGCCCCCTCCCGGCGGCTAGGATGCGGACGCGCTGGGAGAGTGTTAGCTCCTCCCGCTCCCCAACGCCCTCCGGCCCGTTGGTTGGGATGTTGACAGCATCAAGAATCTCCCCGGCAATGCGGGCTTCCATTTGGGCATCGTTGAGGGCAACCGTTGTGGCAAAGGCCAACCCACCCTCGGCATCCAATGCCCCCACAACCTGCCGAACAAGGTCGGTGACCTCAAGGTAGCAAGTATGGACATCGCGGCGAGCCCCACCGCCTTGTTGCCATGCGAAGTCATGCACCGCCCGCTTGGCCGCTGGGGGAATGTTAGCAAGGGAATTATCCTCCTCGCATGCGGCCTCGAACTCCAACCGGAGCCGGGCCTCATCCTCCACGATGAGTTGGATTTGGTCCTTAGCCCATTCCGCCGTCTTGTCGGCTGCCGCCCGGAAGGCCGCATCCCTCTGGTCTTTGGTCAGGGGGGTGTTGTTGATTTCGTGGATCAGTTGTTCCCGGTGCTTCTCTTTTTCGGCCTTGGAAGGGTGGGGGATTTTGGTAGCAAATAGGTCGTAGTTCATGGCTGCCCCGAACCTAACGCTTAACCCTTTAATTGGCAACCGATTTCTTCCCCGCTGCAACTTGTTGCACTAGAATAGGCTCTCATCCGGGTGGCTATTGGCCAACTCTTCCCGCGTGGTTTGGCGGGATGGCCGGTTGTTGGCGCTGGTTGGCCTTGCTGTGCCCCCCGGTTGTCGGCTGCGCCCGCTGGGCCGCGTGGAGCCCGGTTTGGGTTGCTTGGTCCCGTTGCGGTTGGAACCCACAAGGGTTTCCCAGCCGATGGAGACAGCATCAATTTGGTCATCGTGTTCGCCTTCGGGGAACATCTCAAGCTCGGCGAGGAAGTCCTTATTCCATGGAGCCCGGACAAGGTAAACGCTGCCCGCCTCGACCTTGTTAAGCCATGGCAGGGCTCGGGCCAACTTGCCGCCCCTTGGGGGGTTCTTGGCGCGAACAACCACCCTGCCTAGCAACGTGGCGTGGAGGTCTTGCGCTGGGGCAAGGAACCCGGCTACCGCTTCGATGGATAGACGGAGCACGCCCTCATCAATCTCCGACTCGGCTTTGTCTAAAATAATCTTGCGGTTCTTAACCCATGTCCCCCGGTTGCGGAACATGTCAACGATGTAAAGTTTGTCTTGGTCCGGGTCATAACACATCCGAGCCCCGGCGGTGTAATCGCTGGTCTGCTTCTCGGTTAGTGCCAAATCCCAAGCCCGCACATGGTCCAACTCAATGGGGACGAACTCCCGGTTGATATACTTGATTTTGGTCAAGTCAACCTGCCCGGAACCCGCCGCCTTTGGCCGCCCTTGGTATTGGGAGGCCCATTCGTAATCCGGTTGGGTTGCCCGCTTGCCCTTGAGGAACTTGGCGGTTCGGACCTCCGGGAATAGAGCGTCCCCAACCTTGCGGTGCAGGGGGTCATTCTCAGCATCCTCACAGATGGCCGGGAGGTTGGTGACCTCAAAGACTTCATCCTCCGCGCTGTCCGCCGTGAGTTGGGCAACCTTGTCCTCGCTTGTGAGTTTGCCAATAAGGTCATCCGGGTGCCACCGGGTTGCCACGATGAAGATGGTTGCATCGGGGGCAAGGCGGGTAACGCAATCGGCATAATACCAACTCTCTACCTTGTCCCGGTAGGTCTTGCTCTCCGCTTCCTCGCGCCCGCTGTGTGGGTCATCAATAACCAGCCAATCAACCCGCCGCCCGGTTAGCTTGGTGCCCGTGGACTTGGCCACAATGCCCCCGCCGTCCTCAAGCTCCCATTCATCCATCCGGTTACAATCGTCCCGGATTTTCCGTCCGGGGAAGATCATCAAGTAGAGGGGGCTGCTAATGACATCGCGGATTTCGCGGGAAAACTTGTAAAGCAGGGTGTTGGAGAACCCCGTTATGGCAATCTGGATTCCGGGGGTATGCCCGAGAAGCCATGCGATGGCATAAGTTGACAGGATATAGCTCTTGCCATGCTGTGGGGGCACGGAAACGGATTGCCGCTTGCCTTTAACCCCATCGACAACATCTTGGATGAGTTGGATGAGGTAGCGATGAAGCGCCCCCAACACAATCTTCCCACCCGGCGGGTTGAATAGCAGGAAAAACGTCAAGAAGTCCGTTTGGGCCTTCGTAACGGCTGCATTGAGCCCCGCCTCATAGTCGCTTGGGGTTAGCCCAAACTCGTTGTCAAGACCTTGGCTGTTCGTCGGATACGTTGGCTTCATCTTCCACCTCCTCCTTTGGGGCGAACACCATGGAAATAATCCGCGCCAAGGCGGTGGGGGCTACCTCGTTGGCCATATCCGGGAATTTATGGACCGCCTCGATTGGGATGGGCAATGCGCCCGGCGTGCCACCAACCTCAACCCGTTGGCAATAGCCCCGGTGCCTCCCCTTGGTGGAGAGGTAAAAGATGATCGACTTCTCCTTGCCCTCCTTGATGTTGGTCAAGAGTTTGCGCTCAACGTAATCGACTTGGAAGTTAATGACATCATCCACCTCCTTGGCAAAATCCGGGTCATTGGCAACCCAATAATAGAAGGTCCGCCGGGACACACTCGCCGCCTTGCACGCATAGCTCACCACGCCGAGTTGCTCCTCAAGTTGGTGGATCACGGCCAACTTGCGAGGATCAGATATTGCGGTGGTATGGGCCTCGGGTTTATCCCCAAGGTCGATGTCCCTTATGCGGGAGCGTGTGCGGGCTGTAACGGGAGTGGTCATGGCGTCTATTCCTTAAATCTCTGCTCCGGCGGGCATCTCGCCAAATTGGCAATCGCTGCCAAGTTTTGCAACCGCCCGGTGCCAATCGCCTTTCAAGAAGACGAGGACGTTTTGGTGGGTCTTGCCGATCTTCCGGCCCCCGGCAAACTGCCGCCCCGCCCGCACCGGCAAGGAGCCGAGTGAAGTAACAAGGATGGACTCGTTGTAATAGGATAGCCCGGCCTCCACAAAGGCATTGACCGTATCACCCACAAAGTTGTAGTAGGAGCCGTCCTTGCGTCGGACTTCCCCAATGACAAAGCATGCAAAGGAGTCCGGCTTGAGCATCCGGCAACTGGCCGCGATGATGCCCTTATAGGCAACCCGGAAGGCATCATAGTTCTCCGCTGCAATGGCACTCAGGTCCCTTGCATCTTCGCTATAAACTTCGAGGTCCGCATAGGGCGGGCAGCTAAAGAGGAAGTCGTATTCCCCCGGTGCAACCGTTTCGATATTCAAACTATCCCCAGCAACCCAATGAGGGATGACAGCGGGGGGTTGCGTGCCCTTTTGTGGGGCGGGTTGGGAGCCCGGAACAACGCCGTGCTTGATGGCATCATTATCCACCAGTTTTGCATAGTTGGCATCGCTGACATAGGCGGTGAGGTCCCCCCCGCCAGCTTCCAAATGCTCGCAAATCCGGGCTGATTCGGTGGCCCCAAAGATGAGGTCAAGGGATGCCCGGAAGGCAACATAGGCCGGAAGTTGTGGGCCTTGGTTGTAGCATTTCAGGGACTTGTAACGGTTCCTTACGATAAGGGTTCCATTGGAGTTGAGTGTGAACGGGGAGGCGATGCAGCCAAAGGGTTTATCGGGTGTGAAGTGGATTCCACAAAGGTTCACCTCGTTCTTAAAGGGGCACCTCTTCTCCCCAGCGCGGGGTTGCAGCAAACCGGCCAAAACCACACCGCCCCGAGCAGCAATGGCGGGTTCCTCCGTTGGGTGGACGGTAATGATTGTGCCCGTTGGGCTTGTGCTGCTTTGGCAGCATGAGGCGTGGCAGGTTGTGCGGATATACTCGGGATCACACCCATTGAAAGGAAGCCGGGCCATAGCCGAACTGATCCTTACTTCCCGCAAACCACTTGTGTTTTGGATGGCGTCCACACTTGGGAGGCTGGCCAGTCGGTTGAAAATCTCTTCGGCCTGTTGGGTGTTTGCCGCAACTTGGTCCTCCCGGAGATCGACCCCGGTGTATTGGTAGCCAAGCACGCCAGCAACAATGCCGCGAACGCTGCCCCCCGCAAAGCAATCAAGGACCTTGCCGCCCGGCGGGCAATACCAACGGTAAGAGAGTTCACAAAGCACCGGGTCAAAGATGCTTGTGCCATTCATCCCATCGGCGCTGGCCGCCAGAATCTTTTGGCTAACCGGGTCCAGTGATTCGACGGGTTTATCCCCGGCCACCCATGTCAGACGGCCCTTGTTGCTTTCTGCGGGTGCAACTTGTTGCACTTCTGGTTGTTCGCTCATAAAAATTCCTGTTGCCAATGATTTGGTTAAACGCTATGACTCCGATATGCCACGCACCGAGCCACAAAAAAAGGTTGAAATACTTGCCGAAATGATGAATACGGGCGATTGGCACTCCGCGCTCCGGTTGGCCGCCAGTTGGCCCAAACTCGGAGAGCATGAGAAAGCAATCCGCCAAGGGTGGGCTGCCAAGAGCAACCCGGCCCTCTACCTCCAAATGCACAAGGACCCGGACGCTTTGGTTGCGGCTGGGGTTGCGGCTTTGAAGGAGCGTTACGCATCATACTTCAAAGGTTAGGCGGCTGACTTGGCCGCCGTGCCGGGGATTGCCTTGCCGGTGCCCGTTCCGCGTGCGCGGGACTTCTTGTAATTCGTTGCTGGTAGCGGGCTCCCGCATACCGTTGCGTTGGCCTTGCGCCCACGGCTCTTGTCCTTCATCAACTTGTTGAGGCCCGCTTGTGCCCCGCCGCCGAATAGCAAGGCCCCCGTTTTCGATGCACCCGCCGGGGCCGCACCGCCCGCATAGTTACCACCCAAATGGAACCCATCAGAACCACCGGAAAGGAGGGCCTCCCCCCGTCCGAGTTCCGACCTGATGCCAATGGACAACCATGTGCGCTTCCGGTCTTGCCAATAGCCCTGCCGGGCGTCCAGCACCGAGAAAGGTGGCACACCAAAGCGGGAGGCAAGGGTTGTGAGGGCGACGGTGGTTTCTGCATCGGTTGGGGTGCTCCCCCCGGAGGGTGCCGGGTCAACCGGGTTGAAGGTAGGCAACTCCTCCTCCGTAAAGCCGGTCAACTCCATGTCGAAGGCTGGAAAATTATCGTGGATTTCACTGAACAACCCGGAGAGGTCCCCCTCATCCATGGAACTAAGTTCAGCGATGCGGTTGTCCGCAACCATGTCCGCCCATTCGCTCGCCTCGTTGATATAGTCTTGGAAATCGACGGGGACTTGGGTTAGGCCCAACTTCCGGGCCGCCGCTAACCGGCCATGACCCTTGATGACAAATCCGCTGCGGTTGGATACGACAACCGGGTTACGCCAACCCTGCGCGAGAATGATCTTGGCCAGCAATTCAATCTGCTTGTCCGGGTGCCCGTTTGGGTTGCGCGGGTTGGGTATGACCCCCTCAATAGGTTGGAGGGAGGTGTGGGCGCAATAGACGCTCACTTTGCCATCAATGACCGCGAGGGCATGAGGTGCCGGTGCGGGGGGTGGCGTGGTTGGCGCGATGCGAGTTCGTGTTCGGACGGGCGTATTCACCCTGCCTGTTTATCATGGGGCTATATCAAGGTCAACTCCCTTTGCACACTTTGGGTCCTTTTCCCGCTATCTGCGCAGCCCATGGGCACAATTACCTTAGTGGGGGCCGCCGGTTTCTTCTGCACAGTGGACCCATTGGCAGCCATTAAATCGCGGGGGAGGAGGTCAAGTTGGCGGGTCCCAAGGACATTGTAGCGTTGCCGGTAGGCATGCCAGATGATGGATTGGGCTTGGTGGCCTTTGAGCCCATGGTTGATGGCAATAGAGCGCACGGCCAATTCAATCTCATGGTAAAGGCGGGGGTTCATGCTGGCCGCCCTCGTCCTATCGGTTACGGCGTCCCCCTTGCCTTTGTGGCCGGTTACGCGCCCGCGCTGCCCATGCCACGCCCAATACATGTGGCCGTCAACGGTCACCGGCTCGGGGTTGTCTGGGAAGGAGATGTTGAGGTAAAAGTTGCGGGTCTTGAGGGCAATGATTTCATCCAGCGGGTCGGCCCCTTTGACGATGGCCCATGCTTTGCGCTTGTTGTGCCCATAGGTCGAAACCGTGAAGTCATCTATGCCGAGGCCCATGCTTGACGCTTCGAGCATCTTGCGGGCGTCCCGGATGTTTCCTATGTAATCATTGTTCGGGGATAGGGAGGAAAAGACGGCTGCGGCAATGGGCAAGGTCACCCCATTCTCTTGTGCGAGGTCGCGCATGATACCGTGATACCGATAGAACGCTTGGCCAAACTCCTTCCGCTCGGCATCCGTTGCCCGGCCAAACAAGGCATAAAGGTTGTCAATGTTGCCCTTCATTCTGCCCTCCACATTCTTTCGTATGGGCGGCCACGGAACCCATTGGGCTGCACCTTCCTTGGCTCCCTTTGCCAAACCAGCTTGATGCCAAGTTTGCGGGCCACCGCCCTAACCGCATTCGCACCGGGGTAGCCAACCACGAAGCAATCACCCGGCCCCAACTTGCCGAGGAAGGCAACCCATGGGCTTGGGGGGTTTGGCCGCCGGGTTGGTTTGCGGGGCAACTTGGGGGGTGGCATCGGCACCCCTTTGACTATGGCTGGTTCGGCGAATTGTCTTTGCATAGGTTCTGCAACTTGTTGCAGCGACTTCGGAGGTTAGCCTTTAACCTTGTCATTGGCAATAAAAACGAGACAAAAAAGCGGCTGGGCCATGACAGCAACCCAACCGCTTATCCCCTTTTCCTGAGAAATTTATTTGTGCTAACTGCGAGTGAGGAGTGTGCCAATTAGAAGGACCCTATGCTTGCATCGGGGGCAATCATTACCGGGTTCGTCCTCCGGGACAGCCATCGGGAAGGAACAATAAGGGCATAGGCCGCTTCGGTCAAATCGTTTAACAAGCCATTCCACCAAGGCCGCCGGGATGGCGAGGATGAATGCCATAATCCCAAAAACTGCAAAGATGCCGGTAAGGCAAAGGACCATCCCCAAAAAGAGGTAGATCATAAAGGTTACGCCGGGGGTTGTTTCCCTCCAAACCCTTCTTGTGGGCATGCAATACTGGTCGTTTGGCATATAGGAGTCTCCTAGTTCTTGCATGGGGTGGGTGTCGGTCAAGGCGGGCCAAATCATGCAAGGGACTGGCCCGCCCCCGCTTGCAACGCAAGCAAACCAAACTTTAATGAACCGCTCTTGTGCGAGTTCTGGCGACCGTTGGGGCCGCGACTTCAATACCGTTAAGGGCCGCAACGGGGACTTCCCCGGCGAGGTCAACGGGTGGCAATGGGCTGCCCGGCTGCACGTAAAAGAGGGCAGAAATCTCGGAGGCCGCATTGGCTACGAGGTTGTTGACCTGCCGCTTTAACGCCCGGACCAAATGGAGGGCCTGAACCGCGTTTGCCTTGGTTGAGAACCATGCCGCAATGTGGTCCCCATTGATTGCACTCGTCCGCACCTTCACCTCATGGCCGAGGGGCAAGGCAACCGGGCGAATGGATAACTTCTTGGTGCCTACAACTTCCGTCACTTCATAGGCCGCTTCCTCATAATAGAGGGAGTTTCGTGGGCATCCCTGCTCAAAGAAGATGCAAAACTTTCCTACGAGTTTGTCCGCTGTGTTCGTTTCGCTCATTTGTGTTTGTTGGCTTTTGTTGGTCGGAAGGTGGTTGGCGTGCCCGGAATTTATACCGGCTGTTTCACCCAACCACCCCCCGAAATTATTACGCCGTGGCGGTAGCGGTTTCAGCAACCTCAACGGCCTGAACATCGTCGGCCTCCACTTCGCCAACCGTCACGCCGTATTTGGTGTTGACGTAGGCGAGCATCTGCTCAAGGGGCATATCAACCCCGGCCTGTGCGGACATCCATTCCGTCATAATATAGTCGAGGGCCGCATTGGGGTCTTCGCTATCAATGGCCTGTTTTGCGGTGTCGAGGGCGGCTTGGAGGGTGTCGGCCTTGTCTTGGAAAAACACGAACTTGAAAGCCACCTTTTTGGCTTTTGCCCCGCTTGTGCCGGTGCCATCCCCGCCCGCTGAAACACTGGTTTCCTCAATCTTGGCCTTGAGGTCGTCGATGTTGTGGCCGGTTGCAAAGTCGAGCAGCAACTCGGAGTCCTTGATGGTGCCACCTGCGCGGGCGATTTCCTTGGCCTTTGCCCAGCCAATGGTTGTGAGGCGTTTCTCGTCCAAGCCGAGGACGGAGAAATGCTTGTAAATTGCAATGAGGTAGCGGGCCTTGCGGGCCTTAACCCCGAGGTCCTTCTCAACATAATCCTCAAAGGCGGTGGCCCCTTGGTAGCGAGGCACGTTGCCCGCATCCGTGATGGTGAGGTAGTCCTTATGCTCGGCAATACGGTTCAACACCCCGCCGAGGGTAAAGTAGGTTTCGTCTGCGCGGGTGACCAACACGCGGGCCGCTTCGAGGGCGTCATGGCTGGTTGCCAATGCTGCGCGAACCGCTTCCGTGTCACCGGAAATAACCGCAGGGGTTTCAGTCGTTGCAGCCGGGGCCGCTGCGGGGGCTGCTGCGGCTGGCGCCGTCTTGGCCGCTTTGGGTGCCCGAACGGGTTTGGCCGGGACCGCAACGGGGGCGGTTTCAACCGGGGCTGCAACAACAGGTGCGGCTACGACCGGGGCGGCAACTACCGCTGCGGGGGCTGCTGCGGCTGGCGCTGCCTTCTTGGCTGCGGTCTTCTTAACCTTGGCTACCGGGGCTGCGGCTGGCGTTGCAACCGGGACTTCGGCAACCGGCTTGAGGTCGAGTTCGTCGAGGAAGCAAGTATCCTGCACCTTCTCGTCGGTTTCTAGGCATGCAATGAAACTGCCGTCCTCTTTACCGGCGGCAATCAACTTGAGGCGCTGGCCGGGTTGGAAGATGGGTTCGTTGTCGCCGAGGGATTCAGCATCGTATGCTTTGAAGGTTGCTAGGTCACCGATCTGGTATGCGTTTGTGCTCATTGTCGTATTTGGTTTTGTTTGGTTTGCGTTGCTTGCCGCGTTGGCTTGCATTGACATGTTTTAGGCGTTTAACCGCATAATTGGCAAGAGCAATTCACTAGAATCGTTTTGTCTCATGGATTATTACGGGTTCTAACTCGGACAATCCCCGATGTTCTCGGGGTTGTTTTAAGGATTTGCTCAACTTTTCCAACGGCTGTCGCTTGGATTGCCGTTGGGTCTTGCTGGAAGATAGCATGATATTCGCCCTTTGTCCCCATGGCTACTCCCACGGCGGCCAAGGCGAAAGCATCGGCGATATTGTTGTTTCGGAACTCCCGGCCCCACCGCTTGTAAATCTGGAGCATTACCTCATCCTTTTGGGAGTTGCCCTTGCCGGTGACGAATTGCTTGAGGCTGGTTGGCTGGACGGTATAGGCCGAAAGGTTATGGTCGGCGAGGCATAGGCGGGCAACCCCACCCCATTCCCCAATCGCCTCGCGCTTGTTCTTGGCCCCGAAAGCGTAGCCCTCTATGACAACGCGCTCAATGGGGTGCAACTTGTTGCAGCGGGCTATCAGGCCCGACAGTTGGCCCCGCAAATTGGCAAGGCGTTCAACCCCCATGAGTTTTCCGGGTTTGAGGACTCCCCCCTCTTCAATTCCGGGGGCGATAAAATACCACCCCGTCTCCGTAAGGGAGAGGTCTAAGCCGATGTTCATAATGCTACGCTCTGGAAAAACAATTCACGCAAGCCGCACATCCCCTTGCCATAGGGGAGGACGGTGTTAGGCAGGACGGATGTTTGGTTGGGAGTTGGCTTCCCTCAAGCGCCTGTTTCGCAATTCTGGCATTCTGCCACGCAAGGTCAAGCGAGTTCGTAACCTCCGGGGAGGTTGCATCAATGGAAAATTCATGGTAGGGCGACCCCTTGAATGAGTAGTCCTTGCAAACGTAAAGGATGATTACGTGGGGGTCAACCGGCACGGTCCCCCGCGCTGCCAGCATCTTGCGGTAAGAGCTTGCTTGGAAAATATGGTTAGGCACCGCCTTGGTTAGCAAGTCAAAGTCCTTCTTGTTCATGGACTTGATTTCCAAGACATGCAACCGGCCCGAAGCCATAAATATGAAGTCCGGGTGCCCCGCAACCTTGGCCTCATGGTCTATGAGTGTGAACTCATCGTAGTGGGTTGCTACATGGCCGCAACGGACGCAGATGGCGTTGGGGTTGAACATCCCCTCATATTTGACGCGCTTGCAAGGGCAACTCCATTCCCCAACGCACCCGATGTTTTGGAACCGGGCGAGCAACTGCTTGCGGACATGGGCCTCAATGCCCTTGCCAATGGCCCACAGAACCCGGTCACAACTCCGGGTGCTTTCATAGATATTGATCTCATCGCGGACGGCTACAACGTGCCGCCGGGGGCAAAACTCAAGCAGGGAGGAAACATGGATGTAATCACTTCCGATGCGGGTTGCATCAATCTCCGCATCTTGCGCGTGGAGGATGCTGGTTAGAAACCCGGAGGTCATTTCCGGGATGGCCGCAACCCCGGCGGTAACGGTTTGCCGGTGCGCGTGTTGGAGTAGGCCCCTAAGTAGCATTTCGGACCCCCCATGATTCCCCCGCCACTACCTTTGAGATGCAGCTAGGATTCACCCCAAGTTGGGTAGCTAACCTTTGGCGAAATCCGGGGGCTACCCGAGCACGCCCATGCAAAGCTGCCCGATAGGCTTCCCGTATAGTAGCAACGGCCCGTTCGGTGAGCTTGGAGAACCCATTACGGGAACCCCGGCAAGTTGTCCCATGCACCACCCGATCAGCTTGGTTCTCGCGCTTGGTGGCCCACCGAAGGTTATCGGCTCGGTTGTTTAACTTATTACCATCGTTGTGGGCAGCATCGTGCAGAGGGGTTGGCTTGGTGCCATGGAATGCAAGGCAGACCAACACGTTGACCCTTCGGCAGACCTTCTGCCCATTGAAGTAAAGCCCTACTGATTGGTAGCCGGTTGCCCGGTTGGTGTGGGGCGAAAGGAGGTGGTCTTTACGGCCCATTATGCGTCCATCCTCAAAAGCGAAGTAGCCATCATGGCCGGGTATAGGAAGTGGTTTCATCTGGTTCTTTGTAGGCCGAGCATCTCCAAAACGAAGACAGGGACCACGGCTATTTCACAATCCCGTTCACCATCCGGGTTGAGGAACTCAATGCAAAAGGCGGGCAATTCTCCTTGGGATGCAAGGGCGGCCTCCTCTATTTTCCGCACCAATTCGCGGGTGATTGAGAAACTCTTTTGGAGGGTGGTTTTGCACTCAATGCGGGCGTAGCCCTTTATGCGGACATCTCCCTTGACATCCCCGGCCCCGCTCCTTGGGGTTATAGTCCCCCCGATGCGCTTGGCACATTCCTTTTCCTGCTTTGGTGCCCGGCGGTGAGCGTTGCTCGGGAGCTTGTCGGCTTTTCGTTCTCGTAATCCCATGGCTGCAATATGTTGCACTAGAACGGCTCGTTGTCGGCTAATTGCCTACCCGCTCGTCGGGTTGCGCGTTCCTTGTTTTCTTTGGTAATGTTCTGAGTATTTGTGATGATTTGGAGGTTATCATAAACGTAGCCCTTGGTAGAGTCCTTTCGGTCAACATGGAGGCTGTTTGCCTCATGCCCCTTGCGCTCCATATAGCCCGTCCCCACAACCACATCCACAAACTGCTCAAGGGTTAGCTCAAAAGGTTTCTTCCGGTCCATGGCGCTGTTCCTCAGTTGGGAAAAGGCCGCTTTGACCGGGTAGCGTTCCCGCCACCGCCGCATCATGCACTTCGAGCAGACCTTATTGGCCCCGGCCCTTGTGTTGCGGCAGTAGCGGACTTGGCATAGCCGAGGGTTTTTGGTCCCCTCGGCCACAAAGTCGTAGCCCTCGGGCATGGCGGTTACCAACGGATCAAATGATTGTCCGGTGGGAGGTAGGGCATGCCCTTCGCCTCGCGGGTTAGCCCAATGATATGGCGCTTCAACTCAAGGAAGGCCACCGGCTCTTGGTAGAGAGCATCGCAAATCGCCGCTAAGTTGCCGAATTTCATGCCGTCGAACTCGTCGATGCACTCAACCCGCCAACTGGACCCACCGCCTTGGACAATGCCCATTTTCTTCGCAAAGGCCACAACGACCGGGGCATCAAGGAAGGTGCCCATGCCAAGCGGGTGCTCGGGGTCAACCACCATTTGGAACTCCCCGGCCCGGATGCTGGTCAACTTGGCCTTCGTAATTTTGAAGGTATGCTCATTAACCGAGACGCAATCCATGGCGGCCTTCTTGGCAGCCTCCTTTTGGGTTGCATCGGCGTCTTTGCCCTTGGCAGCCTCATTGGCCCCTACCTCCTTGTTTTTGAGTTCCACGCGGGTTGTCACCAAATACTTCAACTGGTTGCCGCCGGGGATGCTGCGGGGGTCACCGAACATCGTTATCTTGCTGCGGAACTGGTTGGCCAGCAAAACGGTAACCCAATGGCCCCGCTTGCGCTCCTTGACCCATGACTTGAGGATGTCCGAGCACATAAACCCAACGAGCCGGGCGAGTTCCGCCGGGGCCGCATTGTCGGCTGCCGAGCGGTCGCTTTGCTTTTGGGGGACAAGGGCGGGGATGGAATCGACCACAACCCCGCAAACCTCCCACGTATCGAGCATGGACTTAATCATGTCCACGGCGTCTTCCCCGCTTTCGGGTTGGAGGATTACAAGGCGTTGCAGGTCCACGCCATGCTTAACCGCCCAATCGCGGTCGAGGGTTGTTTCGGCATCAACCCAAACAACTACCTTGTCGGGGTGTTTCCGCTGCAACGATGCAACCACCCGAAGGAGCATAGTCGTTTTTCCACTGTTCTCCCAACCGTAAAACATTGCGCATTGGCCCTCACTAACCCCGCCCAATAGAGCGAGATCGAGAGTGAATGCCCCGGTTGAGACAAGATTAAACAATGGCAATTGAGTCCCTAAAAATACTGTTTTCGGCCCCTTCTTATCACGGATTTCCCCCATGATGGCCTCCAACTCGGTTTTCGGCTTTGCATCAACCGGCTCGGCAGCCTCACCCTTCTTGGCCTTGCCCTTGGCTTTGGGTTTGGCAAAGGCTGCATCCAATATGGCTTGCTGGCCGGGGGTGATGTTTGCCGATGGGACACTGACAATAATATCCGTCTTTTCAACGGGAGGGATATGGATGGCCGTGGCCGGAGCGCGGGAACGGGAACGCACGGCGATGGTCGGCGTGGGAGATGTTGTCATGGTTGGAAAAGGGGGTGAGGGTTAGATGACGGGCAATTGATCCGTGGCCCCGGTTTGGATGCCAAGGGCAACGCCGAGTTCCCGGTTAATGAGGTCGTCAACCGTCCCGGAAATATGGGTGTAGGTTTCCTCAATAGCCGCATCGGTTGGGAGGCAAGGCATGCAGATTGAAACGTCCACGCGGACGGATTCAAACTTGATGGGGGTGGTTTTGGTCAGGCCCCCTTTCACGGTGACATAGGCCGGGTGCGGGCAATTCTCAAGGAGCCCGGCGTCCACCCGGTCGGTGTTATCCACCTGATCCATGACAACCCCGGACATCGTTGTTTCGCGGGAGGTGGATATGGACCCGGTGGCCCTTGTTCTGGTTCGTGCCGTGGTTGGCGGGATAGTTGTTGGCATGGGTGTTCTTTGGTTGGTTGGTGGGGCTTAAATTTCGCCCTTCATGTCGGCATTGAGTTGCTCAATTGTTGCCGTGTCGGTTTGCTGAAAGTGCATCTTGGCGGCTTGGTGGGCGGCCAAAGTGGTGATGAGCCGGGTGGCTTGTGGGAGGGTGTAAACGTAGGAACCGGATGCCCCTTTTTTATGCCCTTCTAGGAGGATGGTTGGCTTGGGGAACTGGCCCCGGCTGTGCCAACGGTAGAGGACCCAGCGGTGGTATTCGATGGCGGTTGCAAACTCTTGCACCGTAAGGGTTAGCCGCTGCTCCTTCTTGCGCCCGAGAATCACCTCCCGGACTTGGCCAAATGAGGCGAGGGTTGCAATGTTGCCCGCACATGAGCGAGGGGCTACTCCAACCCGCGCACGGTATTGGGTGCGGTTGCTTGCCCGGACCTCCTTTTGGTAGGTGGGGTCTTTAGCATACTGCTCCCGCCGCTTCTTGTTTCGGATGTCCTTTTTCGCTTGCTGGTTTGGGTCTTGCGTCGTGCTCATGGTCTTAAATTTTACTGGTCGATGATTGTTACATTGCATTGGCCGTAATCCCCCAACCGGGAAGCGCAGGATCGCACCATTTTGGCGTTCCCAATGTCCCGGATGGTAAACCAAACGGGGCGGGGCTTGTCCGGGTATGGGCGTCGGATTCGTCCAATGACTTGCTCACCCTCTGATCTTGGGGTCACATCAACCCCGGAGTCAAGACGAGGAATGTCTATTCCTTCCTTCATCATGCCATACGTGGCGAATATGATGGTTGCATGGGCTTTTACATGGTCCAAATGCTCGTCCTTAAAGGCAACCTTGCGAATGACCTTCTTCGTTTTGCCGTTTGGTTGCTCCTCCAATGACTCGGTTTCATAGGCCGAGACGAATAGGCCGAGGTCCTCCTCCGGGATGCCCGCTTGGATGCACATGACCATAAGGGCTTGGAGGTGGCCAACCCGGTCGCCAATAACCAGCGTGTAGCGGCCTTGCTCATAGAGGGGGCAAATGACATCCCCCACAATCATCTTGTTCCTATCCGAGTCCAATGCAATGAGGGAGAGCATGGTTGACAGGCCAAGGGTGCCCGGCAGTTTTTTGCGCTTGCGGCGGTAGTTGAGGACAAAGCAATCGCAAGCCAACGCCTCGGCCTCACTCGCAACCGCCGGGGGGCCAAAGTAGTCCAAGAACAACTTCTCACAGCCATCCTTGCGGTCGGGGGTTGCCGTCATAGCCAGCTTATACTTGGCGGGGAACTGGCGCATGCTGTGCGCGAATGAGCGGGCTCCTAGCCTATGGGCCTCATCCCATACGACCGTCCCAAAGCTCTCATAAAAATCAGCGGGCCACTTGCCCGGCTTCAAATTGTGGACGAGGCAAATCGTGATTGCCTTGCCTTTATATTTGGCCTTCCCGGACATGACGGTGCCTATGGCGTCCGGGGGCAAACCGAGGTGCAATGTTGCCTCCTCCTTCCATTGCTTCACAAGCCGCTTGGAGGGGACGATAACCAAAGCAGAGCGCCCGAGCCGTCCAATGGTGTTGAGGGCAACTACGGTCTTGCCTGTGCCCGTGTCGGCCTCGGCGAGCATGGTCCCGCGCATAGGCAACTCCCGGAGGATGTCCTCCATGAACTTCGCTTGCTTGGCGGGCTCCTTGACCTTGGGGTGGTAGGGGCTTGGGAATTGGGTGACGGTGATAGAGCGGCCATTGCAGGTGCCATAGTCCAAATACTGCAACTTGTTGCACCGCTTGAGCCACTCAAGGCCGAAGTGAATTGGGACCCCAACCGCCCCCCGCGCCCGGTCAAGGACGTAGGTTTTGATCGGTTGAGGCCCCGTGTCTTCCTCTTCCTCGCCATCGGTGTCTTCCTTGGCGGGTGGTCGGAATGTGCTGAACTCCTTCGGCATAATGGTCAACCTCGCCATCAAGTCATCGGCGAGCCCCCTGTTGAACCACCCAATAGGCAGCCAAATCATGGACTCAAGCGAACATCTGTAAGGCGAGGTTGTCATTATGCTTGGGAGGTTGTCGTCTTATTGCTCCCCACCAAATGGGTCACTTTCGCCGCCCATAGGGATGTGGTCCTCCGCTGCCGGTTGGGCCACTGGCTGGGCCGCCGGGACCCCACGAACCCGCGTGCGGGTGCCGCCGGGGGCCGGTTGAACCGGGGCTTGATGTTGCTGTTGCGGGTTGGTGCCCCCACGGAGCGCCCGGCGGGGAACGCCCGGAGCTTGTGCCCCCTCGGCCCCTGCTTGGCCCTCCAAATACTGCTCCACCTGCTGGCTGCTGCCCGCTTGCGGTGGGATGCCGAACCGCTTGCGCAGTTCATTGACATCCGGCATTGGGAACACCCGCTCGTAATCAATTGCGGTGATGTCGGCATTGGGCGACTTGATAACCGTGTGACCGTCGCGGCCCATAATGGCCGGGTGGCCATAGGTTGCAATGATCTCGGCTTCCGGCACGATGTCAAACAACACCCCGCCGAGTTCCGGGATCATAGAGGGTTCGCCCGTATTAGCGGACTGGCCATCTGCCCCCCGCTTCATGCGGAGATACATGCCGCGCAATGTCTTCCCTTGCGCAATTGCGGACGCTTCAAGGTCCTTGAACTTGCCGAGGCCGCCCTGCTTGATAGCAAGGAGCATTCGGCTCTGTGGGATGAACTCGCCCGGCTGGCCGCCATCGCCCTTCTTGGTGTAGCCTGAGATGTCCAAGCACGAAAGCATAACGACGTAGGTGCTTTCGCCGTATTTTTCGCACAATGGGCAGTTGTCCATTTCCTTGACGCAGGGCTCAAAGTGGCCCCAACGCCCGTCAATTTGGAGGTTATGCTCGTAAAAGCCCACCCCGTTATTGATGGACGCATCAAGGATAATGATCTCCCGCATCTCCCCGGTTTTGACCCGGAACCGGAAGAGGTTACCGAGGCCCGCCTTTCGCATTTCGGCCTGTTTGGCCTTTTGCTCCCCTACCTTGTCCGCCTCGTTCAAGATGCTTCCGCCCCTCTTTAACCATCCGGCTGATCCGTTTTGGCTTGCGGGGGCTTGCTGCTGTGTTGCCCCGGCGGGTGCGGGGGCGAGTGGACGGCGGGACCTTACTGGCTGCTGCTGAGTTGTCATTCGACTTTGCTTTCTTTGGTTGGCTGGGCTTTTTGCCCGTTTTGTTTTTGGTTGGTGCTCCTAATAGGAGCGGTGTTCGCCGTCTATCGCGGCAAGGCATGAGCGCCCGGATGAGTTCCGCAACTTGTTCAGCTACGGCATAAGGGAATCCATGCGAAATCAATTTAAAGGCATTCAGGGGGAAAGAGCCATCATAAAAAAAGACCCCGGCCCCTTCAAAGGCTATGAGCAATTCTATGACGGTGGATGCTTTATAGAGGACCGATGGGATAAGGACCAACCGGCGTAGGCCCGTGTCGGTTGGGACGCTCATCTCAACCCCCCGGCCCGCAGCAAACTCGCCAAGGGCATACTTAATCAGTTCGTCATCCATAGGGCTGGGATGCTATGGTTTAACCCTTTAATTGGCAAGGCTATCATCCGAAAAGAGCATCTCTTGCAGCATCTCGGTTGTTAGGTTGTCCGGGTCGTTGATACCCTCGGGGTAGAGCGGCAGGAAGGTTGGGACATGCTCATGGACCTTATCCCATGCGCCCCCGCCCATGCGTTCCCCTTCCGCATTCATTGGGCCAAATAAGCCAAGCTCCCCCGCCTCATCATTGTCATAAAGGAGGTGGATGGGGGCGTTGTAGCTTATGAGGATGTCCCGTTGGTATTTGCTCATGTTTGAGCCCATGGTGGCCACCGGGTTGCAAAACTCCCGCGCACCAATCTCAATCATGTGGGCCAAGGCAAAGAGCCCCTCCACCAAGAGCAAGGGCTTGCCCTTTTCAATTAACTGCTCTCCAAGGATGAGCCTCTCCTTTGGCAACCCCGCGTAATCTCGGACCTTGGGGTAGCGGGGGAAGGGGAATTGGTGCTTCTCTAATATGGTGCGTCCGGTGAACCCAAATAGGTCGCTCTTGTGGTTGAGGACGGGGAAGAGGATGCGGCATTCGTCATCGTCATAGACGAGGCCAAGGAGTTCAGCGGTTGCCTTGCCAACGCCCCGCCCGGCGAGGTATTTGCGGCTCCACTCATCCTCCCATGCCAAGGGATACATCCCAAGGTAGGCCGCTTTATTGAGCGGGTCCGGCTCCACTTGGATTGCCGAGTCGTGCTCATAGGGTGGGAACTCGTCCGGGGTTTCCATGAGGTCGGCTTTGACGGCCAGCCCCCGGTATTTTTCCTGCCGGTAATACTCCAACTTGCGGACGAGGGTTGACATGCGCCCGTGGGTTTTGCATGCGAAACAGTGGAACCCGGAAATTCCCGTGGGCTCCACGCGGACATAAAAATCGGGGTTGCGGTCTTGGCCACTGTTATGGAGCCATTCGGCAAAGGGACAGAATGCAAGGAGCCATCCGTTGGCGTTCGTCTGGACGACATCGACATTTAATTCGCCAAGCAATTCGCGTAAAGGGGCTTCGTTCATCTGCGGTGCTTTCGGCTGGTTTTTGAGAAATTGCGGTAGAAAGGGACATGGCCTTGGGACTCCCATGGCTTCGCCGTATTCTGGGTTGATGGAAGGTAGGGCATCTCCTTCCGCTTGGGGGCGAGGAAGCCTAACCCTAAAGGTTCGGGGCCTTCCCCCGTGCCATTGATAACGAGGTGCTCATAGGCCGCCCATTGCAGGGCATCGACGATGTATTCGTCGGCGTGCTTATGGACAAGGTGGAGCAAAGTGCAGCCACCAACCCCGTGCGAAAGGAGGATTCCAGCATAGCGGGCAATAATGGCATCGCGGGCCGCCCGTTCAAATATGGGTGCGCTCATGGCCGGGCAACAATGCTTACCGGCGAGCCCTTGAAATTCCAAGGCGAAAACTGCATCCGGCCACGGTTGCGGGCCAGCTTGCCGACCTGCCATTCAAAGTTTCCGGGGGAGGTGACAATGGTTAGCGTGTGGGTGCCGTTTTGGACTTCCTTGGTGCCCCAACCCTTTGGCAACTTGCCGGTCGGGCCTGATAGGCTGGGGATGTCCTTCTTGTCGGGTGGCTTACTCATATTATAAATTTCGTGTTCTTACCCGAGCCATTACTGCAACATGTTGCAGTTTTTTACCCGTCCCATACTTTCTTCGGTTGTTGGCTTGCTCTTTTGGGGTGGCCCACCGGCAATTCTCTGGTTCATAATTGCCATCGTTATCTCGTCGGTCGAGGGATTTACCGGGTGGCCTTTGCCCCATATCTTGGAGGAAATCGTCGAAGGAGGTTCGCCACCGTTGGCATACTGTAATCCCCCGACCGCCGTAAGCGTAATAGCGTTCCCCTTTTTTATTTTCACACCGGCCAATCATGCCACACCAAATGCTATATTCGGGCGTGCGGTATGCACCATGGGTTGTGCGCGACCTAGAAACCTTGGCCGCCTTTTGACAACCGCAGGAATCCGTATGCCCCCGCCGGAGGTCCGACCCAATCACATACCCAACGGTTCCACAAACACATTGGCATTTCCAGTAGGCAGCCCCTTTGGAGTGCACCCCGGAGTATTCTAGGACGAGCAGCATCCCAAAGGTTTGGCCGGTGTGGTCCTTAAAAGTTGGCATCCGGCGGGGGAGTTTCGGCATGGCCACGCTCTTTGGGAGTTCTAGGTTCATGCCAAAACTATATTGCGACCTTAACTTTTTGTCAACGAGCAGCTTTGACGCTCACGTTTTCCGTGCCCGCCTTGGTGCGGGATGCCTGAGTAGCAATGACGGAGCCAACCTCGGCCTCCACGGCAGCCTTTGAGGCGGTAACAATCTTGATGAACTGCTCGGGGGTGACCAACTTGCGGAGGGTTTCAACGTCGATGTAGTTGACCTCCGGGGTTGCAATCTTAACGTCAACGGAGAGGCGTTTGCCATCTTTGCCGGTGAACTGGAAGGTGAACGCCTTGATGGCCGTGTCCTTCATTTTGCCGAGCAAGGACTTGCGTGCCTTGTCGTGCAGACCTTTGGCCTCGTTGGCCGCATTGTTCTGGACGAACACCTCTTTGGCGAGGTTGCGGATTTCAACGGGGACCGCCCCGGCGGTTTCAGTAACTTCGACCGAGCGGGTGCGTTGACGGGTAACATTCTGACTTGCCATGATATTTTGTGTGGCCTTTGGCCGTTTTATTCGTTGGTTTTTGTTGGTTGCTCAATGGAGCGTGCTGAACCTAGCGTTTAACCGTTCCATTGGCAACAATTTTCTCGGGTTTACCCCGAAAAGGTTAAGCTGCGTCGAGTTCCTTGCGGAAAAACTCCGGCATGGTCGCAACAATGTCCGAGCGTTCCTCCATTTCCGCGAGGCTGTCCCCAATAGAGACATCGGACACAATGGGGATTGGGGGCGTAATGCCAAACCATTCCTTGAACGGGGTGCTTTGCATATACCATTTCAGGTAGCCCGCCGCTTCATCCTCCCGGCCAATCTTCGCCTCAAGCACCACGGCGTCGTGGATGAACGCAACCGGGCGCATAATGTCCCAATCGCAATCCCGGCCAAACCGGCTCATCCCCATAAGGCCGATGTCACTGGCAAACCGCTGCACCGGGGAGTTGATGGCTTGGCGTTCGCAATCCTGCTGGATGGACTCATCCGGGGAAAGGATGTTCGGGAGGTTGCGGAGAGCGCCATGCAAGGCCCGGACGTAGCCATGCTTTTGAACAAACTCCCTCATCGCCTTATGCCATGCGGGGAGGCGGGCATATTGGCTAAAGAACTTCTCCCGGATAGCCCGGCTTTCCTGCTCCGTAAAGGTGATACCGTAATCCGTTTTGGCATAGGCCATGAACTTCCGCCAACCCATGCCGTAAAGGAACCCAAAATTCACAGCCTTCGCTTGGTAGCGTTTGAGTTTGTAGAGTTTCTCCAACGTCCCACAATCCATGGAGGCCGCAACCGCGAACTGCTGGGGCACCGGGCTCTTGCTATGCTTCCAAGATTGGAACTCGGCAAGGGGGATGCCCATAACCGCCGCCGCCGTGGCTTCATGGATGTCCCCGCCATTGGCATAAATTTCGATCATGGAGGTTTCGTTTGCCATCCACGCGGCAATGCGAATTTCCGCCTGACTCAAATCCGCCTCAATGAATCGGTAGCCCTCGGTGGGGATGAAGATTTTGCGGAATGCCTTGGCCAGCTTGCCCCGCTTTGGAAAGTTCTGCGCGTTCGGTTCCCGGCTACTGCTCCGGCCCGTGACGGTGCCATGCAATAGGAAGGATGGGTGGATTCGATCATCGTCCCCCTCAAAGTATTTCCAAAACCCGGTGGGGTCCCCGTAGACGGGGGCTTGGTCCTTCTTGCGGGTTGGGATCAAAACCCCGCCCTCGGCCCCCACGTATTTGGTCCGCATGCTTTGGAGTTGCTGATACTCAATTAGCTGGGCGACGAACGTGTGGTTGTCAAAGTAGGGGAGGTGGTCCTTGAGGCTAACGCTTGGCACCCGCTCCTCCGGTGGCAACTTGGCGGTCGAGTCCGTGAATACCTTTGGCTTGAGTTTGAGCCCGTCCGGCCCGAAGAGGCAATCAATGGTGAAGTCCGCCCGCGAAAATGATAGCCCGGTGCCCGGTCCTTTGCTGCCCGCATCAATATGCTTCCGGCGTATAGCGGGGGAGACTTGGCTAATCAATTCGGAGTATTGCTCCTTCTCCGCTATGGCCAACGCCCCCTGCAATGCGCGGAGGGCCATCTTGTCAATGCGTAGCCCTATCTGCTCCATCTCAAAGAACGTCCGCAATGCGGGCATCTGGACCTTCTTATAGCAGTTCCATTGCCGGGTGTCCCTTTGCACCGCCCGGACGAGCAATTGGGTCAACCGCAACGTGGCGTCCGAGTCCCCCCCGGAATAGGCAAGCATGTCGGCGTGGGGCACCCGGTCCATGTGGTTCTTATCAACCCCCTGATCGAAGGCGTCCGAGTAGCCCGCCATGTCGGCAATCCACCGCCGGGTTGATTCGGAGAGGGATTTTGTCAACATGTTTTCGTCCGTGCTGAAAACAAGCTGGATGCAATCGTGGAGCCAATTGGCAATCTCGATCCGCTCTTTGCGAAGGACATGCAAATCCCCCTTTAGGTTGAACCCTGTGACCGGGATGTTTAACTCGGCCCCAAAGAGTTTCCGCAATTGTTGCAGTAAAATAGCCCGGTGCCGGTAGGTTAGTTGCGGCCAATACTTGGGGTCCATGGGGATGACCAAAGCATGCCCCGGCTTGTATGAGATTTGCAGGATAAGTAGCTTGACTTTATCGCTATACCATCTGCGGCCTCGGGTTACATACTCGATGTCCAGAGAAATTACCTTGGGTGGGTTGGCCAAAAGCTCAGAAATATCAACGCACCATTCATAGTCCACGACTTTGGTTGCTTGGTCCAAAACCCCAATGTCCCAATCCGCATCGCGGAGGATTGCCAATTGCCGGAAGTCGGCCTCGTAGATGTCCGTTAGCTCGGGCCGCCGCAAAACGTGCGCGGGGGATAGCAAGCCCATTGCCGGGCAGGGGAGCAAGGCGGTGTCCTTGGCTATTTGCCCCCGTATCTTGGTGATCTTGATTGGCCGGTTGAGCGTTTGCCGCCCGGCGGTTGCCCCAAGGAAGAGGACGAACTTGGCATTGGCGAACCCTTGGAGGGCTTGCCGAAACTCCCCTTGGAAGGAGGAGATAAATGCGTTTTCCCGTTTGGCACTGCCATAACAAGTGTCCGGCATAGGGGGACAGGGTGTAATAAATACGAAGTCCTCCTTTGTGAACCCGCTGGCCTCGGCATAACGCCCGAAGAGTTGACTGGCTTGGCCGGACATGACTTGGCCCGCCTCCCACACGTTGGCGGGGGGCGTATCGCAGACAACAACGACCTCGGCGAGAGGGT